GTGTCCAATCATGTTCAAGATCAACTTCTAACTCATCTTTGAACTTTTCAAGCCATTCCACATCGACTGGTTGTATACCATTTGGAACTTCTGCTTCTCCATTGTTATTAGTCATTATGTAATAATGAGCCAACCCGTCCTTGCACGACATTTTAAGTACATCAGTGAAATTTAATAAATTTATTTTTTCACCTTTTCCAAAACAACCATCTTCTCCATGATCTTTACCGTTACCTTTTACATCACTTTGAATATGCGATGATTCCTCTAGATCAGTTGCACTCATTCCTCCTAAATTATAGAAACACATTTTAGGAGCAGTTGTATTAATTGTTTCAAAAAATTCTTTTAAGACTATGCCTTTAACCGACATTTCAACTGGTCTATCTAGTTTAAGATTGCTTGTTTGTTTTAAGTAAGACAACATGGCTTGGAACATATTGAATCCTACTTCCCTAGGCCATAGATCTTTGTATGGTACGTCACTAATCTGTTGTTTAATATTTAATTTCTGATCTGAAATTTTTAGTTTGTATCCAGTTGTTCGATACTGGGATTGTACGAGCTTTCGTACGGCGTTGTTTTCTTTTGTAGTCATTGTTTACCTTTTCTACCCTAAGACTGATTTGTGTGCTTTGGGATTACTTGTTTATATTCTTACAGTATATAATATTATACTAATAAGTCAACCTTTTTATTTTCCAACTTGTTCCGTAAGCAAATTCAGTTGTAAAACAATAGCCATTGCATATCCTACAGCATGACTTTTCTTAAAGAAGTATGTGCCGTCTGTGGGTTTTTTCCAAACATTGTCATCTATTTCATTCCAATTCTGTTTGGCTAGATGTCGCTTTGCTGGTCTTATAATTGCCAACACGGCCGCAAGTTGTTCTACTGATTTTGGCTTTAGTGTGTTTACAATATCAAAATGATTATGTATATGAAATAGTTGTTCTACTATCTCTTTGTGTTCTAACAAACTCCAATCTGGTTCTTTAGTTACTAGTTCTACAAGATGTGTTTCATCTTTTACACTTTCATACACACCAACATTCAATATATCTAATTTAAAATATCCCCTATCTTCTGCTTCTTTATAATCAATATTAGATGCTTCTATAAAAGGATTAACTGGCACATCTGTAACATATACTCCAGTGTTGTGTTTTTTAGATTCTTTTTCGTTAATGATACTTGCTGGTATATGTTTTATGAGATTAAGAATATCGTCTCTATTCTTAGTATCAATATCAATATCTGTTTTAGCTATATTGTTCATCTAATCTCTTTTTAATTTCTTTTATTGCTTCTTCATTTTCAGAAATATATTGTTCCATTCTGTTTTTCGCGGCTCCACCATATGTTTCCAATTGATGTATTCTTGCTTTAACATTTTCAACTTCAGATATTAAACCACTTATAGTATCTAAATTGTGTTTAAATAATTCTTTTTCAGTCAACTGCAATTGCATATCTAAATCTCTCCATTGTTTTTTAAGCGATTTGTTTGTGCTTTGTTGTATTGTCATTGCTTTTGCAATTGTTTTAACTAAATCTTCATTCATTACAGTTCTGCTTTCTTTGTTAAGTCTAACACAAACCTTACGTCTTCTGGGCTATTGCTAAAACGTTGTCCCCAATCATTTGGATTAATATAATCATTGATCATGATCATCTGTTCTTCGTTCAAAGATTCAAGCCACTGTAATCCGCTTTGACTGTTATATAATATCCATGGAGATATTTTACCTGCTCTAATCATTTGTATAGCACGTGGTTGTGATACTTGACTAAAGAAACTGTTCCATGGTTTGTTTGTATCTTGACTCCATTTCTGAAGTTCTAATACTGTTCTTTCAACTGCTCTATCAACACTTTCTCTAAAGTTAAACTCTTTGATATATGCTTCATAAACTTCATCACTGCTCCATTTATCAATACGTGTTCTTTGTTTTAAAAGCCATTCAATATAACTTTCAACATTGGCAATATAAACTCCCATTATGTAATTTGCAAATTTAACGAAAGCAAGATAGTATTTGCTAGTCATAAAGTCATCATATGTTTTTTCACTTTTCATATTAGTTGCTGTAACTCTCCAAAAGTGTTGAAAACATCTAAAAGCCAATTGTACATTTTTTTCATTTCTATTATTCCATCTTCTTTTTGGTTCACAAAGATGGCTTAACAGTGTTCTTTCACTGCCAAATGTTTTTTTACAAAATTTACATTCATAGCTCATTTTATTAACGTCTTAATGTCTTTATCATCCATTCCATAATCTTTTGCTAACTGCTTTATTTCTTTTTTATCTAGTATTGAGTTTAATAATTCTATTTCATCATTTTTATAGTTTGGATAACATTCATGTAAGAAGTCAAGTATCTTAGTTCTTTTTCTTTTTCCTTTTGGTGCTTTTAACCATGGGTGAAATTGTTTTTTGCCTGACCCAGACAAGCATAACAGTTTCCAAAATAGCAAACTATCATCACCATGCTTTTGTACTGTGCTAAAATGTTTGTTGCAAAACTCATTAACATTTTCAATATGATTTTCTTGTGATGTTTTATTTGACTTCACGTTCGAAGTAAATCTCATACTCACATAAGGTGAAAATGCTTTTTTAAGTTCACTATCTAAATTACTATAAAAATCATTGTTACCAACATCTATTGCTGTTAACATTTGATTTAAATTTATAGTAGGTTTCGTCATAGAATGTTTCCTGTTTCAAGTACATCTGGTATTTGGTTTATATCTTTTGCAAAGAACAAGCATTGTGGTTGTTTCTTTTCTTCAACGGGTACTGCTAGTAAATGTCCATGTTTTAACTTTGGCATATACCATCTAACATCTTGGAATACATTTACTATTTTAATTTCGTGACTATCAACTATCTTTGATGTCAAAGGATTGATAACCAATGCTTCAAAACCTCTATCATTTAGACTTGTTAATGGTACCATTTCGCATTGTCCTAATTCTCTTTCAATGACCAAAATGCTATAATCAATCGGCATCTGTACAGAATATGGGCCTACTTCCATAATCATACTCGGAGCATTAAACGTCTCCATAAAAATTAATGGAATAAAAAAGAAGTCAATGTTTTTAGTATTAGTTGTATCTAACACACAATACTGAATGTCATCACCTTGCTCTGGTACTCTATTTAGATTATAATAGTTGTTGTCTGTTGTTAATATTTTCATAATTTATAAATTTACCTTGTTAATAGTATACGGGTAATTTGCCTCTTTGTAAAACTTTTTTCTTGTTGTAAGATGTCTTTTTGAAAACTTACAAGCCGAGGTTATATCCCATATTTGCACATGATCTTTGTCTTTCGCTTTTCTAATTCCTCTACCAATACTTTGTATTACTCTTACAAAAGACTTGCCAGGTTCCATTAGAACTAAATTAAATATTCTGGGTAGGTTAATACCTACTGCCGCAACTCCGTATGTTGCAATTAAAACTTTAAACTGTTCTGTAGCTACTTCGTCATACTCTTCTTGTCTATCTTCCATTTTAGTTTTTCCTTGAATAAAAACTGAACCTGGAATCAAATCTGCTAATAGCTCGCCTGACTTAATTCTATCAACTAATATTAACGTGTTACCTCCACTTCTAATTTCTTCTACAAGATTACTTAAAAATTTTAATCTATCTATGTTAGTAGTCAAATAGGCTAACTCTTCTTGATAGCCTCTAAATGTTTGTACATCTTGTGTTTGTATAACATTAACATGACAATTTGCTAACACACCTTTTTCTTGCAGTTCACTGGCACTTAATTTGCTTATAACTGCACCTAAACTTGCTATAAGACTTGCTTGTTCATATTCTTCTTTTGGTATTGTTCCAGTCAGTCCCCATCTAATTGGCACACCTGCAAATGGTCCAGTTAATAACTGTTTTAGTACATCTGCTTTAGCCATGTGTACTTCGTCTACCATAACACATACTACATCTTTTAAAAACTCTTCTATAGGAAAGTCAGCTTCATCTTTTTTAGTTTTTTTGTTTAAGTTGTTTAAACTTTGCCAAGTGCAAATAGTATGCTGACGACCTAATTCTTTTCTTTCACCATAATATACACCAACATCTAAACCAACATTGATGTAATCTTGTTCCGTTTGTGTTACTAATGATTTGTTTGGCACAACAATAATTGTTCTTCCATATTGTTCGCACAGCTTACTTAAACTGGCAGTAATGATTGTTTTACCTGCTCCAGTGGCAATCTCTTGCAAACACTGTGGATTGTTTATAAAATCATTTATGACTTGTACTTGGTAATCTCTTAATTCTATTTTTTGTCCTTCATGTGTATGACTTTTAGGCCATACAATATCGCTGAGATAATTTTTATCAATTTTATCAAATACAAAATTGTATTCTTTACGATTATCTTGAATATCTATTTCATAACCTTGCTGTTCAATCAAAGGTAGTATTTTATCAATTAAATTTAAATATGTTCTTCCGCCAATGTCACAAAATCTAATGAATCCATCCCACCTTCCAAGTTTATATGCTGGTAGATGATAAGCATAAGGTACGAAATACTTTAGTTTGTCAGATATTTTTCTTCGTGTGCTGACGTCTAAGCCTTCAAACTTTACGTTTACTTCATCTCTTATTTGTAATATTGCTTTTTGCATTCTATTCTTTTATTTCCGTTAAAATTTTAGTTCCTAAGAAAAAACTAGGACAACCATCATCAGTGCAGTTGTTTTCTATATGTGTTTCTAAATATACAAATACAGAAAATACAACTATTACTAGTAGCCCAGCGATTATTATCACATTTCTTTTATTCATAACATTATTGTAACACAGAAACTATTTTTTTGCAAATAGTTCTGCATCATCAAGACCTGCTACACGTAATTTGACTATGTTATTGATCTGGAATTGCTTGGCATCAATGGCTTTCATTAGTCCAAGAAACTTATTTCTTAGTAATGCAAACTCATTTACAATGTTGGTCATACTGACTACTTCATCTTCTGCATCAATATAATTTTTCACATCGTTGGATGTCAAAGCTCTTTGATAGGTTTCTAAGAACTTTTTATAATGGATACTTCTAATTTTGCGTAATTGTATATTTAGAAATTCTAGAATAGCTTCAATTTCTTGTAATTGGTTGAATCTATGCTCAACTATGCCGGGTACCTTAGAAGCATTCTTTTCAATGTTTCCGGTTAACCCACATTCTACTCTAGCTTGATCTAATTCACCTTCGTAGAAAGTAATACATTCAGCAATCTTACCAAGATCAGATGTTACTTGCCCGTACCAGCCTTGTGGCATCTACCACTCCTCTGATTCATCATCATCGACATCTTCATTTTCGTCATGATAATATTCATTTAGTGCCGCTTCTAAAAGACCGTCAGCATCTTTGATCTCTTGAATTTGTTGATCATCAATACTATATTCGTCAATTAGTGACACATATGATCTTGCCGCATCTGGTTTATCTTTTGCTGGAATAAACTCTATCAACTTTTGCCAAGCTTCAAGTAGCATCTCCGCCTCCATTTGCATCGTCATTGCTTGTTGCTCCTTCGGTTTTATTTATAGTTTGTTTTTCAGAAGGTTCTTGAAATTCAGCCATAATCAAATCTAGATTTTCTCCAGTCCATTGTTTACGATAATGCAAATGTTCTTTGCCCATTCTGTCAACATACTTTAGTCTGTTTCCTTGTTTGACTAATATGCCTTTTTTCTCAAACAAATCAACAAGACCACTATATGGATCCATTCCTGATTCGTATGGAATTTTAACTTGAACAGCTTCAAATGGTTTATTAAATCTGGTTTTCATGACTTTACAACTTGCTCTAATACCACGAACATCAGATATTTTATTACCATCTTCATCTTCTTTTAATTTTAGTTTTTTCATTGCAATAACAATACTACTTGCATATACAAAACCCTGTCCGCCTGATACTTTATCATCTGGATCAAACATATCTTGTGATGCATAAGTGTGATTGGTTGCTAATAAACCAATATTCAAACTACCAATTAAATTAACAGTATTTCTAATTAATGCTGTAAGTGATTTTGCTTTTCTACCTAAATCACCTTTCATATCACCTTTTTCAAATTGATCTCTGTCTGTTGGTGTTAACAACATACCTAAAGAATCAATTATAAAAAGTACTTTTGGTCTTTCTTCTTGTGGTTTATCTTGATAATCTTTTTTGTAATTAGTAATAAAATCACTAATAATTTTTGCAACATCATCAACCATTGCTACATTAATTCTTAGTAACTTGTCATCAGAAGTATCTACTCCTAAATCTTGTAACCAAGTTTCATGCAATGCATTTTCTGAGTCAAGTGCTACACAAAAGATTCCTTGTTTTTGTGCATTTCTAATAATATTACCAGATGCTATCAAACTTTTACCTGAGCCTGATTCACCTGCTAACATAGTTACCCTACCTAACGGAATTCCTCTTTCAAAGTCTCCACTGATAAGATGATTTAAAGTATAATTTCCTGTAGAAATCCATGTATCTGGATCAGAATCAAATCCTACAGAAATACCTTGTATGCTTTTTGTTAAGCTATTTCTAAATTTACTTACATCGAACGGTCGTACCATTTTAATTCTCCTTGAGTAAGATGATGGTGCAAATAATATGCACCATCATACATTAACTTACTATTTGTTTGCTTGTCTACTTCTGATCATTGACAAAATATCGTCAGCGGATACTTTGCTTCCTGTAGCTGAAGTTGATTCAGTAGCAGTTGCCGTTACTGTCTCGGCTACTTCTACTTTTGCAGGTTCAGGAGTATTTTCTACTACTGGTGCTTGAGCTTCTACTACCGGTGTAGCTGTTACTGGCGCCTGTGCTACTGGTGTAGCTGTCGCAGTTTCAGTTACTGGTGCAGTTGCAGTCGCTGATGCTGTTGCTGGTGCACTGTTTGTAGAACCCGAAGTCTGTAATCCAGCTGGTTTATAGTATTGACCAAACCTATCTGGATCATATAGTTCTCCATCAACTGATGCTTTAAACATCTCTTGAATAATTTTTTGTTCTTCTTGAGATGGTTTCTTAGGCATATAGTCACTTAAATTATGTAAACCATATTGATCAATTGCTCCTCTTTCTGATTCACTAATTGATCTTGCTTTGAAACTCCAAGTTGATGTTGAATAGTCAGCATATCCACCTTTTTGAGTTTTCGTTAATTTGAAATCTCTTCCTGATTCTAAATCAGTTGGTAGATCTTCCATATCTGGATTCATCAATGCTGATCTGATAATATTAAAGATAGAAGGATTAATTACAAATCTTCTAATTGGATTTTCAGGAACAGTATCTTCATCTAATGTTGAATTAACTACAAAACCATTAAAAATATAAGAACGTTTCTTCCAATATTTTCTTCCCATATCTTCTAATGATTTATCTTTAAACCAAGTTCTTACTTCCGCTAGTACTTGACATGGTTCATTCCACATTTCCATACACGGTACTTGTACAATAGTTGGTTTAGTATCAGCTTGACCTTTAACACCTGGAAAAGGTAATTTGATCATTGCTCTTTCTACCCAGAAAAAAGTATTACTTTTATCTGCATCTGGTAAAAATCTAATTGTTGAAGTTGTTCCTTCCGGAATATTCCAGAACGGATAAATTGCGTTATCCGATACTGAACCTCTTGACGAGGATTTGTTTTCTTGTTCCGCCAGTTTCGCACGGATTTCTGCTAGTGTTGCCATAATTTGAGCCTCCTTGTGCCTATATGTGCCTTTATTAGCCTATGTTGTTGCCTGTTAATGTTTAATATTTTTAACATTAAACACTAGTATATTTAGTATTTAGATAAAAGTCAAGTGTTTTTTTTGGATTTTTTTATATGCCTGATAACTCTTTTAATCTAGCGATAAATTCGTTATCTTCTTCAACAGCTTCTTCTTTGCCCATTGCTTTTTTAATGGCTTTATCTCTAGAAGCCATATAATCATCTGAATCTATATCACCATCTTTATCGTGATCAGTTCCTTTTGATTCTGGCATATCAGGTTCAAAACTATCTCTTTCAATACCAGCTTGTACTTTGTCAAGACCATGCTTTTTAACACTTTCAATATAATCATTGATTATGTCATTAGCCCAATTTTCGTCAGCGTCTTTTGGACTTGGGTAAAGCATATCTGTTAATCCTTGTATTGCTTCTTGTTCACTGCCTGAGTTTTCAATTGTTTCTTTAGCTTCTGTGTCAGCTAAATCCCAAGCATTACCACCTTCAGTAATACTTTCTTTAAGACCCATTTTTTTAGCCGCATCTTCTAGTTCTGCTTTTCTACGCATAACTTCTGCTTTTAATTTATCATCCATTGGTCTCATTTGAATATCTTGTAATGCTTTTCTTTTAGCCATGTAATCTTCTCTGTCTTTAATCATTGAGTCATGACTTGATTCAACTACTACATCAACTACTACATCAGTTCCTGTTAATCTGTTTAATGCTTCTTCTAACTGATTAAACTCTGGTAGTTCTGAATTTGTTGCTTCTGCTTTTGCAACTGGTTTTGGTTCTTGAATTTTTTTAAGTATCGCATTGATTACTTTTATGTCTGTATTTCTTTCAGCTGGTGAAGACCAACCTTCTGGATCATTGCCTGAAAACTTATCACTCATTCTTGCAAGGTAAACTGAAATCTCATCGTCATGTGCTCTAGCGGCCAAGTCACTTAATCTAAATGCAATTTTGGCATCTTTATCTCTGAACTGTGTAACTTTCTCTGGATCAAATTCTGATTGAGAAGCACTTCTTTGATGCATCATTACTGGTGCTGTTAATTTTTGTGATACAACATCTCTTAGATTTGCTGTAGTGTTCATTTTATCTTGATCTTTTTCCATGTCGTTGTCCATTTCTTCTGTAACCTTATTACTATTTAACCGATAAGTGTAATTTTTGGGCTTTATTTCCCTGCCAAATTCCCTTAAATCAAAGTCTAAAAGGTTATCTTTTGCTAAATTTCTTAATGATTTAAGTAAATCAGATAAAACTGCTATGTTTTCTGGGCCTTTATGCACTTTTAACTCTTGATTTTGCTCGTCTAAATTGATCATCAAGTTTGGGTCTGCTACATAAAAAAATCTTGATTGTTGAGGATTTGATAGTTCTTTTCCATCTTGTGCATCAAACATCTGAATGTTTAATCCAGATCCTTTGAGTACTTTGAATACTTTTTCTGCAACTGATGAGTAATTTACTGCCATGCTATTATTTACCATTGATTATATAATCATTGGCATTGGTGTCATATTGTCCTGATCAGGATCACCTTCTTCTCCTAAACTTTGCTCAAATACAGGATCATATTTGGCCAGGTATGCTACTAGTCTACAACAAAGTAATGTTGCTGATACTAGGTCATCGTTCTCACCTATTTTAGCAGAGAAAGAATTACCTCTGGCTACAAACAACTTTAATTCTCTAATTAAATTTCTACTATTAAGTGTCATCTTACCTGTTTCAACATAATGTTTTAGTTTACTACAAGCTGTTATTTTTGCTTTGTGTGTTGTGTTATAACCTTTACGTTTGTGAACATCTCTTCTTTGTTGTCCTGCACGTCTTGGTTCATGTAAAAAGAATCCAGGAAATCTAGCTTCATCCATTTCTTCAATGGCTACAATGGCTCCTTCACCCAATGCATTGTTCTCAACTGTCCAATATATTTCAGGTGACTGTGATCCTTGTTCTTTTAAATTGCTATCTAACTCTTTTAATATACCTAACAACGCCCTGACCTGGCCTTGTATAGAAGTTTTATTATGTTGCCATTCGGCAACTTGTTTTAATTCAGGCACACTATAAACTTGTATTGCCGCAAAGTCTCCGCCTGTACCTAAACTTGGATCAAGTGCCGCCACGTATGTTTGACCTTTTTTAGGTCTTTCATACCAACGTACTTGTCCTGTCTTATATAAAGGATCTTTACCTGCTAATGAAACTAATTTTAATCCGTCAATTAATGTTTCATCAAACGCAATGAACTCACAATCATGTTCACGTCTAAATCTTTCTTCACCAATTCTTGCTCTTTCATCTTTTGCCCATTGTTCATCTCTATCTGGATGTTCGCTCCAATGAACACCAATTGCTTTGAAACCATTTATACCAGTACCATCTCTAGTTGGCTGACCAAACTCGTCAACACGTTTGTTTGCACCTCTCCACAGTCCTGCAAAAACATCATCATCGTTATTTGGTGTTGATGTAATAATACATTTACCACCTGTTGATAATGTAGGAGATAAGGAAGTCCAAAACTCATTAGCTTTTTGTTGTGGTTCAACAAAAGCAAACTCATCCATGTATACTAGTGATATAGACATACCTCTACCAGTTGTTTCTGTAGTTGTTTGTGCTATGATTCTCGAACCGTTGTCAAAATCCATCGATCCTTTATTATAACTTGTTACACCACATCTAATATAATCAGGTGTTTCTTCATATGCAAATCTCACACGTTGCATGATGTCTTGTGCACCTTGATATTTGTGTGCCGCAATTAATATTAAGACATCAGGATGAAACATTGCATACCATAATAGATATCCTGCCGCACAGGTTGTCTTACCTGTCTGCCTCGCACACATGGCGATTGCAAATCTATTACTATTGTAGGTATCTAATAAACTCTTTTGAAAATCATAAGGTTCAAACTTTAATCTACCTCTAGTTGGATGTTGAATCCACATAAAGTTTTCCATAAAATAAAGATATCCGTGTTGCTTATCGGCACATTTCTTTAAATCAAGTATCTTCTTATCATCATATGTAGACTTAGAATAAGCCCTTTTAGTCAGATTACCTTCTAAACTTTTTCTTACCATAACTGTATTTATATACGTATTTAATGAAGTTTAAATATTTCGTCAACTGGATTGAATTCTACTTGCTTATATTTTCCAGAATGTGCAAGAAGTACTTCTTCAATAACTGCATCAACGTTGTTGTGCCAGTGATTTAAAAACTTATGAGCTTTTTTAAACTCAGGTGGTATGTCATTAAACTGCCACATAAAAAGTTGTAGGATGTTGTTATAATCTGGCATCCAATAATATATTTTAAGTGTTGTTACTCTTTCTGGAAACAGTATCATAAAAATATTTAAACTTTTAGTAAAAAATTTATATGATGTGTTAAGTTATCTTTGAAGATGTTGGGTAGGTTGTCTTATAGCACAAGTGGCTTGCCATTTATCATTTTTGCATTTTTTTGCACACAACTGAAACGGTGTATTTTTATTAATTGCTGATGTTTCCCAACTGCCTGTTAAATCTACCCATGCTTGAGAACTAAAAATTTCTTGTAGACTTCTTGTAGCTAAATCATTAAATCCATCTTTGTAATATTTTATCAACGCTGTATCCATTTCTCGTAAGTCATCATACTTGTCGTATTTGGCCGAATGCCAACAACAAGGCCAAACTTTTCCTTTTGCATTTAAATACATTCTTTTTGTTTTTAAATTTTTACAGCTTATCATTTTTTCTTCTTTGTAATAATCAACTTCATTAAGTTTTTGTTCAACAATTTTTTCAATATCTGATTTAAGTCCAACTGTTCTTTGATCATCGCTTAATTTATCATAAAATTCTTTTTCTTTTTGTTGCTCTGCATATCTTGTAGAATGTGTTGTTATAAATTTTCTAAATCCTAAACTTTTTGCAAGTGCTTTTGCTTCTTCTATTTGATGTTCGTTGTGTTCAAACGTTAACCATTTCCAGTGAGCAGTACCACCAGCATCAATATAAGATTTAATGTTGTCTGTCAACTTATTCCAATTAACTTTCTTTCTATAAATTTCGTTAGTATCTTCTAGTCCATCAATTGAAAATGTTATTATGTTACTGTTGGTGTCATTTTTTTTGTTAGCTTGATATCCAACTTCTCCCATCTGCTTCCAAAATTCTTTTGATCGTAATCCGCCATTAGTTTCTATTTCGCAAGACTTGAAACTATTAACAGCTATTTGCCACATTGATAATATGTCTGGATTCATTATTGCATCACCTAAGTTTCCAACAAACCAGCATTCCATATTGTGTGCATGATTTCCAAGATCAGATACAGCTTTTTTAAATACGTCTAACGTTAGATGTGTTTGTGTAAATCCAGTGTCGCGAATACTAGTTCCAGGTAAGTGTCTAGCACAGTAAGGACAACCTGCATTGCAATATGAAGAACCTTCAATTTCTAGTATTTTTATATCTGTTGGCTTTAGTAAATTATACATAGTTGTATTTAAACCGTATGTGCTAACTTAAAAAGTTACTTGTATGCGTTTTTAGGTGTGTATTAGAAACTTGTAGTTAGTAAATGTATTAGTAAAATTTTTATTACGTCTGCGGTCAATTTCTTGGATAAATTTAAGACAGTCTACTCTGTTCACTGTGAAGTCTTTGTTATTAACTTCGTTGTTAACAAAATAGTTCCTTAACCGTTGTATATAATTCAGCTCGTTATTTTCTGTAAGTGGATGTTCAGACACATATTCAACTAGCTCATCGAACTTTTCTATCCAATATTTGGTTTTGGGCAAGTTCAATACATTTAAAAACTTAGGACTGTTTAATATGCTGACCCCGTACGTAACCGCCTTATAATCCTGTTTTAAGCGGTATATATCCGTCATTAACAGTTTCATACTATCAATGCTCAGAACATTTGCTGTCACCATTATATGCAAGGATATACCGCGTTTAAGCACCTTTTTACAGTTGTTTAACCATGTTTCGTATTCCATACCTTCTCTGATATACTCTGCTTGTTCTCCATGTGCATCACAGCTGGTAAAAATTTTTGCATCTTTTATAAGTTGCTCTTCTTTTAATTTGGATATGTCATTCAGATAACTGTTTAGTTTCCAAAAAGGTATTTGTAGATTACTGTTGATGTGCAAGTCCAATTGTTCACACCCTCCTGTTTTGATGTCACTTATCAGCTTGGCTGTGTCCTTGCTTAAAAAAGGTTCACCACCGGTCACACGTAAAACATGAAGTTTATCTTTGATAGTGGGCCACCACTTCCACCATGCTTCTATGTATGGGTTGTGTTCTCTTTTCAAATACGGTGTTCTACTTGTTTCCATGATCCAGTCTAAATTGTTAAACTGATCGCTGGTAGGATATCCACCATGTTGATTTATTTCACTCCACCATTCACTACTAAACACAGGACTACAATAAATGCATTTCATATTACACACATTTGAAAAACTGACTTCAACGTGTGTTGGTACTGTGTTGTAGTTCCAATCTTGTTTAGCTATTGTCTGTATATTTTTTCTAGCCCACGAGCTACTGCTTTTTTTAATCCTGTCACTGAAGTGAGCACCTTCGGTATCTTCTACTTTCCAACAGTAACTACATTCTTCAGGACGTTTGCCTTCTAACATTAATTTACGTTGTTGTTTCTTGTACTCAGTATTATGCAATGCTGAAGGATCTTTTTCTATTTCCTCCAAAGGTATTTTATGAGTTTGTGGATGGTGACAACTATGAGTATGACCATTTTGTAAATGTAAAGTTACCTGTTGCCATTTGGCCGCACAAAAACTTGGCGATATTTCGTCTAACTCATTTTTAATGTGTGAAATATTTTTCACGATAGAATCTTTTAATTATCCAGTTACTGAACGTTCAAAATCATCAAAGGCATTAGGTAAGTCTGCCAATCCTCTCAGTTTTCTCTCTGTACTGATTGTGTTTAAAATGTCAAGGCTTAAATCTCTAATCTTCATAAACTTCTCAGCATCTTCTGGTGTATTAATCATGTCTTCTAACCCTGCGAAAGGTTCACCTGATGGTAATCTGCCTAATACTTTTTTAATTAGGCCAACATCTTGTTTGCCTGTTCTTATAGGACCTATTCCTGATTTAGTTTGTCTGATACTTCTAGCAACATCATCAACGTCACCTACTGTGATAATTTTGCCTTTGTTTCTTTGTCCTGTGCCAATTGAAAAAATTTGTCCAATTGCTTTTTGGAACATAGGATCATTTTTAGCTATACCTCTTTTCTTTATGAGGTCATTATAGTCTCTGGAAATAACGTTTGTTATTGCGTCTTGTGATCTAGATCTTGCCTGCTTTTTTTCTTCATCGCCAATGGCGTTTGATGTAGGAGTCGGTGCAGGTGTATTCGCCGCACTGCCTGTTGGCTGGGTAAATGGAGCTTCGCTTATTTCAGTCTTTTTTTTTGATCTGATGACTCAGCTATAAACTCTTGGTATTCTACCATCAGCTTATCAAAGCGTTCTTCCATCTCTTTGACTTTTTCTTTGGTTAGCTCATCTTCATTTGCTAAACCATTGTCACCATGTTTTGCTGGAACGTATTTAAATTTCTTTGATTTTTTAACTGAAGTAGTAAAGTCATCTTGTTTAAAATGACCTGGACCAGTTTTTACATATTGCTCGTTGTCTTCCATAATTGATACCTCTGCATCTATTTCATCTCTTTGTAGAGCTGTTTCAACTTCGCCTGCTGTAGCTGTTGTACTAACTTCTACACCAGAACTATTAAATTCGTTTTGATCAACTGTTGCTTCAATGCCTGCCTGTTTAAGAGCAAACTCAATTGATGGTGCAATTGATCTATCTTCGTCTAAATCAAAGTCTCCAAGATCGTTCACGTGTACTGAATACTTCTGAACTTTAGGCTCCATTATCTGTTGTCCTTTGTTAAAGGAGATGCTGATGCTTCGCTTTCTTTAGGCTGACTATTGTCAGCTGGTGCATCTGCTTTCTTTTGACTTAATGGTCCTTCAACTGTAACCTCAGCTCTATCTGGATCTTTCTCTTTATTATCTTGTAAAGTCTTTAAAAAATTCTCTTTGTGCTTTTCACCAAAGTGTTCGCCTTCAACTTTACCTTCTTCGTCAGTATATTCTTGGCCTATCTTTGGTTCATAGTCTTCTGCGTTAGCTGTGTTTCTTTTAATCTCAGCTTCGTTTTCTGCTTCTAACGGATCGTTCTCACCTTTGACTACAACGTAATCATATGGTATACCCGTTTTATCAGATAAATTTCTTCTAAACGTTTCAAAACTCATTGGCATTCTTATAACAGCGTCAATTATAAACACTTCTGCATTTCTAATTTTAGTTCCAAAATCTAATGGATGCTCTTGCATAATAGTTTTTTGTGGAGAGCCTACTGTAACTACATCATATCTTTGTAATTCAGACTCAATAGTATTCATCATATCATCTGTTACTTCAGATGCTACTTTTATTCTAACTGGAATTTCTTTGACTGCTTCCGCTAGGTATTGCTTAAACGTTTTCATACAATTATTTATCTCCTTTGTCAGTATCTTTGTCGTTTTCGTTAACTCTATCAATGATTTGATCTAATAATTTGTTGCGATCTCCTACAATATAGCCCTCTCCTTCAATGATTTCTTCGTCTTTTCCGCCTTTATTATCCCATTGATCTACCCTTTGTTTCTTAAGTTGTAGCTCAATCATACGCAATTTTTTGTCAGCTTTGGCGTTTTTAGCCTCTATGGCGTTCTTCATCATTGTTTGTGCTACTTCAAAAAACTTACCTGCGTGTCTGGCTTCTGACGCCATACCTAAATCCATAAGCTCTTTGTAGCTCTTTATAGCTTCCGTAGAATATTGGTCCATATCAGAATCATGTGATTCTAAGTCTTTAACTTGTGGTAATGCTTTGTCGATCTTTTCAGCAGTTGATAATGCTTTTTTAACTTGTTGTTCTTCAAGTTCTTTGCTAGTTTCTTTTTCTTCTGTAGCTTCTTCTATTGCTTCATATTCTGACAAAGGTGTTGACAGTGTGTTTTCTTCAATATGGTTTTCTATCTCTTCTTTTTCTTTTTCCATAGCTTCTTCCATGCTTGGTAAGTTAAATGTTTCTTCTAATTTTTTATTCATATTACTTTATAGCATATATTGAGTCTTCATTCAAGACCCTAAATCGCATTCCTTTTCTCTTTGCCCACTCGCCTGCCGCTTTCCATTTTGCTTTATTTAATATTATTCTAGCTTTATCGTACTTATTTTTAGCTCTTTCCAAAATAGTTTGGCTACTAGGTTTTATTTCAACTAACTCGGCTACTTTACGTCCTGTCTTATTTTTATATATCATTACAAAATCAGGAACGTAATATGTATAGTCTCCAGTAAATGGATTTCTATATGGTATTCTTACTGGCTCACTTTGCCAACTTAAAACAGCTGGGTGGTTATCACACATTCGCATGAAGGTTAATTCCCAACCTGATCTATATCTGGGATTCTTTTTCCCAGCATATTTTTGAGGATTCTTTGGCTCATATGTACCCGAGTGAAACTTTCTCATACAAGTATTTACTTCGTTTTATTATTGTATAATATGTCTTGCAACATTTGGTGTTGCAGTTATTGGCTGTTTATTACCAAGTTGACTTGTACTTGGTCTATAATTATTAAGCACTGCAATACCTAATTCACTAAATGAAATACTGTTTTCTTTTTCTTCTAGTAATTCATCAAATCTTAAATTAAACTTTTTTAAAGCATCTAAGGCCAATAATGTATATGCATTTGACAACTGCTCGTTCTCGACGTGTTTGTCAAAAATGCCTTTTATAATATCATACTTGCCACCATTAATACTTTGTCTAGCAACTGATGGATCAATATTTTCAAGTATGGCTGTTGATGGATCTAAAGAATTAGTAGCCAATTCATTTGTAATTGTACCAAACTGTCTTATGACTTGTTTGATTGCTCCTATACCTTCAAATAATTGTGTGCTTATTCTTTTATTGCTCATTAGGCTTTTCCACCAAAGTTAAACATACTACCAATTGACTTGGCTGTATTCCTGACTTTTCCAGCTACTTCATTTTTAACATTACCAACTCCATCAACAACTTTTTGTACATTTAAATTGTTAAGTGTTTCGTTGGCAGTTTCCAGTGCTGGTTCTTTTCCTCCTGCACCTTTGTTATATTCAGGATGTCCCGGAGGTGGTCCATCTTTTTTAGTCAAAGCCGGAGATTTTTCTGTTGAAGGTGGAGCTGGAACAAAATCTTCAAAGTCTGCTGTTTCATCCATCATGGCTTTTAAATCATATTCAGCTTCTTCAAATTCTACATTTACTTCTTCAAATAATAAGTTTTCATATGTAAATGCCATTGCTAAATTAACTGGTTGACTCGAGCTATAATCAAAGTTATCCATATCTACTCTAGACAATCTAGGATGTACTACTCTTGTCTTTGTATAAACTTTACCTGCAAGTTGATAGAAGTCTATGCTTTTTAATAATCTGTGTTTGTCTGCTTCAAACTCTCTTAAACCAAAGTTATGAGTACGTTGAAACTGTTCTTCTGTTTGATAGATACTTTGAATGTAGTTGTGGTCTTCATTAACATCTCTTGTACCTGATCCTTTTTTCTTATAAAGCCTTGCTGAATTGAATTCAAATTCATACAATAGTTTTATAAATTTTATTCCCAAGCCGTCATGTGTGTCATACATTCTTAACGTCATAGGATCAAATTCTACTTTTCTATTAATAACTCTTTTTCGATTGTACTGATTAACAATATCTTGTACTACACTAAAATTAGGTGCATCAACAGTATGACAAATAAAATGTAAATTGTCTCTAAAGTTTTTTAAGAATTGTTGTTGTGGTCTCAGAAAGCTGTCAATAACATCAGGATATAAGTTGAAAACTACTACAAACTGATGTTGTTGTCTGGGTGCTGATTGAAAGTCAGAGCCGCTTGTATAAAGTTTCGCGGCTCTGTTTGCGGGTTTTAATACTGTACTCATCGAACAAGTTTATAGACTAATAATATTATGCGTTCGTACCACCAAGACCTACTGAAAGTAGAGGGAAAATTGTATCACCCGGTGCTTGATGTATTGCGTTATCATATCTTATTGTCAAAATAACTTGTACTGGTTCTGACACTGCATAGTCACCATCTGAATAATCAACGTTCTGTAAGAAGCAACCTTCTACGTCCCATTGCTCTAATTCTGTGTTATTAGTACCATCTAATATTTCTATTTTAGTACCAAACTTGTAATTAGATCCAGCTACTGCTGAAGTTTGTTCAAAGTGGTTCATTTGTTTCTGAACTTGTTGTCCAACTAGTTTAGAAATGTTATTGTTAATATCGTCCCTTAAAGTAATGTTAATCGCTTCCCATGTATGTTTACCTTGCATATATGAAATTGAGTTGTACGAGTGAACTGGTACTTCCTCATGATTTACTTTTGGTCTCGTTACTGACATAACTTGTTGTGTTAATTGCAGTGGAGAAGCACCTAGATTCCCAAAGTTAGTGAATCTTACTCTAAATCTATATTTTAATTTAGGTTGTAAAATACCACCTCTACCTGTCGATCCGTCGATTGGTACACCAAATTTTGAAAGTGTTGCCATTGTCTACTGCTCCTTATTACTGTATTTACTCTTTAATTTGTTTCTTACCATTGTAAAAAATTTGTTAAAGGGTTATTAAAGGGATAGTTGCCTATCCCCTTAACTATTCTTTAATTAACTTGTTAAATCCTCACCTGTGTTTTTGATTCGAAGTGGAATGTATATAAATTCAATTGCTTTTACTGGTTGTATTGCAATATCAATGTACAATTCATTTCTATCAATTCTTGCACCTGTGTTATTTGTTTCATCACAAACTACTAGGAAATCAAATAGTGCTCTCTTAGTCACTAAATCTTCCATGAATCTGTTAAATGTATCTGTTACTTGATCTCTTGTTACTCTATCATTTGGTTCAAACAAGAACGGTTTCGCTAATAAGTCTAACTGATATCTCATGTGTACTATTAGTCTTGCAACATTAATTCTATCCAGAGCTGATGACACTGGTGATAATGTTTTCTGACCAAACACTGTTAAACCTCTATTTGGAATAAACGCAATCGGGTTAATCTTGTTTGCGTATAACGTATCTCTTTGACCTTCTGATAAAGTTACTGGTTGAAACTCTCCTTCAGTTGTGATATAACCTACTGAAGTTGAATTGTCAACTATACCTCTTGTGTATCCTGCTGGTGCGAACCATGGAAAAGCAACCTGATCATTAAATGCAATTGTTCTCATCGCAATATGCGTTGGTGGAACAGTTACATTATTACCATCTAAGTTTGTTGTAAAACCTGATGGATAATATAAACCAGCAAAAGCTGATGCTGAAGTTAAACCTTCTTCACCATTTGTTGCGGCTTTATCTGTATTAGTTGCCCAGTTTTGTACTGAAGTTCCGTCTGGTGCTAGTCTAAATGGAGTATCACCAAGTACGAAAGCAGTTAATTTTCTGTCTGTACTTAATGTAATCATTTCGTCTAACAACTCTGGATATCCTGGTGCGGCAATCAAGTTAAAGAATCTAGATTCTGCTCTGATATCATCATTGTTTGCTAATGCGGCCTGCATTGCAGTAACAATAACTCTTCTTTGAGCGGCTCTACCCATAAATGGTGTGCCATCTACTCTATTACCTGATTCAGTTACCCAAACATTTCCGTTGTTTGTACTATCAAAAGTGTAGTTTGTTACGTATTTTTTAACATTGTAACCTGATAGTCTTGTATTGAAAAGCAAAATGCCTTCTGGATATACAGCTGGATCTGGTGCATCTGAATGGAAGTTGCTGTATGCTGAACCCCAATCTTGACCGTCTTCACCTGTACCGCCTGGATTACCAACTGCATCTGCAAAAACTATTCCTGATGCAGAGCTTTGGTCTGTATTATCAATTAATACCCATTTGCTTGTTCCTGTGTTGTATTTGTAAACTTTTGGATATGAGTCTAACTCATTTGAATCAATCCAAACATCGCCTGATTCTAAAGCAGTTCCATCTGATTGTGTAGTTGGTTCTGAAGATACAATTTGTAAATCTTTTAAACCACCTGATACAACTGAACCTGCTGTGAATCTATCTTTTGAGTTTGCGTAGGCGTGCCATTTCATTGTTCCGCCATCGTTAACTGCTATAAAGATATCAGCGTCTTGTGTTGATTTGTACCAAAGTGTTCCATTAACTGGATCACTAGTTGGTGCTGAATTAGATGCTTCATAACTTAGATCTGACCAAAGTGTTTTGTAGTATGCTTTATGTGCCGCTGAAGCTACAGCAAGATTAGGAGTAAATCCTAATGCTGTTACTTCTGATGCTTGAGTCGCCACGTTACTGTCATCATCTGATTTTTGGATGTAGACTGCATAACCACCTGCTCTAGTTAATCTTAGATATTGTTTTGTAGCACTTTGATAATCAATATCAGCTGATACGCCACCAGTTGTTGAAGCTGAATTATTAATTGCAGTTACAACGTTTGCTAGTGATACTGTTCCGCCTGCGCCAGAACCTACTGCTGTTATTGTTTGACCGTTAAGCTCAAATACCGCGTGTGTTTCAGAACCAGTTAAGTTAATTCCACTGTGTAGTGAAGTTGTACCAGTTATGACTGTTGAAGTACCTGCGCCTCTAACTCTTAAGTTAAATTCTATCTCCGGAGATGCTGTTGCACCTGCGTTTGTTAGAATATCTCTTTTAGATACGGCCGTAGTTGCTAAAGTTGATGCTGAAGAAATCAAGTTTGCTTTTATTTCTGCCGCCATAGTTTCATCTGACCAATCGTCAAATCTTACATAGACGTCATTTTCTGCAAGTCCTGATCCTAAAGAAGCAGTAGCTGAATCATCTCTTGAGTAGACGTTAGCTGTGACTGATGAAAATGCACCTGTTGAAGAACTGTATTTCTTAACAACGATGTTAGCACCTTGTCCTGCTGAAGTTGTTTTTAACCATATATCATTGAAGTTACCTGTTTTGGCTACTGTTGGTGGTGTTCCTGTACCTGGTCTAATATAAACGTTAGCACCGTTTGTACCTGAAGCACCTTTCCAAGTACCACCGCCGATTACTAACCACGCACCGCCTATTTTTTGATAAGCTCTAATTGGTGTGGCTGAACCTACGATAGCAAAGTCTCCGTTGTTACCATAACTTGATATTGGTTTAGCACCTGTACCAGCTGATGATACGTTACCACCATTTGCACCCGGTTTGTCCATTAATACTGCTGGTGTTAGTTTTTCCCATGCACCTGCGGTTGTATTCGCTTGAAATAAACCGAAGTCTGTGTTGGTAGTGTCTAACCAGTATGTTCCGTTTGCTGGTGTTAGTGCTGGAGCTGTTGATGAAGCTTTGACTTCGTCTAAGTCAATATTTGCTCTTACAACATAAGCTCTATTTGAAATTCCTAAATAAGAATAAGTTGATAGCAAACCATACTCATTTCTTTCATCGCCGTGAATTTGTGTTCCTGACAACGATTGGAAAGCTGGTTCGCCGAAGGTTGTAACTAGTTCACGTTGAGATGTAATCAAATATGGCTTACCGGCATTAGCGGCAGTTGTTCCTACTGCTATGTTACTTGAACTTGGATCTGTTTTATCCTGTTTAGTTGCAAGTACAACCAAAGGTACTGTACCTTGGCCGGCCGGGGCATACATAGATTCATCAATGACGCTTACTGATACACCTGGTGATGTTAGTGTTGGCATTTTAAATCTCCCTGTTCAAACATATATTATGTTTCCTAAATTAATATTAATATTTATAGTTTTTTCACAAATAAAGCTGAATACAACTCACCTTTAAAGGTATCGAATCTGTTAAATACACTTATGAATGTACAAGTTTCCAAGCATATTAGACCGCTTTGTCACAAGTGTAAAACAAGGCCTAGTGCGTTTAACTATAGACGTAAAGGCAAAGTATACTATCGTAGTAAATGCGATCAGTGTATAAAAGAAGATTTAGGCTTAAGAACAGGCTTAAAACACTCATGGGAAAAAAGCGGATACAAAAGAAAGTCAATATGTGAGAAGTGTGGGTTTAAAGCTAAACACCCTGCACAAATGGATGTTTATCATGTAGATGGTAATTTAAAAAATTCTAGCTGGAATAATTTAAAAACAATATGTGCTAATTGTAGTAGAGTAAAAAGTGTTGAGGAAGTAGGCTGGAAGCAGGGTGATTTAAAACCCGATGTTTAAGATAAATCTTTTATAATTTTGTCTACTTCGTTATCTAAGTGTGTAATGTCTTTATCGTTGTAAATTGTGTAATCAACCCTAGAACTTACCCAGTCCCATTCGCTTTTATGTACACCCATTTCACTTAAAGTATGCTGAGAAAATGCATCTCCTTCGGCGGCTTGAATAGCTGTTTCATACCAATGTGGCTCTGCACCACGCGAAACTCTTACAACTGCTCCGCCCATAGTTTTAATTAAACCTATCTCATTCTTAAATCGACAATCGCTCACTATAGTTTTTTTACGCCCATTACCCATGTATCTACCCTCTAAACTAGATAACCATATGTTGTCATTAAAGCTATCTCTAAATATTTCTGTACCTAGATATTGTAATGCAAAACGAGGAGTAAAATCTTTTATACCTAATTTATTACTCCACCACTGGTCTGGTGCTTCTCTAAAACTTCTACTTTGATCTGAATCTCCTTCAAGCATTTCTCTAGGCCAGCCAAATACACTTGAAGCACAGTCTTTTAATGGTGCCGCAAAGCTATCAAATTTGTAACCTTTTTTTTGAAATGACTCTGCAACCGTGTTTTTTCCAGAGCCGATAAATCCAACAAGTCCAATGATCATATGTTTATATTACTTGATAAAAACAAAGATGTCAACTGATTTTTATAGTTTATCCAATAACGAATGTAAGTGGATCTTCTCCAGTGCCGTAAGTTTCAATATCTCTTTCAAGTTTTTCTATTGATGCTTGGGCTTCATTTTTAAGAGTGTCACCATTTAATGATACCGATCCTTGAGCACCTGGCAATGCTCCAAATTTTGATCTTGCTTCACCTAACATCATTTTACATTGTGCTAATGAATAATCTCTAATCCAAGATCTGCTATATCTATCTGTAATTAATGTATCTACAGGTTTTTCCATGTAACATCTTATAAGAACATTTTCATTTGCTCTTGGTCTTCTCATAATTGTTAGTTTATTATTATTTGGATTATATTTAAAATTTATATGACCTCCAAATAATCTTCTAACAACTTCTTGATATTGAGCAAAAGCATCCCATGTTAATAAGCCACCAATTCTACCACCTTGTAAAAAGTACAAATTAGTGTAAGCTAGTTCAAAAGGATCTAAATCAATACTGCTATTAGAACCTGCTACTGATCTTCTGAATATATCTCTTACTTCTATTACTTCGCTTGATAGTGTATATTCGTTTACATCTGGTTGAAATTCTAGAAATATGTATGCTTCTTCAGTACTATTTGAGCTTTTTTGTCTAAACTTATCAACAGCTAAATCAATACCTTGTTCGTAGTGCTTTGGATCAAGCTCTACATCTACCATACCGTCGCCCAGTATAGTCTTAATATCTTCAATTAATTCTTGTCTTTTGCTTTGTTCTTTTGCCATTACATAATTATTTACCAATTTTATTACTTCAATAAATACTTTGTAAGGATAATACTATGCCAAGATTAAGTTTATGGAAACCAAATAAAGGTAACGACTACAAGTTTGCAGATCGTACAATTAAAGAACACTTCTTAGTGGGAGGTACGGGCGTATTTTTACACAAATACATAGGTCCGCATATTAATACTAACAGTGCAAGTTCTGATCAGCCTACTAACTCTATAACAAGTGTTTTAAATGTACAAGATTTACTATTTGGTGAAAACAGAGATAGAAAGTATGATTCAGACGTATTTGATTTACGTGGTGTATACAATGTAGCTGATCAAGATTTTGATTTAACACAGTTTGGTTTGTTTCAAACTGCTGATACTATTTTTATTACATTTCATACCAACGACATGATTGACAGAGTTGGTAGAAAAATTATGCCAGGTGATGTGTTTGAAATGCCTCATCTAGAAGATGATTCTAGATTAGAATCTGCAAGTATTACATTGTCAGCTAAACCGACAAAAAAATTTAGAAAAGGTGAAACTATAACAGGTGGTACTAGTGGTACTCAAGCAACTGTTATCAATTATAATCACGAAGCTAAAACAATTAGGATCACTCCTATAAGTGGAGACTTTGCACAAAACGAAACTATCACTGGAGATAAAAGTGAAACAAGTGCAACTGTATCAAGTTTTACTCCAAAAGAAAATATAAAAATTAATAAGTTTTTTGTAGTTGAAGATACAGCCAAAGGTGCTGATGGATATGATCCAGGTTGGTGGCCGCATATTTGGAGATGTAGAGCTGTTGCAATGCAAGACACACAAGAATTTAGAGATATTGTTGGTAGTGGTGAAAATGCCGACGATTTAAAAAATATTATTTCAACATATCAATCTGAAATTGATATTAATGATGCAATAATTAACGAAGCACAAAGTAACGTTCCTACTAAAGGAATGGACGTTAGTCATTTATATACTAACGAAGTAGATACACATAAGATAAATTTAAAAAACCAAGATGGTACAGCAGGCAAAGGTATTACAATATCACACACTGGTAACAGTTTTCCATCATCTATCAAAGATGGTCAGTATGTGTTAAGAACTGATTATTCGCCTAGTAGATTGTTTAGAAAAGAAGGTAACAGATTTATTAAGATTTCTGAAAACATGAGAGGAACTTATGTAAGTTCAACTAAAGAACTTGATAGCTTTATCAATAATACATCACCATCAACTGCTACAGAAGACGGCAAAGAAAGACAATTCTTAAGTAAAGTAATAAAACCTAAGGCGGATTAAAAATGCAATATTGGTATGATCAACAAATAAGAAGATACATTTTACAGTTTATAAGACTGTTTGATAATTTTTCTGTACAAACTGGTAAAAAAGATAACAGCGATAGTGAATCATTTATTAGAGTTCCAATACGTTATGCTGATATGTCAAGAATGGTCGCACACCTTTTAAGACATAACTCAGAAAATGTTATGAACTCGGCACCTTTTATGAGTGCTTATATTACTAATTTACAAATTGCTAGAGATAGATTACAAGAACCAAGATCAATTGACAAAGTTCAAGTTAATGAAAGAAAATTTGATACGTCATCAAAAAATTATATTGCTGAAATAGGTAATACGTATACTGTAGAACGTCATATGCCTGTTCCTTATAACTTAAACATGGCTGTCGATGTATGGTGTTCAAACACTGATCAAAAATTACAAATATTAGAACAAATATTAGTATTGTTTAATCCTGCTGTAGAACTACAAGCTAACGATAATCCATTAGATTGGACTAACATAACTAACGTAGAATTAATTGATATTAACTATACTTCTAGAACAGTACCGCAAGGAACAACAAGTGAACTTGATGTTGCAACATTAACATTTAGTTTGCCTGTATGGTTAAATCCTCCTGCTAAAGTTAAAAAACAATCAATCATTAAACAAATTGTTGCGAGAGTTAATAATACAGATTCAATTGACGATTTAGATTATGATCCAAGATTTATTGATTTCTTTGAAAACTTTCCAGGACAAATTGCTACACAAATTATTACACCAGAAAATGCACAGATTTCTGTTGTTGGAAATAATGTAGCATTACTAGGTGCATATGGTGTTAACGATAATGAACAATGGAAAGAATTTTTAGAACAGTACGGTGAGTTGCAAGATGGTATTAGTAAATTAATTTTAAGACAAAGCAGTGATCCAGAAGATGCTAGTTTAGACGTTTTTGGAACAATAGCTTATCATCCAAGTGATAAAAATAAATTAGTGTTTACATTAGATGTAGATTCTCTACCAACAAATACACAGGTGGCAGTTGATAAAATTGTCGACCCTGAAACATCTTACCCAGGAAACGGTTTACCAACTGCACAAAACGGACAAAGATATTTGATCATTAATCCAATACTTGCAGGTAATAAAACATTCGGTAGTACATTCTCAGCCGGTGCTAACGATATAATTCAATATACTAGTGGTGCGTGGTCAATCAGTTTTGATGCATCAGCAGAATCTTCAACTCACTATGTGACTAATACTAACACAGGTACTCAATATAGATGGACTGGTGCTGAGTGGATAGACAGTCATAGAGGGCAATATAAAAACGGTTTTTGGAAATTAGAACTTGCACCATAGACATAAATTTACTATAATAAACAAGTAATAAAAATAATAAGGTGAATATGTATAAAGCAGTAGGAACCACATTTGTCGTTAAAAGCACTAACAGAATGCTCTTAAATTTAAGAAGTGGCAAAGTTAGTTACCCATATACATGGTCTTTTTGGGGAGGTAAGATTGAAAAAGACGAACAACCAATGGATGCTTTACGAAGAGAACTACAAGAAGAAATGGGATTTGTTCCGCCTATAGAAACTTTAAATCCATTAGATACATATCATTCAAAAGATAAAAGTTTTACATATTACACGTATGCTATAATTACACCAAAAGAGTTTGTACCTACACTTAATCACGAAAGTTCAGGATATGCATGGGTAGACATAGGACAGTTTCCTAAACCCCTACACAACGGCGCTAAAATTACTTTAAGCAATAAGAAAAACATCAAGAAGCTAAAAGATTTAGTTAACTTGAAATGAGTCAAAGACAAAAGTAAATATATGTATGAGCAAAATCTATCATATAAAACACTTGCGACTTATTAATGATTTAGAAATATATCTAAATAAAAATCAAATGAGTCCTGTTTTAAAATCATATATGCACAAGAATGGTGTTAATAAGAAAAAGTTTTACGAGTTTTTTGACGGTATTGAAAGACCAGAAGTTAAAAAACTTTATAATAAATTAGTTTTAGCTTACCAACGACAAACAAAAAATGATTCAGAAATAGATTTACAATTAAGGTATGATTTAGAAGATTCATATTTTACGGTTATTGAAAACTTTTTAACAAAAGGATCTACTTACTATTTTCCAAGTATATTAAAAAAATATAGACCAAATATTAATCCTGTAAGAGCGTTATATTTTGATGTACAAGAAGTTAACATAAAATATATCAGTGAAGATGAAAATCATCAATTTATATACAATAGATTTAGAAGTGATGATTTTTATAAAAGATTAATGATTGATATAGAAAAAGATTTAAATGGTTTAAGAACAATAGAAAAAAAATACAAAGATACTAAAAAAAGACATAGCTTTTTTACTTTACCAATCAGTTATTATCATATTCAAGATATGATAAAAGATATGACTAAATGGTTAAGAGTTTTTACTGAATTTTATAATAAGGTTAACAATATCAAAGATGATTATGCTGTTTAAACTACACAATTAACTAGTCTAACAAGATTTTCTGAATCGTCATCTTCAATACATTTTCCAATAACGTAAACACAATTTGTAACACCTGGATGTGCTTTACCAACACCTGGTGTATCACTTGAAACAATTAAGTCGCCTTTGCTAACTGGACCTATAACATTAACCGGAACTTTACCTCTTAATGCAACTGCAACTGTGCAACCTTCTTGTTTGTCATTCATTAAGTATGCAGGTTTAGTAGAAACTACTCCAGCAATCTTATGATCTAAAGAGGCTGTTGATTGCGTTACTTCTTCGACACCACCAAACACGACAACTGTGCCAGGTTCATATTCTGCATCTGAAACATAAAGCTCTGCCAAGTCAGCATATTGAGCCGATGTTGCTTTTGCGTAAACCATGTTATATCCTAATGACGAACTTCCAATGTCATATGTAGCATCTGCACTAGGTAATATACCATTTGTATGTACTGTAGCCGCTTGTACGTCTGCTAATGTAATTGACGGTACAACTGTTGTTGAAGGTGTGATTCCTGTTGATGTTAAAAATTTAAATCTGTCTGTAGCTTCTTGCCAAATCATACCAGCATGAACTTCACTACTACCTCTTTCAATTAATATACCAGAGTCATATGTGTTAGTTGAATTACTACCAGCATTTCTATTTAGATAAATCATTGGATCTTCAACTTCTAACTGAGTTACATCAATTGTAGTTGTATCTCCTTCAACAGTTAAATTACCACTTACTGTAACGTTACCTGAATATGTTCCATCTTTAAATGCACCTGTTGTAGACGCTGTAATACCACCAGTTATGTTAATTGATCCAGTACCTGTAATATTTTGCGAGTTTAAATCTAATCCTCCGCCAAGTTGTGGAGTTGTATCTTCTACAACATTTAATATACCTGTATCTGTGTCTGTATCATCTGCTACTACCCAAGTAGTACCATTATATTTTATAATCTTACCATTTGAAGCACCTGATGTATCAACATCTGTAAGTTCACCTAATGTATCTTTTGATTGAACCTGTGCATCAACATAAGATTTAATACTTTGCTGTGTTGCTAAATGTTGATTACTGTCTGAAGCAAAATTGTCTTCATCTTTAATAGCTGTACCAGAAATTGTGCCATTTATAATTGGAGTAGTAATAGTTGGTGATGTTAATATTTTATTTGTTAAAGTATTTGAACCTGTTAACGTGACTAAATCTGCAGTTATAATTGATTCAGAAGCCGTTATATAATTCTCACTTGCAGTTCCTTCAGAGTGTGCCGGATTTGGTGTTAATGTACCATTAGCAGTTGAGGCATCATAGTATACTGCATACGTGTGAGCACTTGTATCACCCGGGGCATCAAATACACTAAAGTTAGTTTGAAATGTTGTAGCTGTGTTTGTAGCTTCATATACTACATCTTCTGCTAATAGTTTTTCACTGCCTGCACCTTTGTCTCTCCATAATCTGATATAAAATGCAGTGCTACCTGTTGATGATTGTACACTGTATTTTATATTAGATTGTATTAAAAGTTTTGCACTCGAATCTTGTGGTGTAATAGTTGCTGTAAGACCTGATGCCGCTTCGTTTTGAAGTGTGGCACCTGTTACAGCACTAGTGCTATTATCTTTATCTGTTACAATGTTAGAAAAAGAATTACCAATTGATGCTGGTACAAAAGCTGTGCCATTCCATTGTAGTACATGATTTGTTGCAACACCTGATGTATTAACATCTGATAAAGCATTAATTGATGATGCCGCTATTCTAACATCTGCTCTAGCATCTGCTCTAGCATTGGTAAAGTATAAGTTAGTGCCTTCTGCTAAATTCGTTGTTGACTTTGTACCAAGTCTTGTATCCCATCTTGCATCTGTGAAATATAAATTTGAAGAACCTTCTGATAAATTATCTGTTGTTTTAGTTCCTAATCTACTATCCCATCTAGTGTCAGTATAATATAGATTTGAACCTTCTGCTAGATTAGTAGTTGAATGATTAGCTATCGATGATGCTGTACCAGTAAGTGTACCAGTAATACCACCTGATGCTTGAAGTGTGGTAAAACTACCTGCACCTGGTGTTGTTCCACCAATTGTAGTGCCATCAATGGCTCCGCCACCTATATCAACATTGTTAGATACAAAATTAGTTACATTAAGATTAGTTAAGCTCGTTACGGAAAAGTTTGTCAGTGATGCACCAGTCATATCAATTGCACTTGCACCTGTAAATCTCCAAGTACCAGTTCCAGAGTCGTTATAAATTAGACTTGCTTGTATTGATCCTGCTTTATCAACTTCAAGTCCTGCATCTGATAATGAACCTTGATTCTTATTAAGTGTGATAATATTATCACCTGTTGTAAGGTCTGTAGTATTAACTTTGAGTGCTTCATTGTTAAATTCTACATCACTTGAGAATGTCAGTGTTCCTGTGGTTTTTCTAGTGGTTCTGCCCATAACTTGTTCCTTCGTAATTATTTACCATCTTAGGGAGAGCATAAAAGAAAAACGCCCGACATAAAGCCGGGCGTTTTGAATAAAGTAAAACTGTAATATATCTCTTAGATAAAAGATAAGTTACCTGAGTTTACGTTAATTTTTGATAGGTAGTCACCTGCATTACCTAATGAAGATGCTGTGTTTGATAATTCTACATAACCGTATCTTGTCATGAATGACACTGTTGGTTCAAATGTAGCTGGATCAATTACAACGCCTGAGCTCATTAGTGGAATGTAAGGACAATAGAATGCTGGAGAATCTACTTCACCTGCACCTTTGTAACCTACAAGAATTGAAGTACCGTCTGAAGCGTATGAGTTTACATATATTCTCATTGCACCGTTAAGTGTACCAACCATTTTAGTATTAGTTGGTGCTTCGAATGTACCTTCAGTTGTTCTTGCAAAAGCTGAAGTTGTCGCTGACTGAAGAACTGTTAAAGCGGCTGGTGACATAACTGCGTAGTTACCTGCACCTCTTCTTGTTCTTTGTGCGATTCTGTTAGCTTCTCTGTTGATTAAAACTGCCAAAGCGGCGTGTTTATCACCAACGAAAGTTGCTGTACCAGTTGTTGCCGATTGGTCGTAGTCTGAACCTGCGGCAGTAGCCAATGATAATAGTGAGTTGATCACTTCTTGATCGATCTCAGCTGTTATTTCTTGTGCTAAAGCGGCCATGATTTCTGCTTCTACGTCTAAACCGTGCATTGCATTGGCATCTTGAGCTGACTCAAAAGTCCATCTTGCTGATAGTTTTCTTGTCTTAGCTTCAACTGTTTGTTTTAAAATTTGAATAGATAGCTTGTTTCCTGCTTTACCTTCCATAGTAGAAGTACCTGCGGCTGTATCAGTCGTAGCACCTTCTTCTCCAGAATAACCTCTGGCAATTTTAGCTGGTGATAATGCTTCTTCGCCTGCTGTAACGCCTTGGTCTGTTTCTGCGTATCTTACTCTTAATGTGTGGATCTGACCCACTGGTCCTGTCATAGGTTGTACACCAACGATTTCGTTAGCGATAACTGTAGGCATAACCCTTCTAATTACTGGAAGAATTACTTTGTTAAGAGCGGCAACGTTACCGGCTCCTGTTGCACCTGCTGAGGCGGCCTCTGCCAAGTACGATTGAGTGTTCTCTAAGATTACACTCATAGTATCTTTTTTTTGGCCTTCTAAACCTTCTAACAGTGCTGACTTAGTATCATTCCAATTTTCAGTTAATGTTTTTTCTGACATAGTATTAACTCCTTAGTCCTGCTAGTCTTTTAATGTTCACGATATCGTCTGATTCGTTACTATTAATAGATTGATTATTTATTCTATCACCAGTGTGTTCTGTAATGATGTTAGCTGATTCTTGTACTTCAGCTGTTTCATTAAGCACTGCTGGCAAATATTTGTCGAACTGCTTTTTTAAGTTTGCAGTTTGAACTGATTCAAGTAACTCGACCATAACTTGACGCTTGTCTTTTGATAACGGAGCGACAAGTTCTGCTAAAGTTTTTTCTCTAACCATTTTGTCCTCAGCGATTTTTAGTTTAGTTTCTGTTTCTTGAATTTCAGTATCTTTTTGCTCTACTTTTCCTTCTAGTTCTGAAATTGCATTTTGCTTCTCAGTTATATCTGATTGCAATTTTTTAATTTCACCACTTTCTGAAAGGTATGAACTCATATACTCACCTGCGAAAGCTTCAAACACTTTTCTACCAAAGTTGTTTTCTTTAGCAACTTTAATATCTTCTTTAAGTGTTGTCATTTCATTTCGTAGAATTGAGTCTACTGTTTTCTCTACAAGAGAAGAGGCTCTCTTGATGAAAGCTGATTTAGTTTCTTCGATAATTTTCTTACCTTCAGCAACTAATTTTACTTTTCTTTCAACTAGATCTTTCTTATCTTGTTCGAATTCAGTTAGCTCTTTAGAGAGTTGTCTGACTACAAAATTTTCCAATTTTGTAAATTGACCTTTAAGGCTATCTCTATCTTCCCTTAGCTCACTAACTTCTTTTACTAAAGCGTCAGTGATAAATTTAGACAGCATATTTGAATGCTCACCTACTGCTTTTTTATAAGCAACTCTTTCTTTAACAACATTTGCTTTGTCTTCTGCAAATTCTGAAATTTCTTTCTTTAATGCATCTGACATCATGTTGTCCATTGCTTCAACAATCTGTGATTTATCATTCTCATATCTCTGTGCAAACTCTTCTCTAAGTTCTGCTGAGATTTCCTCTCGAGTCTCGGACAGCTTTTTCTCCCAAGCTTCTTGAACTTGTGTCGTAAGCTCTTCGCTTAAAACATCTGATCCAAAAATTTCTTTAATGTCTGCCATCTGAATCTCCTTACTTCTTGTTTAACTCACTTATTAGTTTCGTAATTTCTTTGGCCAAATACTTCTCGGCTTGTTTATCAAACAAACTTGCTTGACTCAAACCATGTAGTTGTTGACCACCCCTCATATTCCATAAGCCTTCATAAATGGCTTTTGGGTAGGCATCGGGGGCCGAAGGTTGAGCAACAATGTCAACAGTGATAATTTCAAATCCTTGAACTTCACCGGTTTCATTTACGTTACCTGACCCTCTTGAACTTACACCTAGTTTCGCACCGCTATTGAGTAAAGTTTCTATAATTTTACCCATCGGTGTCGGCATTATTTTTAGTTTTCCAATACCATTAGGTCCATCCATCCAAATCTCTTCGATCATGTGTGAGACACGATCTAAATTTACTGTTAAGTTCTCTGGATGGTCAGCTTCACCTAAAACACTGTAACCTGCATCAATACGTGATTTGATGTTGCCTACAGCAGTTGAGATTTCACTAACTGGATAAATCCTTTGGTTTTGATTTTTTACGCCACCTTGAATAAAAACACCTTTCATCTTAAGATGTTTATGGTCGTCTTTACCTTCCGATAAAACTTCAATCTTTGCTTGATCGAAAGTTAATGCTTCTGTTAATGGACGAATCATTCTAGGTTCTCGCTTTCTTTAACAATACTACTTGCCTGAAATTGTAGATTTAGCTTTTGCGTCACCGCCGTCTGCTTTAGCTACAGCTACAGTCGAAGTATTTGGAACAGTTGTAGCACCCATGTCAGCCGCTTTCGGGGCTGGAGCACCTTTCTCATCACCACCTTTTGATACGCTAGGTGCCGCACCCATGTCTTTCATGTTTGCGTTAGCTACTGGTGATTTTGATTTTTCTGATCCATCTTTGTTATCTGTTTTAACTGGTGTCAATGATGCTTCTTCTAAAGCGTCTTCCTTAGACTCTTCAGTAGCTTCAACTTCAACTGATTCCTCAGCTGGCATTTCAACTTCCATTTCGTCTTCGGCTGGAGCTTCTTCTTCAGCTTCCATATCGTCACCGGCCATAATTTTTTCGAATTTATCTTTCAGCTCTTCTAAAGCATCTTCTAAATCGTCTACTTTGTCTTCTACGTCTTCATGATCATGATCGTCTTTTTCACCGTCTTCATCACCATCGTCTTCGTTAGTTTCTTCGTATTCGATTTCTTCTGCGTTATCTTCAGCTTCTTGTTTTAATTCGTCTTTAAGATCTTGTTCAGCGTCGCCTGTTTCGCCGCCTACAGTTTCTTCAACAGCTTCTTCGTCTTTTGATTCTGTTGTTGACTCTTCTTCTTTTGATTCTTCTACTGCTTCTTCAGAATCAGTTGCTTCTTCTACTTTTTCTTCTGTAGCTTCTTCAACTTTTTCTTCTGCTGTAGAGTCTTCGTTTACAAGTTCTTCGTGAATTGATCTAGCTTTTTCAACAATGGCGTCGTGTAACATAGCTTCTGCTTTGTCTTGCTCGCCATTCACTAGAAATTCTAAAACTTGCTCTAGTTTTGAACTCATTTCTGACATATCGATATCTCCTTATAAATTAGCACGTACTACTATTTTAATTGCTTGTATTTAACAGAAATTGAAAATTTCTTCTCTCAAACGGTGGGATATTGCGGTTTTTTTTGAAAAAACCGTAATATAAGCTGTTTATAAAGATCTTTTAGGTCTTAAACAGCTTGGTTAACATTATACATACGTGATACAAATTCAGCATTTTCTTGTTGATCTTGTAAACGTATTTCTCTTACTTTTCTCAGCTTATTTAAATGTTTTAAAGTAAGTCGAGTTTTTCTTGATGAACCTATTTGAGCAGACGAATACTTGTCTTGATCTGGAAAATAGGCTTCTTTTAGTTCTTTTATACGCATGATAATATTATTTAGTAAATAACTTAAAGAAAGGTTACGAAGTAATGGAAAAAATTGTAAGTGTAAAAGAACTTTTCCAAGCTGAGCTTGATGCTATTAACAATTACATTGTTATAATGGAAGATCGTAAAGACCTTGACGAAGAAGAAAGAAATACCATTGCTGATCTAAAAGTTGTTGCCCAATACCTAATGGATCGTATTAATGATGATGTAGTAGTAGAGCCTACTAACCAAACAATACATTAATATATTAAGCTTCTTCTGTGTTATCTGATTGATCACCTGGTATAGGTGAAGTCTGTCCATCGTCATCTGGACTTACATCATCTGCTGATGTTGGCATATCACTTGCTGGCATTGGTGCTCCGCCTACTGCACCTAAATCATCTGCAACAGCTTCTTCACCTGGCATTTGAGATTTATTTTCTTCAGCCCATAATCTTTGATTCTCATAAATTTCATCTTCACTCATTTTTAAGAAACGTTTAAGAGCAAATCTCTTACTAATGTAAGGTACTTGTTGTACTTGGTTAAAGATATTAACTAGCTGTGTATCTAATTCAATTTGTCTGTACTTGCCAAAGTTTTGTGGTTCATTAAATTGTAATTCAAACATACCTGAATCAATTTCAATACCTCTGTGTTTTAAGAACATTTTAAATTCTCTATCAACACTAGGTTGTATGAAGTTTTGTATTCTTTTACAGAACTTCGTAAATCTAAATTCTTGAATGTAAGCTGTACCAACTCTACCATCTGTGAATGCAGTTTGCGGATCGTTTGGTGAACTTGGTAAGTACGCACTTGGTACTCTTAAACCTTTCATTAGCTTATCATTAAAATATCTTAAATCATCTATTTCACCTAGTTGTGTTCCACCTGGCAGTGTTTCAACTTTAGATCCTCTGCCCTCTGCCGTTTGAGCAAAGAAATAGTCTTCTATCATTGACAATGGATTGTAAGTTGCATCCATAACATTTGAACCACCACCTGTTTGGTTTGGAATTCTTCTTTGGTGTATTTCGTTTTTAACTCTTTCAATGAATGACATTGCTTTTGATGTTGGCATATTACCTACGTCAATATAGAACACACGTCTTTCAGGTGCTCTTTGTACTCTGTAAATGATTATTGAATCTTCTAAAAGTTCTTTTTGTTTGAAAGTTTTAAAAATAGGTTCTAATAAACTAATTCCAAAAGGCCAAAATCTATCCATGCCTTCTGTTAAACTTAAATGTACAACGTGTGATGCATCAATTGGATACACAGTTGCATCTCTTTGAAATCTTGTTCCGCCATATCCGCCTGCGGCTGATTGTCCTGTTGGTTGATATGCTCTGTTTGATTGTCCACCTGACATTGGTGAACCTAATGCTTGATTACCACCGCTCAACGGTGAATTAAAATGTGAATAAGCATCTGATGTGATATTTAAATTTTTAACATTAAGATCTAAATTTTTAATGAAGTATGCTTCAGGTTTTTTACCTTTACCTTCATTAACAACAATTCTTTCAACAGTAGTTGGATCTACCCAATACCATTTGTATGTTTGTGGATCTCTGACAAACATTTGATCTCCGTACTTGATAGTGTTTCGTACCATCTTGAAGCATCTTTTTTGCCATTGATTAATTTTGTTCCACTGATTTAATGTGTCAGTTAACAAACCTGATTCAGTGTCAGTTGGCTCATCTTTGTATTTGATACTAAAAGGTGAACCTGTTTCTTCGTCTATTTGAGAACAAAATTCAGCAATAGTATCCATCGCCGCATTAATTTCTGTGTCAAGATCCATCATGTCATATTGATAGTATCTTTCACGTCTGTTCGGCATACCAGCATACACTTCTGGTAACCAAGTGTTATACTTGCTGTGAGCGGTATTATTTGCTGATGTAGAAGTACTCCCTATTGGAGAGTTTGTTCCAGCTTCTGTACCGTATTCTTTAAAATATTTTCGCCAACTCATGATATATTATTTATAGTATATGTTTTCTTTGCTGTTGTCAAGTGTTTTTATCAACCTTATTAAGTTTGGGTTTCTTTGGTATTACTGTTGATTTTTATCAATTCATTATACATCTTACGTAATTCAGCAGTTTGTTCTGCAGATAATTCATTTGCTTTAATATATTCTTCTAACAATTTTTCATTTACAGTCTTACTTGGACTGCTGGCATCACCCATCATTGGCATTATTTTAATATTTGATTTAGTGACCGATGTTCCAAAATCCATTGCTTCTACACGACCAAATTTTCCTGCATATGGATTATCGTAAGTTGAACTACCTGGCACATATTCACTGTCTTTGAATCCTGTGGATGTCATTTGTTTCTTGGGTTGGTCGTCAAAGCTGTACCCGTACTGTCCTACACTATCTACAAGTGCCGCCTTGTGATCTAAATTGCTATCACCATAGCCTACACCAAAGAAGCCTTTGCCTCTCATGAATCTATCCATATTTCTTAAACTAGATGTGTCTTTACCTGTCTTTATATACTTGTCGATCTCATCCTTATCATATCCACCTTCAGCTAGATACATGGCCTTGATAGCATCTGATTGTTGTTTCTGCAATTGTGCGTATTGCGGATTTCCTGGTGACATACCTTTCATTTTACCTGTAGCATCTTTGTAACTTGCCATGTGCTGATCTAATAATTTAAATGTATCTGCATCATGACCACCTGGTGTTACCAGTGCCATTGCTTTGCTTAATATTGCAACAAACATATCTGTTAAGCCTGTGCTCATGCCACCTATTATATTGTTAAACATACTGCCATCAAACAGTTGTGATATAAAGTTTCCTATCTTGTGCATATAACCATTAAGGCTGTCAAAGAAATCACCTTTGATGTAATTTGCTAATTTGTCTAACGCACCCATCACCACTTCCATCACTGTTGCAAAACCGTTTATCACATCTGGTGTTAAAAATGAAACCAACAATGATGTAAATGCAGTTTTGACTTTGGCAATGATTTGAGCCAGCTCTGCTTGTATTTTACCTAGCTGTCCTGCTGTTTCACGTGCCTTGGTTTCTTCCATGATTGAAAAACTGTTGTCATCTATGATATCTGACATATTGGCCAATCTAGTTACAAAGTCTGCCATCGGTACTCCTGCAATCATCAAGTTACGTAAGAATGGTCTTTGTCCTTCATCTACATCTTTAATTGCATCTTTGAAATCATCTAATGCTCCAATCACATCACCATCAGCTTTAACTACTTCAGATAAATTTTGTAAACTAGCAAATAGTCCCGGTGACACTGCCTGTAAGTCTTGTCCGAATTGTGTGAACTGTAATCCACCTTTACCTATTGCATCTGATACTGCCATTGCTAATTCGCTACCTGCACCTTCTCCAAATGCGGCCAATCCTGCAAAGGCTGTTTGTGCCGCTTCCAATGTTGACAATCTGCTACCACCATCTAACATTTGTAATGCATTGGTAAATGAATTGACTTGACTTGCCTGTAAGGTTAAAGTTCTAATTAATTCGTTTGATGCGTTTGTTAATTTTGTGAATGCCTGTGTTGTTCTCAAAAGTTGTACTGTCTGTGTTGCAATAGTACCACTCTGCATTGTTTGATCGAAACCTAATTGTCTTAACACATCAGAAACTTCAGCAGTGGCTCCTGCCATTTCATTTACTGATAAACCCAAGAAGCCTTGTTCTTTGATTAAGTTCTGTGTGCTGTTGATTGCATCTGATAAAGTTTGTGTTCCAAACTCACCGGCCGCTGTTGCAAACTGCTGAGTCAATTCTGCAAACTGATCAATACTTAGATTGGCATCTAGTGCCTGCTTGGCAAAAGTGGATACTCCTGTTGCCACTTGACCATCTCTATCAGAAAATCCTGATAGTCCTGTTCTGAACAATGTATTTTCTAGTCTTCCTAATCTCATTAAAAATTTAAAGGCCGCTTGTACACCTTTTACCAAACCGGCAAAGGCCGCTGTCAGTGGACTAATAAATCTTGCAAACTTGCTTATGCCTCCCATGGCTGATCCAAACACACCACCTGAACCTGCCAAGTTGTCCATGGCTTTTTTTAATATGCCTTGATTGGCATCTAATTTTTGACCATGTTTTTTTAGTTCATCGTTTGCTTTCTCTTGAGCTTTTGTCTGTCTCTCTCTATCTTTTTCTGCTTTTTTTCTTGCCTTCTCTTCTGCGGCCGCTATTTTCTGTGATTGGGTGTTTCTTGTGCTGAGCAACTTGGCAATGGCTTTGCCATCTTTGTTACCCAAAGAGACTTTTAGCTGTTCTTTAAGGACCTTGTGAATCTGCTGAATACTCTTATCAGAAGCGAATTCTGGTATTCTTACATTTTTTCCGTCGATGTCAATATCTATAAAATCCATAATGATAAATAATTAAGTACGCAGTTAATATTCCTTATAAGTATTACTATAAAGATATTTATATAGACCTTAATATGTGTACTTTATAAATATTAGGAAATAATAAATGGAACAAAAAGATAAAAATCAAAATCCGTTAAAACAGTTTTATAGAGCTCCAAAATTATACGTGAAACTCCCGTCACGTGGAAAGTTCAATGAAGTTGTGGATTCGGCTGTAACAGGAGAGATACCTGTGTTTGCTATGACTGGTAAAGATGAAGTTATCATGCGTAATCCGGATGCACTATTAAATGGTGATGCAGTTGTACAAGTTGTAGGCAGTTGTGCACCTAATGTCAAAGATCCAATAAACTTACCAGTGTGTGATGTGGACTTGTTGCTGATTGCAATAAGAATGGCCACGTATGGTGAATTTATGGAAACAAAAATTAAATCACCACATTCAAACAAAACTACCACATATTCTATCAACCTTAACAACATTCTGGAACAGGTCACAGAAATACCTGAAACCAATTGTGTTGTACTAGATAATGGTTGTTCTGTTTATGTTAAACCTTTCAACTACTCAACACAAACAAGAATCAATCTTACAGCATACGATCAAGCCAAAGCAATTAAAAACATCGAAGACATTGATGGCGCACAGGCCAAACAGTTCAAATCCATGTTTGTAAAATTAGCTAACTTGAACGTTGACGTCACTGTTGAGAGTATACAAAAAATTGTAACGCCAGAAGGCGATGCAGTAATTGATTCAAAACACATCAAAGAGTTTTTAGAAAATTCGACCACACACGACACTAAAAAAATTGATGCAAAAATTAACGAGCTAAACACCGTAGGCACTAATACTAAACAAACTCTTATCTGTCCAGACACTGAAAAAGAATTTGAAACTGAAGTTAGGTTGGATCCTGCGGATTTTTTCGTAACTTCTTAATCACAAGCTCGCCGTCTGAGATCGCAACCTACTTTGACGAGTTGGCCACTGAATCACTAGACATTAAAAAGAACATCACTGAAATATGTTGGTACATGAGAGGATCAATCAATATCGATCAGGCCTGGCTGTTGACCTATGAAGATAAAAAAGTCATACAGGAGTTTATAAAAGATAATGTTGAAAAGTTCAAAGGATCAATGATACCAATTGTCTAAGATTGTTTCTACGTAGGAATAGAGCATAAGCTCTATTGTACAACGCTCTGCGTTAGTTTTCTAAAAGCAAAAATTTTAATTACATCGTATTAGAAAGTGATAGTTGTATGTGTTCTTTATACCTATTACCTGGATTTGGCCATACTTCACCCGTTGCCGGGCGAAGGGACCTTTGATATATTACCAGAGATCGTCATACCAACTTGAGGAACATTGCAGAGGCGGTTGGCCGATACCCCTATAATTCCTGCTTCATCCAACGGAACCTACACATACCCAAAGTTGGCTGTTTACGTGTAAGCTGACAGTTGCATATCTGTTTCTAGCAGAGCTGTCATCATTTGTGCCTGAGTTAACACTTGCCTTGCATCATGCGATTCGCCGCTGTTGTTACAGAGTAGTTCGCGCCTTGTAGAGATGCTATATTGCCTAAGTTTTGCCTGTTCTGCCTAAAGAGTGCCTATAGTGTGTAACAATACGGGACTCATATATCTAAAGTCAACCTTTTTTCCATTGCTTTTTTTAAAAAAATGTATTATATTAAGTAATAGCATTAAATCTAAAGGAAATTTTTTTTAATGAGCGACGAAATTAAGAACTACGAAGAAGTAAAAATACTAGTCAAAACAGGTACCAACCCTAACAAAGTTCAAAAAACTTACAAGGTTGGAAACAGATACAGGAAAGAATGGACTCAAGGATATAGAGTCAAACACGTCGGTTGGTTAAACTATCACGTGAGATTACTTAATGAAGTAAAGCCTGGCTATCTATTAAACTACCAAGCTGATAGTGAAACGGAAGTATGGTGCGAGTACAAAGAAATTCCCGGAGTAACTGTTTTAGAAATGTTCCAAACTGGATTTTTCAGAAGAACCGTAGATCCAATTGAATTTAGAGATATGTATAAAAAGTTTTGTTTAAAAAATTATAAAGAAACATCACCTCATGCACACATGGACTGGGAAAGAAGTAATATTATAATCGACGGTGACTGGAAAGATATTAACAACTGGGACATTTGTGATTGGGACAATCTGGGCACATACCCAGAAAAAGATGTTTTGAAAAAAATAGACGAAGACATTGAAGAAGCATTTCGACGTACCTTTCCTGGAATGGTTGCATATGATAGAAAATTCAAATCATGGAAGGATCTTCGAAGGCTAATTAAAGCTAATAGAAAAGGTAAAATATCTAAAGGCAAAAGAAAAGAAAATCAGTTTAAATAAATGAATACCTGTTTATCAATATTAATGGCAGTATCAATGCACATAGGACTAGAAGGAAATTATAATAGTATTCATCCTCATGCAAGATGTCAAATAGATAACACGATAACTGGTGCGTTTTATAATAGTGAAGAATCAATTAGTATATACGCAGGAAAAGAATTTGATATAGACAAGTATGTAAAATTAGAAATAGGTCTAGCAACTGGATACAGCGGAGGAGACGTTGTACCTTTTATGAGATACACAGATAGAGGATGGTTTATAGCACCTGCATATGAGTACGATAAAGAAAATATAGGATTAACTATTGGATATGAATGGAAATTAAAATGAGTGGAACTAAATCTAAAAACAAAGGAAAAACATACGAAAGAGATGTAGCAAACTTTCTTACTGAACTATATCAAGAATCATTTACAAGAGTTCCATACTCGGGTGCTTTTGTAGGAGGACAAAATATTGTAAGAACAGAAACATTATCTGAAAGCCAAACAAGAGGATTTAAAGGAGACATAATCCCGCCTGACAGTTTTCCTTTGCTAGTAATTGAAGCAAAGAATTACGGAGAGTTTCGTTGGCATCAATTAGCACTAGGTGGAGAAGTTAAACAGCTAGATGAATGGATCAAACAAGCATCTGAAAGTTGCGAAGCAAATGACAAATGGTTACTGTGTGTTAAAATATCTAGGCAAGGCGAATTTGTTTTATGGGATCCAGCACAGTGGCAAGAACTTAAACATTCTAAAACTTACAAAAACTATTGTTATGTAGAATATAAACAGTTCTGGGAAAATAATAAAGATGCAGTCAAGCACCAAAGCAATACTCAATAATTTTAGTTTAATTATTTTAAAGAATAAAGGACTGTTAGACAGTATACGAGATTATTTTTATCAAAACTTAATACACGATTTTGATGAAGATAAAATATTTGTCTGTGACATTGACAATATTAATCAACAGTTAGAATATTTGGAAACAAAGTATGCAATAGTAATACAAGAAGGCATTTTCTTTTTTGCACATATTGATAACAACTTTTTAAAAAGCATGATTGACGATATACCAAACTATGCATTGATTGGTCATATTTTAGATCGTAAAGAAAGATATTATCATTTACATCCACAACATTTTATTATAAATGTAGATCAATGGGTACAAGTAGGCAAGCCTGACTTTAATTCTAAATCTCATAACAACTTAACTAATATTGTTAGAGCAGAAGAAAATTGGCATCATGATTATACTCCGTTGTGGGTCAAAGCAGATCATACACGTCCACCACTTGCTGTTGATAGATTAAAATTTGGAGGTCATGTTATCAGTGAGCTACTGAAAAAAGACTATAAAATTAGACCGTTCAATGGTGATGAAAGAAATATCAAAAAATTTGTTTATTATGATATACCTGAACAAATAAGTTCTATGCTATCATATGAAAAATTGCATCCACATTCTTATTACTATCCAATGTCTACTTCACCAAGAAAATCACAGTTTGCAAAAAAACATAGTAACTATATCTCAGTTGCTAACGGTGTTGAAAGTTTAAAAAAAATATTAAATGTTTATGAAGATATTAAAACAATTACATTTTATGATGTTTCAATAACTGCATTAATTTTTACAGAATTATTAATAAAGACATATGAAGGTAATTACAAAGAGTTTGTACAAACATTTGATCAAAAATACAATGGTAGAATTTGGACCACTTTAGATCTACAAGATGGAAACTACGATATACTCGATAATTATAATACAAGTGATGTGTTAAAAGTTATAAAACATATTCGAGAAAACGTTGAAGTAAAATATTGCATAGGTGATATAACTAGAACTTCTATTCTAGAAGACATAGATCAAAATACATTAATCAATTTATCAAATGTTTTTGAATACGAACACAATTTAATCAGAAACAGCGAATGGTCATACTGGCTTAACAAAGTTAAAGATCACACTTTTGACATAGAAGCATTGCGATAATCACAGAAATACGAGGGTACTAACACCCCAGGTGGTGGCTTTGACCCCATTGTATGACGCTTAAAATAAGTCTTATTTTAGGTTAAACAGATATATTGCTTGATTTAACGATTTTACAATGTCATCTATCTGATCTTGTACGTCAATAAAATTCATTGTTTTTGAAAAATCTTCATAAGCAGATCTTAGTGATTCTGCACTTTCGATCACTGCTTGTATGTTTGTATAATCCACCAATTCAACACTACCCTGGTCCACTTTAATCTTGCCATTTCTACCAATCCATATTTCAACTAAAGTATCCAATGATGCTGTAAGTTCATCATATAGTTTACCTAGTGCTTCGTGTTGTGCAAAACTTTCAGTTTGCCAGTGAAAGTACCTTAATTGATTATTATACTCAAGGGTATATCTCACTAATTGTTCAAAATTCATCTTGTTGCTCCTGTAGTATTGAATATTTATTCCAACTGTTTTCTAACAACGGTAAAAAACGGGCTTTATCTTTCTTTCCATGTGCAATTATATGAAGCCTTGCTTCTGTGCTACGATTCCACACAGCATGGGGTTGTCCTACATCTATCAAAAATGCACTACCATTTGTAAAAGGAATTGACCCATAATTTTTATATCTAAACTCACAATCTTTAGGATTGTATATTGAAATATTAATTGGGTTTAAACATCTTTCTTGATTATCTTGATGTGGTAAGATATACCCACCAGGTTCAACCCACATAAATCTTAATCGTTTATAACTTTTATAAGGAAATATATTTTCAAAAAATTGTTTTGTAATAGGACATTGATCGGCTACCCATGTCCATTTATATTCTGGCTCTTGTTCAAATTTACCATCATAGTACATCCAGTCATTTGTATATTCTGCATCAACACCATGTATACAAATACTTTTCCAAGTACCGCCACCTTCATCTTCTCTATGCACTATACATTTGTCTTTTATGGCAAGTGCTTCAGCATAGATATCTTTCCATGGAATATGCATATCAAGTTTAACATAAGGTACAGTGGTATCTTCTGCTAACCAATCCCATATATCTTTGTTATTGTAATCAGGAGTAAAATGTTTTTTTAGATCGTCCATCTAAAATATTTAGTGGACACTAACTACTTCAAAGTCTTCGCCAAATGATGTGAAACCATTTTCTTTAACCACATTCATAATACTATTAACTCTGCCAGTAAGTTCATCTTTATGTGAAATTAAGAATACGTTTTTGTGTCTTTCTCTGGTCATCTTTTTAAGAATAGCCATACTTGATTCAACACCTTGTGTATCCATACCACTATCAATTAACTCATCAATAAACAATAAGTTGATTGGAGTATTAGTTGATTCAAATATATCTCTGAAAGCCCAACTCAAACCGAGTATTAATCTATTTCTTTCACCTCGACTTAAATTATCAAAATCAAGTTCTCTACCAAGTTCGGTTATCTCAACACTTAGATCTGATTGGAATACAACTTCGTGCGGTAGTCCTAGTTCTTCTAAATATTGATTTAGTCTTGCATTTAAGTAAGATAAATTTTGATCAATAATCTTTTTTCTAATAAATGAGTCTTTGCTTGTTAATAGTCTGTATAAAAACTCTTGGTGTTCTTTTAATTTTGTCAAACTGTTGATCATGCCGTAATCAATGTCTTCAATATTTTTAGTTTGTAATGTTTCAATCTGTTCACTGTGCGGATTGGTTTCTTCTTTAGTTTTTTGTAAATCATTTTGCAAGTTACTTAAATTTTGTTTGTGTTGATATGCATCATCAATATTTTGATATTTTGTTTCTGGACGCACACCCGGATCACCTAGTTGTTGTATGCGATTATTTGTATGTGTAATACTTTCTTGTAATGTTGTTATAGTAGTTGTATGTGTTTGTATTTGTTGTTGTGTATTAGTAATTACTTTTGTATGAGCGGTGTCATCATGTATTTGTTGTTCACACATGGGACACGTTTTGTTTTCTAAAGTTTTTAACTGTTCGTTATATTGATCAACTTGCTTTTGTGCGTTTGTTTGTTCTCTAACATCATAATCAAGTTGTTTTTGAAAGCCTTGTATTTCTTGTGATAGCTCTTTCCATTCAGCTAATTTTTTATGTTGTTCTAGCTCTTGTTCAATATCAATTTGTGTCAGTTCATCAACTGCATTCTGCAAATTTTTAATATTGTTTTCTTTTGTATCTTGCCATGCTTGGCTTTTTATTTTAAATCTTCTGATTGTTTCTTCAATCTTTTCATTAGATGTTTTAACAGCTTCAATACGTAACTCTTCAGCTTTAATATCATTTTTGCTGTTTGTAATTTGTTCTTTCAATCTATCTGCTTTATTCGATAGCTGTGTAATACCCAACAGTTCTTCAATTATAGCACGTTGCTCTGTAGGCTTCATTGCTAAAAAAGGCTGGTTATATGTGTTTAATGCAATAATGTTTTTAAACAAAGGCAAGCTCATGCCAAACACTCTGTTGATTTCATCTTGTGTTAAACGATTTTCACCTTGTGCTTCATCAGTGTCTTTTTCATTTACTTCTAAATTGTCAACTAAGAATTTAAAATAGTTAGGCTTCCTGCCTCGTTCGATTCTGTAACTGTGTCCACCGACTTCAAACTCACAACCAACACTCATGCCTTTTTGATTAGTTTTATTAATCAAATTATCACGTTTAATATTAGTTACAGCATCGCCAAACAGCACAAATGACAATGCATTTATTATAGTAGTTTTACCTGTACCATTACGTGATCCCTCGCCACCCAGATCTAAGTTGTTACCTAACACCAGAGTAAGTCCGGGTTGATCCAGTTTGACAACCTGAGTTGCGGCACCCACACTCATGAAGTTCTTAATGGTCAGCGTCTTTAATTTTATCATAGTCTGTTGTAAATCTCTATCAATACTGAGTTGTCAAATGTGTCTGATTCAATATTTGTCAACTGATCTAAAACAATCTCGTCAACACTTTGAAATTTAATTTCACCTTGGAACTCTATTTCATCTTCTACTTCTTTGTAAGGCAACAAACTGATCTCTCTCAAACTATATGTATTTTGAAAGTTTTCTTTAATAAAGTTTGCTTCTTCATATGTGACATCCATATCTATTTTTATACGAACGTGTGTTTCCGGTTCTAAATAATCAGCTGGTGATTCTAAAAGTTTGCTGAGTGTAATAGTTCTATACTTCGGTCCATCTGCCCATATCTTAAACTGAGGCTCTTTGTCCCACTCAAGGAACATACAACCTCGATCGTTATCCCATGCGTCAGCATAATTATGGGCAAACGGATTACCAATGTAACTGATGTTACCTTTGGTTTGTCTTTTGTGAAAATGTCCAGTAAACACTTTTTCAATATGACTGAAATGTGTTGCCTGTATCTCACCATGATCTGGCATTTCTACCATAGCATTCATTTTAAAGTTTGGCAGTTCAAAATGACCAAACATATATTTGCATTTAATTTTTTGTATTTTTTTCCATTCATTGCCAATCAGCCATGGCACAATAGCAACATCATCTTTTACAAGTATGTCATTGACTACTTCAATATTTGGAATTTCTTCAGCAAACACCACAGATGATATTTCACGTTTATCTCTATAAAACAAATCATGATTACCTGTAATAAAATAGGTTTTCTCAAAAGCCTCACTTAATCTTTTCAAGTTTGAGATTGAGTAGTTAAGTGTGCTAATGTTGATTGATGATCTGTGGTGATGCCAGTCGCCTAGGAAAATGCAGGTTTCTGCACCCCATTCTTTAGCTTCTTTAATAAACCATTTAACGAAGTTTTCACAGTCGTTATTGTGTTGCCTAGAATTATTCTTTAATCCAAAGTGAATGTCTGTAAAACAGGCCGCTTTTTTAAACATATTTTTCAATCTCAAACTTATAAGTTGTTTTTAGATTATACTACTTTTTGTTGTAATTGTCAATCGAAGGTCCTAGCTCTGCTTGAGCCTGTTTCATTTGGTCTTCAATTTGTCTTGTGTAAGATGGATTATATCCTGCTTCTTGTAAAATATCGTCTCTAATATTTTGGTGTTTCTTTTCTACATTTAATACTCTGGTAAATGAATTGGTTATGGCGGCAGTGTAATAGGCAAATGGGTTAGCACTCTTGGACTCATCAAATTGTAGTCCAATTTGACTTAATTGTAATAGTGCTTGTGATTGCATTTCGTCATTATAAGTGTAACCTCGCCAGTTACCTCTGCTACCATATCTTTGGCAAAGTTTCATGTACATTAAAGCTAACTTGTTTGTTATCTTACCATGTGTTAAAGAAAAGCTACCGTTTTCCATGCCGCCTTGCCAATGCGATTTACCAACTAATTTCCAATTGCCTTCATCATCTAATCGATAATGTTTAAAAGGAATAAAGTTTAATTTAACTTTAGTATCAGCAACTGTTTTAGGATTGGTTTTTCTGTCTGGATCATCTGGAACATGATCATACGTATATACTCTAATAACAACGTCTTGTTCTTTTACGTGTTGTGTTTTAATTTCTTCTGAACCCAATTTAGCCTTAGTAACACCTAATTCGTCGCATTTAAGAACAGTTAATCTTGCCGCTCTGGCTCGTCTAGCTTCCATCATTTTGGTTTTATTCATGTTCTCAATGGTGTCTTTAATGATTAAATCATAATGACAGTCCGCATCAACATCTACATAAGAGCAGAATGAATTCTTACTTTTGTGTATTTCTTTTAGAATATCCTTGTTGTTTAGATAATTAACTCTTTTCATATGTTCTACTATAAGGTTAAAATCGTTAGAAGTCAACCAATTTCCTTACTTTTTTTATAACTGTATTTAATTAGTTCTATAAATATCTATATGACAGAAGTTAAACATGATTTTAGAGCAAGGCTACAAGCAAAGCCTAATGCTACAGATGAAATTTACGGTAAACGAGGCGAAGAAGGTATCTTAAAACCGATTAGAGATACAAACGGTTTGTTAATGCCATACACACCAAGTATTCAAATAATGCATACGGCTGTTGAATATTCACAGTACAATTTACCTCAAACAAACTTTGATTACTATGCGTTTGCCAGAAGAGCTTCTCCTAGTATGAGTGTTGTAGCACCTTTTTCTGCACAAGATCAAAGTGAGGCAAGATACTTACTAGCAGTTATACATTTTTTAAGAGTGGTATCATTAAGTTATTATGGACGTGAAAACGAAGCCAAGAGAGGTATTGCTCCACCAACATTATTATTCAGTGCATATGGATCTTATATGTTTGAAAGAGTTCCAGTGCTATTACGAAGTGTTAGTTTTGGATTAGATGCAGATGTAGATTATGTATCTTGTGCGACCGGCAGAGCCGCTGACGTAACAAATTTACCACCAAGTGAAAGAGAAAGAAGATCATCTGCAAAACAAACATTATCATATGGTGATTTAGAAACATTAACATCACAAAGTTATGTTCCAGCACAAATGGCAATAATGATGGAACTAGTTTATGCACCAGTGCCAAGTCAAATTAGAGATAAATTTAATTTGAATGATTTTAGATCAGGAAAACATCTTAAAAAAGGTAATCCTGATGGTTCAGGAGGATTTATTTAATGTCGTCAAGCTCACCTTATTTTAAAACTAAAATCATCGATGATTATAGAGATATTTTACAAATGCCATCTATGCCAATGGATGACAATGATGAGTACTACACAATTGAATCAAAATTTGATCGAAGACCGGATCTGTTAGCATACAGTTTGTATGGTAACACAAGGCTATGGTGGGTTTTTGCAAGAAGAAATATGAATGAAATAAAAGACCCAATTAGAGATTTCCGTACAGGAGTTACAATTAGAATTCCTAGTGCTGATGCTCTATCAACTATAAATGCTTAATAAAGAAGTTAAACATGGCGTACGCAAACACAAATAAAGGTTTTTGGAACTGGTTCAAAGATGGAGACAATCCTAATCCTAACGTATTACACAATTACGAAAACGTAACGTATGACATTACGTTAGCAATGACTACAACCAATGTTACAAAAAATTGGTTATCTTTAGAAAGAAGTACAGAGAAACTTACAGCTAATATTAATGACTTAAACAATAAAAGTGTTTTTACTGATGACATGATCATATTGGCACAGACAGCAGGAACAGTTGCACAGATAACAAGATTAGATATGGAAGCCTATGCTTCGCCAAACCAAGTGTCTAGTTTGACATTTTCAACTAAAATGAGAATGGCAATAACACAGCCATTGGGTAGTAATCTTGTACAAAATATTTACAAGGCGGCATCAATATTAGATATTGAAAATCATTATTCACATCCTTATTTCTTACAGGTTTATTTGAAAGGTAGATCCAAAGATGGTTCTATACCTGAACAAGAGATACCAGGCACTAAAAGAGTTTACGCAATTAATATTAATAGAATGACGTATAGAATAGATAATGGTGCAACAATCTATGATGTAGAAGCAATAAGATCTAGTGATACTGCTAAATCAGATGATCATAATTTAATCCAAGATCTTTCTATCAGTGAACAAATTAATTCATTTGATGAATTTCTACAAGCATTTAAGAAAAAAGTTAACGAGCAAGAAAAACATTATCTAGGTCAAACTAAATTAATTTTAGATCAATATGAATTTAAAGTTAGAGGGCCATGGAAAGGTGGCGATAGCCAGGAGACAGATGATTCAAAAGCACAAGAATTTTTAGCAAGTCCTATACAAGACGATATTAATGCAATGAATTTGCAAAACCAAGGCACAGACGAAGGTGCAGTTAAGATCGAGATTGAAAAGAATACTAGTATACGTGAAGTACTTGAAACTTTTTGTGCGAGGAATGTATATGCACAACAACAGATAAGAGGTGCGATTAATAGTATTACTGATAGTTTTACATCTGACAAATGGGAAGATATTAAATTAACAAAAATGTTGCCTATGATAGCTTGTCATCATGAAATAATAAAATATGATCCATTAAGAAATGATTATGCAAGAAAATTTGTATGGACAATATCTTTACAAGATATGGTTACTATCAATGCCGCTGTCAGAGACGAGATTGAACCAAACGAAGAGTATTCTAAAAAACGTACTGATTACATGATGCAAAGCAAAACTATTGTAAAACGATATGACTATTATAATACTGGAATGAACATTGACGTAACAAACTTTGATATCAACTTTAACTTTCAGTATGTATTTGGGTTAGACACTGTTGTAGGATTATACAACAGATATGGTTCTGCAATGAACTCATCAATACAACAAGATTCAGACAACATAGATCATAACAAAGCCATTAAGGCACAAAATGCCGCTAACTTGGCTCATGCCTCCGGAGGCAATGCAGGTAGTAGCAATTATGATACACTAGTACTTAGATATGACACTCTTAAAAAAGTAAGACAATCATACATGGATTTAGGTGTAGAGCCTGATGCAAACTCGCTGGAAACATATAATACGTTAGCAGAACAATTTAACAAAGATGCAGAAAAATATGATCGTAGTATTTCACCAGGAAGCCCAGCCAAAGGCACATTAGGAGAACTAACAGCTATAGACAGTAACGACATTAACTTTGAAAAAGAAAGTTCAGTAGCTGGTTTTGGTAAGAACGATCGTTTTAATATTCATAGCGATCCGGAAAGTACACTAGCAGAAAAAATAAGCGATGCTCGTTATAAAGAAGGTATTAAAAAGTATGGTACAAAGTTTCCAACACAGTTCTATGAAAGATACATTCAGCCAAGCAATGAAGGAATGTTTGAGGTTGGTGCAGGTAGCGAATTTAATACAGTAATTACAAACGCCAAGACAGGTAGTAATGAAATGATACGTGCAGAGCTAGATATTATTGGTGATCCATATTGGCTAGATAAACCAGAATTCTCAGCTGATTTTTCTTCAACAGAAGCAGTTAATTTCAAAAGAGAAAATGTTATACTTTTCACAAGCAGATATCCATCAGAGACTCTTAAAGAAGCCGCATCAGGATCAGAAATACAAACATCAGCAGAAAAATTAAAAATGAATACGGATCAATTTTTAACTGCCATCTACAGAGTAGTTAGAGTTGATAACACATTTGACAATGGACAGTTCATGACAAGACTGTCAATGGTAAGAGATAGTATTACTGATTTAGGATTAGTACTACAGGAGCCATATTCAAGCTACGATAAAAAAGAAGATGCCGCCGCCAATGTGACTAGTACCAATCAATCAATGAAAGATAAAGTTGAGAAAATAGATACTGATAATAGCGGTGAACAAAATGATCAACTTCCAGTACCAAAAATTACAGTTGAGTTTGCCGGTAATCCAGAGATAGCAAACAAAATAGGTGCATCTGATGTAAACTTTGATGTAACCAATCCAATTGGAGATAAAAATGTATTAGAGAATACTAACTATGAAAAATATTTAAAAGCTTCAGGTGTTGGTGAAACTGTTGTAGGTAAAGCAAACTCATTAACAAAAGATCCTAACAGTTGGCAAATAAAAGAAAAGAAAAATAAAGTGGCAAAAGAATTAAAAGAAAAATTATCATTACCATATAATGATGGAGGAGCTTACTAATGCAAAAAGGCGAAAGTTCAACTAGAGCATTTAATAATCAACATCAGACTAAAGCAACTGGTCTTAATAGCATACAGATTGCTGAAGTGATGGATGCCACAGATGCGGCTAGAATGGGTCGTTTAAAAGTTTTTTTATACGGAAGCCAAGCAGACAAAACTGATTCAAGTAAATGGAAAACTGTTTTATGGAGTTCTCCTTTTGCAGGTACTACTTCGCAAGGTTCTTTAATTAAGGGTGAAGCAGATAGAGAAAATGCTTACGAGTCAACACAAAGAAGTTATGGTATGTGGATGACACCACCGGACGTTGGTAATATTGTTGTAGTTGCTTTTGTAAATGGTCATCAAAATAATGGTGTTTGTTTAGGTTGTTTATTTCAACCAGGAATGAATCATATGATACCAGGAATAGCCAAAGGTGCAACATTTGGTGAAGACGCCCCTGTAGTTCCTGTTGCTGAACACAATAGAGTCAGCCAAGAAGTAAGCGATGGCCTAAATATTTTTAAAACTGAAGCAGGCAAACCAGTTGATGGTGTAAGAAGAGCTAAACACGAACCATTATATAAAAGTATCACAACACAAGGTTTAGAAAATGATAACATAAGAGGATTATCTGACAGTACAGCTAGGAGAGAATCTCCTTCAAAAGTTTTTGGTATTTTAACACCGGGTGGTCATTCTTTTGTAATGGACGATGCTAGTCAGCAACACATTAGATTAAGAACAGTTGGTGGTTCACAAATACTATTAGATGACACTAACAACACAATATACGTTGTAAACAGTAAAGGTACAGGTTGGGTAGAAATATCTGACTCAGGAAAAATTGAAATGTGGGGAGCTGATTCAATTTCAGTTAGATCAGAAAAAGATATAAACTTTAGAGCTGACAGAGATATGAATATCGAAGCGGGTAGAAACATCAATATTAAAGCTCATCATACTCAACACAAACAAAACAATATATTAACACAACCTAAATCAACAACCGATCTGGGCGATGTATATGGACAAGTGCATATACAATCAGCAGGAGATCTTAACTTACAAGCTGGAACAAAAGAAACACATGGGTTACATATGAGTACTACAGGATCAACTAACATCTTTAGTGAACAAAGTCATTTTTTAACAGCTTCAAAAGGTTCGTCAAATATCACTGCTAGTACAGGACACTATGAAACAGCAACAGTAATACACATGAACGGACCAGCGGCAGGCACTGCCTCTGCAGTCAGTGGTATATCTTTACAAGTTGATAGCGATGGTAATTTATTGTACACCAATATTTTAGAAACTAGAAATGGTCCGGCATTGAATTCTCCTAGAGTTACAGAAGCTACTAGAGGTTCGATATTATCTAGGTTCCCAACTAGAGAACCATATCCTGATCACGAAAGTAAAAGTTTAGCAAACCAGTCATAAAAAAAGGCGCCATGAAGACGCCTTAATTTAAACTTTAGATTTTTATTATTCTGCGGCCGGTGTTTCACCACCAGATATCATTGGAATGTCTCCGCCGATCATAAGCCATGCGGCAACTAAAACAACTGCAATGCCAACCCATGTCCATTTATTTTTGAAAAAATTCATATTTTCTCCTTTTGTGTGAAAGTAAAAGGCCGCCGAAGCGACCTTTTTATGAGGTCTTTATTTAGATTTGTATATGTGATACAATACCCAAACTGCAACTAACCCAACTAAACCTTGTGCTGAGAAACCTGCGATAATTGATTGTACATTTCCGATTACTGAAATGTTAGGCCAGAACGGAATGCCCTGTCCTCCAAATAGCACTTCTAGAACTATACCTAGTGCTATAAGTGATACACCGACATCTGCTAAAGCTGACGCCCATGATTTAATTTTAGTAATAATATCCATAATTGGACCTCCTAACTAAATTGTGTGTTTAATATTTAAACACATTGATTTTGGTTAACACTCCTGTTAACCGATTTCACCAACAGAAATATATCTGTTAATAAGTAAAAAAAAAGGCGCCGAAGCGCCTTTTTAAGAGTTTATACTATTATTGTCTTACCTTATTATTATTATTATGCGTTAGCATTGATAACAGTTTTACCTGCATCAGACAATAATTCAAGTACAGAGCTTCTGATTTGTTTCGCAGTTTCGTACGAACCAGTACCAATTACTCTTACGTTGAAGTCATAACCTTTTGAAACTAGATCAGTTGTTGGTGTTGATCTTTTCATTTTAAGGTTTTTGAATTTGATAACACCACCGTTTACATCGCCGTTGTTATCTGTAGCATTTTTTTTGTCCTCGATGAAAACGCCAACTTTATTGTTAACTCTTCCTTTTGAGAACTCTCTAGTGTATACTACGTATTGTTTTGTTCTTGCCATATCTTTGTTACCTCCGAGATATTTGATTAACTTTATTAACATAACATCCTTATAATATATTATAATTGATTACTTGTCAACCGGTAATTGCATTTTTCTTTCCAACTATCAGTCTTTTTCAATTTTAATTCCAGCATTACGGAATATTATGTCAGGAAATCGCATGATATCGTTTTTGATTTCATACATTTTTAGAGCTACATCATGGTCATCATACCATAGTTCTTCTGAAAGCTTCTTATTATATGCTTCAGTAACTACATCTAGAAGTTGGATAGCTTGTTTTCTATCCATATACCACCAATCTTTCCCGCTGGAAAAGTTTTTGATTTGATCGCTCATATACCTATAGTATATGATCTGCCACCTTTAAGTCAACCAATTGTTTTGCCGTGAAGTACTGATCTGAAGGATTATTGAATTTTTTACGTACATCAGCTAGTGAAAATCCTGTGGCTTCTCTTAAAATTTGGAAACATCTTTGCTCAACATGAACATTTTCTTTCATTGAAGCTCTTAGATCGTGCATTTTTGATTCAAGTGCATCTGAATGTTGATGATTCATTATACCAGTATTCTTTCCAAGATATCTATGACCTTTTGCACCACTGGCTAATATGAGTAAAGCCGCACTCATTATACTACCAATACCGATAGTACTAATATGATGATAGCTATTTTTCATAATATCAATCAATGCAAACATCTGATAAACGTCTCCGCCATATGAATTTATATATAAAGTAAGAGTTCTTTTTGGCTTCTTTTTAAGATTGGAGTGCAATATCCATTTGATAGCTTGAGCTGTATTTTCCTCAGCAATATCTCCGTACAAATAATGTACGTCATTATCCAGTAAGGATACTTCTATCCTATCTTCACTGGTGAAATTTTCAAATTTTGAAGCCATAATTTCTCATTGTTTTGTATTTTAAGATATTTATGATATATAATTAAAACAGCATATAAAATCATCTATAAATATCTGTAGAGTAAAAAAGATATGGCATATACGACAACGACAAATACTGGAGTTTCAACTTCTTCCACAAACAGTAGTAATACTGGATCTTTTCCACGTGGCACATATAAAGGATTTAGTACACTAACTAGTGACAAATCTAATCAGCTATTCGATCTCGATTTAATCAAACAGGATCTAGTTAATCATTTTTATACAAGAAAAGGTGAGAGAGTTATGAATCCAAACTTTGGTTCAGTAATTTGGGATATGCTGTATGAACCATTAGATGAACACAATAAAGAATTAATAGTAGAAGATTGTCAAGCAGTAATCAATAGTGATCCTAGAGTTCAATTAATTGATACTAATGTAGTAGAATCCGAAAATGGATTAAGATTAGATATTGGGATCAATGTTTTGCCTTATAATCAACAAGCAACAATGCAACTAGAATTTGAAAGAGAAACAATATAATGAGTCAAATACAAAGACAAGACAATTTATTTTCAGCAGAAGATTGGAAAACAATATATAGAAGTTTTACACAGGCAGACTTTACGTCATACGATTACGATTCAATCAGAACAAGTATGTTGAATTATATTCAAACAAACTATCCTGAAGATTTCAATGACTATATTCAATCAAGTGAATTTATTGCTATCATAGATTTATTGTCTTACATGGGACAAAGTCTAGCATTTAGAACAGATTTAAATTCAAGAGAAAACTTTTTTGATACAGCCGAAAGAAGAGATAGCATTATCAAACTTGCTAAACTTGTAAACTACACACCAAAAAGAAATACTCCAGCAAGAGGATTATTAAAAGTTAACAAAGTTAGAACTACTGAACCTTTAGTTGATTCAGAAGGAACAAATTTATCTAACACAAATGTTACATGGAACGATGCAAACAATACAGAATGGTACGATCAGTGGTTACAAATTCTTAACAGTGCTTTCAATAGTACAAACCAATTTGGTGATCCTGTTAAAAGTGGAACAGTGAATACTATACTTTCTGAGATGTACAATATTAATAGTACTACGACTCAACCAGTTATACAAAATTTTAGTGAAAACATAGATGGTATTAATACATCCATTGACGTTGTTAAATCAGATATTCATCCGGATGGATACTTTTATGAAAAAGATCCAGACCAAGCAGAGCCATATAATTTAATTTACAAAAATGACAACCAAGGTTTTTCAAGTATCAATAATGGCTTCTTTGCATATTTTAAAGAAGGTGAAATGAACTTTGAAGATTATAATTTTGCTTCGCCTGTACCAAACAGATCAATTGACTTGCCATTATCTAATATTAATGAACTAGATGTTTATGTTCAAAAAGTTTCTAACAGCGGAGTTGTTTTAGAAAAATGGAAAAAGGTACCAAGTTTATTTGGACAAAATACAATATACAATAGTTTAGCTATTAGTGATACAAATATTTTTACAGTACAATCTCAAAACAATGATAAAGCTACTATTAACTTTAGTGATGGTAACTTTGGTGTTGCTCCTAAAGGAAATTTTAGAGTATGGTTTAGAAGAAGTTCAGGACAAGGACAAGTACTAAGAAAAAACAGAATTCAAAACAAAGAGATTAATATAAGTTATAAAAACAACGAAGGACAAGAATATATTCTTACATTATCATTGTCATTAAATTATACTGTTTCAAATTCACAAGCAACTGAATCTGATGCTAGTATTAAACAAAATGCTCCTAAGTCTTATTACTCACAGGACAGAATGATTAATGCTGAAGATTATAATATTTTTCCTTTAACACAAAGTAACTCAATTCAAAAAATTAAATCTATAAACAAAACGCACATAGGTCATTCTAGATACTTAGATATCAATGATCCTACAGGAACAGTAAAAAGTGTAAACGTATATGGAGAAGATGGAATACTTTATAAAAATCCAGACTTTACATTAAACAGTGAAGAAATAACTGGTACGGTTGTAGATTATACTAGTTACACTTATATAATTGAAAACATATTAGAACCATTAATTCAAAAGAATTTATTATCTAACTATTATTATGACACATATAAAAAAGCTGTCGAGGCAACACATGATGCAAATCAATTTGTTATGCAGTCAGCTAGTACTGAGAAAAATGAATGGGTAACATATCCTAGTGCGGGTCAAAGTCAAACAGGATATTTTGTAATTGCAGGTGCGGCCGATAAAACATTTTCACAAGCAACTGGTGTACATAATAATCCATTAAACAATAACGAAAAACTAGGTATGATTAGACCAGGAACAGTTTTAGAATTTGTAGATGATTATTCAACACCAACAAAAAGTATCTTTACCACAGTAGTAAGTGTAAGAAATAATGGTGTTGTTACAAATTCAGATACAGCAGGTTCAATACAATTAGATAAGCAAATCACAAATGGATATAAGATTAGAAAAATATTGCCAAACTTTAGAACTGCATTGTCGACAACAGAAAAAGAAACTATTAGAACACAGATGCAGGCAGGTGTAAACTTTGGAATAGGTTATCATTATAACGACCCAAGTCTTAAAAAAGAAGGCTGGTATGTTATAGCTGACGATTACCTAGATACAACTAATGAATTTAGTGTAGCATATAACAGTAAATTTCCACCAGGATATCAAGCTCTAGCTAGTGATACTTCATGGTTGGTTTATGCAAAATATGTGCCGGCGGCATCTACAGCTTCATCTCCAAAATATGAATTTACTATAAGAGGATTAGATTACGTATTTGAAAGTAAAGATGAAGTTAGATTCTTTTATGTTAGTGACTATAAAAATATTGATTCAACTACTGGTAAAGCAGTACAAGATACTATAGAACTTTTAAACATAAACAAAGATGTTAAATTGTTGACTGATCCAGGCAATGCGGCGAAACTAGTCAATCCAATTACATTTAGTATTTCAGATAGCTTTACAGAACAAGACGGCTACGTAGATATTAAAAAAATTAAAGTAACAAATATTGACTCTGACAATAGTGGTTCACCAGACAATCCAATTGCACACGATGATTTAATAAGTGATAATCATTATGTATTTTTTGAAAATTATATTGATTATGACGGATACACATATTATAAATTAAGTTCAGATGTTACGCAAGTTACTACTAAACTTGCCGCTTCAAGTGTTAACGGATTAGCATTTGTAACAGCTGATTCAACAGCGGCCAACAACTTCTTTTTCTACAGAGGTAATGGTTCAGGTGTAGAGAACACAGCAATCAAATTAGTTAATGATGTAAACAGTTCATCTTATACAAGAAGAGCCGGGTATAATAGTACTAATAAAAAAACTTACAAGGCTTTTGTAGGTAGAGCATTTAGTGACGCAGAGAAATTTTATTTTCACTACAAACACAGTGCACCAAGATCACAAAGAATTGATCCTTCAGTAAGTAATATTATTGAATTAGTTATATTAGATAAAACACATTATACTAATGTACAAAACTGGTTTAGCAGTGGAAAAGCAAGATCATTATTTCCTGCAGAACCTACTTCACAAGAAATTAAAAACAGTGTTGGTGAATTAGAAAAATATAGATCAATAAGTGATCAATTAATTTATTCATCAGCTAAATTTAAATTATTATTTGGACCAACTGCTGATGAACAGAATCAAGCTATCTTTAGAGTAGTTAAGATACCAAATACAAATTACACTGATAACGAAATTAAAACAGAAATCATTCAAGCAATCAATAGTTACTTTTCTATTTCTAATTGGGACTTTGGTGATACATTTTATTATAGTGAACTTGCCGCTTTTATTCATACTAGGTTGTCAAGTAAGATATCAAGTGTGGTTATTGTACCAAAAGATGCAGAAGCAAAATTTGGTGACCTATTTCAAATCAAAGCTGGAAGTAATGAACTATTCTTTAGTACTGCCACAGTTAATCAAGTAGAGATTGTCTCTGGTTTAACAGGAGTTAATCTAAGATCAGTTACTTCTGGTGCTGTGGGAGAGTATTAATGGCGTACGAGTCTAACGTTTCATTCACATCAACATCTAACAGTAACATTGGCGATACGTATACTTCTAATGTTAGTACTACAGATGACTTTAAGGCTTTAGACTTTTTACCTGAAGTATTTCATTCAGCAAAGTTAAAAAACTTTTTTGATGGAACAGTAGAACAACTTTTCAGTTCTCCTAATGCTATTCAAACATCAGAATTTATTGGTAGAAAAGATGACGTTTACTTTTCTCAAGAAAAAGACAACTACAAAATTGAAAAAACAAAACAACGTGGTGACTATCAATTAGAGCCATCACTTATAATTAGAAATCCAGATTCGTTAAGTACGATTGATGCAGTATTTTATACTGAAGCACTAAATCATGTAAGCAGTGAAAACGGTAAAACAAATAATCAAAATAGATTATTTGATCAAAAATATTACAGTTATGCACCGCCAATTGATTATGATAAATTCATCAACTACGAAAACTATTATTGGTATCCGAGTGTAGATCCTCTTTTACCATCTATTGTTGTTACAGGATCTGTTGAGGCTTTTACAGCTAATGCTTCACAGACGGCTTTTACTCTATCTTACCCTATCACGTCAAGCATAGACGTTGTTAGTGTCAACGGAACTGTAACAACAGACTACGAAACATTAGGATTAAACTTAGAGTTTGCAAACTCTAGTATAACTATATCAGCAAGTGATACAGTTAATATTGTACATAAAGTCAGCCCTACTGCAATAGTTGGTGCTAAAGAATATACTTCACCAAATGGTATAAAATTAAGTTCTGGTATGTTAGTTGAATTCAACAAAACATATTTGACAGAGCCAGCATACCAAGATAAAAAATATTATGTTGAAGGTGTAGGCAGTGAAACAGGTATAGAACTAGTACAAGTAAATGAAGATGTGTTAGACACAGAATCATATATTACTTTAACAAATCAGCCTTGGGATTTTACTTCAGAAACAACTTCAGGTGTTGATGTAAGTTTTAGTTGGGATGAAAAGAAATGGGATACTCAAGCAGATCTTTCTACACATGATTACATAACTATCGATCGTTCTTCGAAAGATAACAATCCGTGGTCTAGAACAAACGGCTGGGTTCATAAAAACAATATTACAAGTTATAGAAATTTACAAAAACTAGTTGAGATAGAACATCCATGGGATGTATCAACAACAGATGTCACAGGTTATGACGGTGGATATTTTGACGCTACAGATAAATTACAACAATCAGCTTTTCAACTTGATGCATCAAAAAAAGCAACTAGACCTATTATCGAATTTAAGAAAGATATTCAACTGTACAATTATGGTGCAGTACACAAATATACAGTTAACTTATTAGCAACAACACAAACTAAAGCAGACATCGAAGGACAAAGTACTTACACACTTGATGGTATAATTTTAGAAAATGGTATGTCAATACTATTCCAAAACAATGCATTTGAAACAACACCGATTGAATGGTCAGGTGATAGTTTTCCATGGGATCATGATTCAGATGGAGATGGTGCATCAGACAAGAGCTGGGATATTACTGGAGTAGACTTTGATGTGTCTAGTTCTATATGGACAGTAAGTGGAGTAGGTACAAGTATTTCATTAACTAAAGTTGCTGGATTAACTATTGTTGACAATGACAAGATTACAGTTAAATCTGGTGTAGTAAATGCTGGTAAAGAATATCATTGGACTGGTTATGCTTGGATATTATCACAAAGTAAAACAAAATTCAATCAGCCACCATTGTACAATTTATATGATAACAGTGGAGTAGTACTAGATGATTCATCAAAATATAGCAGTTCTAGTTTTAACGGTAGTCAGCTATTTGGTTACACAGTAGGTACAGGAACTGATGATGCGTCATTAGGATTTCCATTATCATACGATACATATACTAGTGTTGGTAGTATTAAATTTAAAAATTATCAGCTAGATGATACTTCTGGATTAGTTTATTATAAAAAAACTAATTACCCTAATGTTTTACAATCAACTGTTAACAAAAAAGTTATTACAAACCCAAGTATAGCAAGTACCGGAAATAAATTTTATATTGATAGCATTGAGAAACAAAATTTAATATTGATTAGAGGAAACAAATATGTGTTTGATCTTTCTGATTCAAGTTTGTCAAGTAAAGGTTACTCAGCTGGATCACATCCATTTGCATTAAGCACAACAGCCGACGGTACACATGGCAGTGGTACAAGATATTCAACTAAAGTAAAATACTTTATTAATGACATACAAGTTTCAGAAACTGTTTTTTATGGAGCAGAGTATGATAAAGCAACAGCAAGAACAGTTGAGTTTACACCAGATGTAAACACACCAGATACAGTATATTATTACTGTGGTACTCATGCAGGAATGGGTGGTAAGTTAACAGTTGTAGATAATGCGAACTCAACATTAGTTGATTCTATCTCATCTGTGTATGAAACAGAATGGGTTCAACCGAAACAAAAATCTAAACAGCTTTTAGAACAAAACTTTAATGTTGATGATTATACAAGTGCAAATACTTTTGTTTTAGAATCGTTAATTGCTGATGATTCTAAAGTTAAAGTTTATGTAAACAATGTTGAACAAGAATTCAAAGTTGATTACAACATTGAAAAAAATCAAACAATTAAAATGACAGCTGATGTTACAAAAGGATACCATGTTTTTGTAGTATGGGATAGCTTTGAAACTAAAGACTTAAAGAAAGCAAGATTCCAGTTACCAAAAAACTTATCACATAATGCATTGAACAATCCAGTTGATGAATATTCATACAGTGATTTATTATCACATATGAGTTCAGCTATTTCTAGACAGGAAGATATAACTGGAAAACCTTTAGGAAATAATACGTATAGAGATACGAAAAAAGAAAACGAACAAGGACAAGAAATATTACAACACAGTGCACCTTTAGTAAAATTCTTAACTCATGTTAACAGCAATGATAGAAATGTAATTAAGTCAACAAGACTAGCACAAGACGACTATATTAGATTTAAAAATAAATTTTTACAAAAAGTAACACAAGTATCTATAGACAATGATATTACAAGCTGGACTGATCAAAAATTAGTTGATACTGTTTTAGAATCATTGAATACAAATAAAAAAGTAAGTGAGAAATGGGCTTACAGCTTAATGGCCAATTACGGTAAGAATGCACAAATAGAAACTATTACAATCACAAGTGCAAATAAAACTTGGAACAATACACAAAGCCAAAGTCAAGCAGTACAAAACTATCAAGATATTTTAGAAATGATAGGTGAACCTGGATTAGACATAAGCTATGCATTCAACCCACGTGACGATAAAGATATAAAATCATTATACATTTATAATAACGACAAATTATTAACAATGAATAACGATTACGTTATTGAAAATTCATCAGGAACTAGAATAATATTCGTAGGAGCATCTAAGCCAGATGTAAATGATGTAATTAAAATATATCACTTCTCTGCAAAACAACCTGCATGGATACCGTCAACACCAGCCAAGCTAGGAATGACGAATGCATTTTTACCTAGAGAAGTTAGTGATGCAAGTTATTCATCAGGAACAAAAACATTTATTGAAGGACATGATGGATCATTAACACTTAAATTTAATGATGATCGTGATAGAGCATTGCTAGAAATTGAAAAAAGAATTTACAACGATATTGAAAATAGATTCATGGACCCAGATTATGTTCCTGATATTTCATACAATAGTACTGTTGACAATTACTTTAATAAAAAAGATTATTCATACAGCGAATACACAGATGTTATTACGCCACAAGTTCACAGATGGGCAGTTAACAACCAAGTAGATATATTTGAAAATAATGGCTACGATCAAAATGATTGGAAAACATGGAACTGGAGTAGTACGCAAGATTTATTTGGAGATAGATCAGCAGGACACTGGAGAGGAATTTATAAAAAGTTTTATGGTTCAGACAAACTAGATACGCATCCATGGGAAATGTTAGGCTTCTCAATTAAGCCTCATTGGTGGGATAGGAACTATAACTGGAAGCAATCTTCTGCAAGAGCATTATTAATTAATGATATCGAGAAAGGTATTATTAGAGAAGGTTCACGTGCTAACTTATTAGATTTAAGTTATACAAATCAAGAAAATATTTACAGGCACGAAGGCTTTAGCAGTTATGTACCTGTTGACACATCAGGTAAAGTTATTGATCCGCTTACTTTAGGATTAGTTGATAGAAATCCAAGTGTCGATGAAGCTAAAAAGAATTGGAAAATTGGTGACAATGCACCAAGTGAAAGAGCATACTATATTAACAGTGCTAGTTCTTTTGGTACAACAGCAGTAATGTCAATACTGAAACCTGCAGAATATTATGAAAAGTTTTTTGATACATTGAATTCTAGAGTAGCAAAAATCAATACTACAAGTGTATACGATTTCAATACAGGTAAACGACCAAACAATAATGTTTATGTTGATAGAGAAACAGTAGGAACTAATACGTTCAGTGGTACTGGTTATCAGCAATATGTTACTCAGAGATTAATTAATGAAAACAAATCTATTACAGATTTATATGGTGGTATTTTAAGAAATGTACAACCGCAGTTAGCTCATAAACAAGGAGCATTCGTTGACTTTGCAAGTTATAGAGCACAAACTGAATCATACTCACCTAATTCTACTAGAACAAGTGTTTACATTCCAGATAATAACATTTCACACGTGACTCATGCTAGTCCAAGTATACAAAATAGTGCATACAGTGGCGTTATAGTTGAAAAGACAGAAAAAGGATTTGCTGTTAGAGGTTATGATATTAGCAGAAGTCATTTTAAAACAACAGTAAGTGATCCAAACGGTGTGCAAGTTCCAATATCTGTTGGCGGAGTACCATCAAAAGTTGGTGCTTACGTGCCAAATCAAACATTAGAAAAAGATCAGTTAGTTAGATACGAAGGTAATTTTTATAGAACAGTAGTACCTCATGTTACTGACACATCATTTGTTGCAAAGAATTTTGTAACAGTAAATGAAGTACCTACCGAAGGTGGCATCAGTGCAACTTTATATAAATCAACTGAAGCCAACAGAACAGTTGTTGTTCCATATGGAACTGAATTTAAAACTTCTCAGGAAGTATTTGACTTCTTAGTAAACTATGGAAGACACCTTGAAAGCGAAGGTTGGGTATTTGATGAAATAAACAATGATGCAAGTCAAACTCTTAACTGGTTATACAGTGCAAAAGAATTTTTATTCTGGAGCATAGGCGGTTGGGGAACTGGTAGTGTTATTGCATTGTCTCCAAGTGCAAGTAAATTAAAATTTAAACCTAAGTTAGGCGTTGTTGCAAACATCGAAGATATCATAGGAAGCACATATTCAATTTTAGATAAAACTGGTACACCGATTGATCCTAATACAACAACTGTAATTAGAGAAGGTTCTACTATTTCAGTAACACAAGATAACAGAGAACCAATATACTTTGTAAACTTATATGTAAGAGAAATAGAACATATCACAATATTTGATAACGAAACAACTTTCTTAGACACAATCTATAATCCAACATTGTCAATTAGACAACCTAGAATTAAACAGACATTGTTACGTACTAATGACTGGTCGGGTAAATTAGAAGCTAATGGTTATTTGATCGACAGTACAAAAGGTCTTGTTAGTAACTTTGAAACTACTACAAATGAAATGGAAAACTATTTAGATGTTGATAAGTCAGTTAATAATGAAAATTTAAACTCAGCAGGATTACATACAATTGGTTATCAGAACAGAACATATTTAGATAATTTAGAAATTGTTGATGACAATCAAACAAAATTCTATCAAGGATTTATAAGACAAAAAGGTACTAAAAATGCAATAGATAAAATTACAAGAAGTACTAAAGTTACTCAAAACCAAAACTTTAATATGTATGAATATTATGCATTTAAAGTAGGTGAGTTTGGCGGAAGCGATGTTAATCAATCTATTGAATTTAAAATTGACAGTAACAAAGTAAAAGCTAATCCTCAATTAATTACATTCCTACCAAAGCAAGATGGAACTATAACAACTGATAATTTATTTGATAATATTATTACCATAGATGCAGACGACAATGATACTTGGGTTAAGAAACCAAAGGGCGATAAAACTACAGCAAATTTATTCACAAGTAGAACTGAAACTTTTGAAATGCCAACTGCTGGATATGTTCACGCAAATGACACTACATATCAAGTATTTGACAAAGCAAACTTATTAAGTCATTATCAAAATAATGTTAGCACATCTATTTCTTTAGGTTCAACTTATTGGGTAGCAAAAGATACAAATTTAGATTGGAACGTATATAGACTTTCTACAATTACACAAACATTAGATAGTGTTGTAAGCAATAGTCCATTGACTGTAACATTGAACGAGTCAACTGGTAAACTAGCCACCACTGCAAATGCTACTGTTGATTATGTACTACCAAATGAATTAGATGGAAGTAATGCTTCTGTAATTACAACAACACATGGTAGTAAAAAATTACAATTACAATTAAGCGATCAAAGTATTTCTAAAACTATTACATTTGGAGACTTTGGTGGTGCAAATGCAGAAATTGTTGTTGACTCATTAGCTGACCAAGTGGCAGGATTTGTTATTACTACTGCCGGCTCTGGTTATTCAGTTGGTGACACAATAACTGTAAGTGGTTCAGGAGGTACAGGTGCATCAGGAACAGTATCATCTATTGACGGTTCGGGTGGTATTACTGGAATTACTTTTGTTAAAGGCGGCGGCGGATTTTATGCCGAGCCGGCTGACATAGTAATTAACACAGGTGGTTCACCTTCATCAGGATCAGGTGCAGTTATTAATTTAAAAGGTAACAATCCTACATTTGAAATTAACTCTACTTTACAAAACACAGCAGTCAACTTCGCAGTAGGAGAAACTGTTAATTGGTCCGGTGGATCAGCTATAGTTACAAACGCATTTAAGAAAACAGGTGGCCAAGTTGTATTACATATACATAACAATACCAGCACACCATCAGTATCACACACATTCACAGGTGCCACTAGTGGTGCCGTTACAACAGGATCAACAACAGTAACAGCTAGAAGCACCTCAGCTTCAGGAGATACTACATTTGGTGGTATATTAAGTTACATAGTAAACAACGGTGGTACTGGATATGTTAGTCCAACATTCTTAGTTTCGGGTAGCGTAGGTGTAGGGTCAGGTGCAGTAGAACATTCAGCTGGTGTTATTACAAGTGCATTCTCGCAAAATCCAGGTTACGGATATAGAAAAGAATTTACGCCAAACGCAGATATTACAATTACTGTGCAAGATACAATTTCAAACGGTGATAACAAAACAGTCACGTTTGCTGACAACTTATTAAAATGTGATTCAATTAGTAATGTGTCAATTACAATTAATGAAGCATGGGATGGAACAGCACCACAACTAGATGTTGGTACTAGTGCAAATCCAGATGCATTTAAATCGAACCAAGCGTTGTCAGGTAACGTGGTAATAACTTCACTAGCAAGTAACATCACTGATAGATCAAATACTGCTGTGAAAGTCAGGTTCCATGGAACTAATGCAACAACAGGAAATGCAACAGTCACAGTTAACTATAAAAAAGCAACTTATAATGTTTTAGACACAGATGGTACTAGTACAAATGCTTCGGCTGTAAACAGTACATACCTATCAAGTAATCCACATCCTATATATGTTTACAAAGATGTGAGATTAGCGACAAGAAATAATGGCATTGATCAAGCAGATAAAAAAGCCAATCTGGGTGCTACTGTTAATCATTTTGTATCAAATGTTTGTGCGGCAATTACATTTACAGACGGAGATCAAATTTGGATAGATAACGGCGGTGATTCATATTGGTATAATTTAAAATTAACTTCGAACGCATCAGTAAAAACAGCTTATGATAATTTGGCATCAAATGCCAACGTAAATTCAGCTATAACAATTAGTGGAAAGTATTGGATTATTAATTCAGATATAGACTACACAGATACTGCTAACTTATCACAAACATTATTTGATGGAACAGTAAGAACTAACAAAGGTAAATCACAAATTGATAGTACTTTATTTTACAAATCTAAAATTTCTGATTTAGGTGACTACAATAGAGAAACAGAATTTAGCTTATATGATCCAGTTAAGAATTTAATTCCTGCAATAGCAGAGAAAGAAATAGTGTTCAAAAGATTAGTTGATCCTGCTGTTTATACTAATCATGCTGATAGTTCTTTTGTAACTAATCAAGAACCATGGGGAATAGAACAAGTAGGTCAAACTTGGTGGAACACATCAACATTAAAATACTTTGAATATGAAAACTATGATTTAGAATACAAACAAAAATATTGGAGTAAACTATTTCCTGGTTCAACAATAGACATTTACGAATGGACTGAAAGTTCAAATGCACCAGCAAGTTACGTGGGAGATGGAACACCAGTATCAACTACAAACTACACTGCAATTACAACAACAGATAAACAGAATTTTCAAACTACAAAATATTATTTCTGGGTCAAAGATAAAACAACTGTACCAGATTACGATTGGAGATTATATTCAACAACATCAATTGCAAGAATTATAAAAGATCCAACAGCATTTGGATTGAACTGGTATGCACCTGTTGATAGAAATAGTTTAATAGTTGCTAACAGTACAAGATCAATTACTGATGATAGTTTGTTTACATTAAATTATAAAATAATGAATGTTGACAAGCCATCTCACAAGCAATGGTTAATGATAAAAGAAAACGATCCAAGTACACCAGTTGATAAAAGAATATGGAATAAATTTACTGATAGTTTAAGTGGAAAAGATGCAAATAATTTATCAGTGCCAGATACAACCACATTAGGTCCATTAAACAGATATGGTAGTAGTATAAGACCTAGACAAACTTGGTTTAAAGATGTTAAAGAAGCAAGAAGACATTTTGCTTTCAAACTTAACGATTTAGTATCAACAATTAACATGGACGTAGATTATCCAGAATGGGAAAGTGGATTTAATAACAGTCCAATTTACGATAAATCAGATTATTATCTATCAGGATACAGTAATGCAATTGTTGTTAATAGAACAGTTGATACCTACTCTGAAATAGACACATCAACATTATCAGACTTTGAAGTAATCAAAGTTAATACAGATTACAATAATAAATGGGCAATTTACATTTACGGTCCTAGAAGTGAAATTGTATCAGGTAATGCTCCAGTATCTACTTCATCAACAGTATCAAGCAGTGACGCAACAGTTTCACCAGGCTCAGGATACAGCGGTGGCGAAGGTGGTGGCAGTTATTCAGTTGGTTCTCAATCAGAAGGTGGCGAAGGCAGTGGAGATAGTAGTTCAGAAAAGAAAGAACTAGTAAGAATTGCTAACCAAACAAGTACATTCAAACTTAATACAAAATTTTATACAAACGATGATGTTTCCGCAGATACAAGAAACTTAATGAAACAATTATACGATTACGTATTTGCAGGAACCAATAGAGTAAACAGTAACGAATTGTTGTTTGCAATGATCAACTATATTTTTGCAGAACAAGAAAATATTGATTGGGTAATTAAGACTTCTTACTTCGACGTTGTACAAGATGATGCATCATTGACACAGTTAGCAAGTTACACACCAGATACTTTTGACTTTGTAAAAGATTATGTAAATGAAGCCAAACCATATTCAAGTAAATTAGTAAACTATCTAAGTAAAAAACAACCAGTTCTAGAATCTGCTAATGTTGATGCCGAAGACAGCTTTACAATATCATCTTCAGTTGTGTTTGACAGAGTAAGTGAGAATGTAGAATTATTGAGCTCAGGCACAGATGGACAACAACTAGCTGAATTGAAAAAGAAGAGAACGGTCAAAGATATTGCACAAGATGGTAGACAAGGTGACTTACAAGCTAAAGATAATGCAGTTGAAAGAATTGCAAAATATTTCTTCTCAACAGAACTTGCCGCGTTAGATACTAATGATGACAACGCCGTAAAAGTTTTTATGGCTACGTTGAAAAAAGTAATTGCACCATACAAAGATTTAGAACTAGAAGGATTCCCATTTGGTTTTGATAAACTTACTGACAGTGAACTAGTTTCATTATTAGGTTTAGATATAACTGGTTTTGATCAATCACTTGATTGGGATTCAGATGTTCAACAAATATTCTACAATACTTTATTTGAAAGTGCCAAAAATTGGCAAACAGGAACAGCATATACTAAAGATATTACAATGAATAATGCATCACAAATTTCAAGTAATACTATTGTAAAAAATGATGACTTGACACACTTTACCGCTTGGAGTGTGAGTAACAATTACGATGTAGGTGCTTATGTTAAACATCAAGGATTAGTTTATAGATGTAATGTTAAACATAATGCAGTTGATGTTTCATCATTTGATTTTAGTAAATGGGATTACATAAAAGATTTAGTTTATGTGACAAGTGAAAATCATACGTCAGGAACTTTTGCAACAGACTATGCAAATAATAAATGGTCATTAATTACAACAAAATTTGATGCCGCAGGATTTGTAAGACCTCAACATGAAGACAATCCGGAAGAACTTGTTCCAACAAGTATGAAAGAAAATTTAACCTTGACCGTAACTACAGCTGAACGTACAGCTAAAGATGTTGCTGACATCGACGGTGATGGCAACGTAACTGAAACATATGGTTATGGTGATCAATACACATTTAGAATTTTCTACAGTGGCAGTGGTCATACTGAATTCAAAAGATTACCTAAAGTTGCTGAAACAACTTTATCATCAAACATTGATGCAACTGTAACTTATATAGATGTTGCTGATGCATCAACACTATACGCAGAACTTTCTGTTAAAGATCCAGATGATAACAGTCAAACAATTGGTACAATACCAGCTACTGTAACTGGTACAGTTAATGATAATAATCCAGGATACATTTGGATCAATCAAGAACTAATTGAATTTAGAAAAGTTAGTGGAAATAGATTAAGCAAACTTAGAAGAGGTGTACACAATACTCCAATTCAAAGTCATACAGCAAATGATAGAATAAACTCAGCAAACGATCAACATGATATTCCAAATGCTACACAAACAGCTAGATGGAGTGCATTTGACCCAGCTGGATCGCAGATGATTGATAAGACTGTACAGGCAACTTGGGACGCTGTAGCTTGGGATGGCACAGACGCATTATGGGATAAAGCATCGCTAGATCCTACAGAACAAGCAATATTCATCAGAGCAGGTGGAAATAGTAACTTCAAACTGTACAATACAACATATACTGAGCCTGGATATGTAGATAATCAAGCAGGTATAACCACAGGATACTTTAGTGAAGAATAAATATGTACATAATTTAAGGATTAAATATTAATATGGCAATATCGAATATAAAACTGAGAGCAACAACAACTTCCGTAAGTAATCTTAAGGCTAATGTTGACTCATCTATATCAATTAAAGCTTCTCCATTAACACATGAAGAGATAGACTTAAACTTTTTAGAATTAGCTGACGCAGTTCAAACTAGTGCATACAAAAATCCATTAGCCGCTAATCTAAATGCAAACACTTTTACAATTTCAAATTTAGGAAATGTTGCCGTAGGTACAAGTACTCCAGCAGGAGTTCTTACAGTAAATCATGCTAACCTTACTAATTCAACTATTTTAGTTAGAACTGGTTTAACTGGTGACGATATGTATTCGTCATTAAGAGTTAAATCTAAAAGACAATCATCTACTAACATGGGAGATAACTTTGGATCATCAATTAGTTTTCAAATTGAAGATGATGGTGCTACAGGAGAATTAGGATATTTAGGTTTTAAAAGAGATGGTGCCGATTCAACAGGAAAATTTAGTATTAACACTTATAGCGCCGGCTCAGCCTCTGAAACATTAACATTGACTGCCGCAGGTGTACTTACTGTTAACACCGTAGTAGCAGGGCTTACAGGTGCAGTAACAGGTACAGTATCGAGTCTTTCTAATCATAACACAGGTGCGTTATCAGAAGGTTCAAATTTATATTTTACAAATGCAAGGGCAGATGCTAGAGCAGATACTAGAATTGCCGCTTCATCAATTAATACATTATCAGATGTTAACACATCAGGAGTAGCAACTAATTCAATTTTGAAATATAATGGTAGTGCTTGGGTAGTAGCTTCAGACACCAACTCAACTGATATTAGTTCAAACACAGTTGGTCAATTAAGTGATGTAACAATTACGTCAGCGGCCGCCAATCAAGTTTTAAAATGGAACGGTAGTGCTTGGGTCAATTCAGCAACACCAATCACAGCTGGTTCAATTGGAACAACAGAACTAGCAACAACTATTCCGCTAACAACTTTTACCGACAGTACTAATGTTTTTGCCAAAAGCACTTTAGCAACTAACATAACAGGTAATGCTAAAAATATTACTGGTATAACCACATTTGGTTCTACAAACGCAACAATTGGAACACTGACAGTTGATACACAATTTGATGTAGGTGGACCAATGAAGGCAAATGTTGCAACTTATGGTTCAGTAGCAAGATTCCAAAGAACTGTTTCAAGTGCTGTCAATACTGATTACTCAGCAATAGTTCTTGAAGCTAAAAGTTCAGCCGCATCAAGTGATAACTTTGGTCCGGTAGTTGACTTTAAACTAACTGATAGTTCTAGCTCACAAAGTTTAGGTTACGTAGGTTTTGTAAGAGATGGAGCAGACAATTCAAGTAAGTTTATTGTAAAAGGAACTAACGCAGGATCAATAAACACACAACTTACTATTGACAAGTCAGGTGCAGTAGATGTTCCAGGAACTCTAAAAAGCAATGGCCTAGTTTATGGTGTGCAAAATATTAGTGGTCCAGGTGCAATAAGTTTAACAGAAACAGTCACATTATTAACAACAACGGGCACAGATGCTTATACATTGGCAGATGGTGTAGAAGGACAACTTAAAATAATTTCAATGAAAGTGAATGGTGGTAACGGTACTGTTACTCCAACTAACTTTGTAAATGGAACAAATATAGTATTCAACAATGTTGAAGATACAGTTCAACTTCTTTATCAATCTACTGGTTGGGTGCTATTAGCTCGTCAGAATGCGACTGTAACATAAGGATAAGAATTATAAAACCCATGTTTAACTTGACAATAAATATAATATAAGGTATTATAACTAAAATGACAACAAAACAAAATAACAAACCAAACGATACAGGAAACGTCCATATGGAAGGTCATGTGTTAATCACTGACAAGAAAACAGGCGAAGTACTAGTAGATAAAAAGAATGCTATACATTTTGGCAATATGGCTTTTGTCATAGCTTCTGCTTTGAGTCATCATACATTGAATGATTCAGGTATCTACCATATGGGATTTGGTAATGGGGGTTCTGATGTATTATCAACAGGTGCTATCAAGTATAAAACAACAAATACTGGATCAAGCAAAGATAATTCAGCTGATTTATATAACAGAACTTATAACAAAGTTGTAGCAAAACCAGGATCATCTAGTTCAGTTGCTCTTGGAGATGCTAATAATAACATTGAAATCGTGAGCTCAACAGGTGCTTATACTGACGTAAAAGTAACTTGTACTTTAGATTTTGGTGAACCATCAGGGCAAGATGCGAACGACAATGCTACCACTGATACTAACTATGTTTTTGACGAACTTGGTTTATATGCATATTACCAAGATACAGCGTCAGGCACATTAGATATCACAAATAGTTTATTGTTGTCGCACGTTATTTTTCACCCGGTACAGAAGAGTACAAATAGACAAATAGAAATAGTATACACTATTAGGATACAGATGCAATAATGACTGATTTTAATACCAAAATAGTAGTATATAAAGTAAAATATATAAATACGCAAGGAGCAACCACATATGAGTTACACGATTAATAACACAAGAGGATCAGTGGTCACCACAGTTACTCCTGGTACAACATCAGTTGTAGGTGGATTAACACTGATCGGAAAAAACTATACAGGTTACGGTGAGCTAATTGCTGAGGATTTCGTAAGACTACTAGAAAATCAAGCAAATACATCGAACCCATCATCACCATTAACAGGACAGTTATGGTATGATACATCAGAATCAATTTTAAAAGTATATGACAGTACAGCATGGGACAGACTAACTCCATCAGTTGGAAATAGTGCACCAAGTTCACCTACAGCAGGTACAATTTGGTTAGATACAACAAATGCTAACACTTTAAAAATATACTCAGGCAGTGCATGGGCATCAACAGCCATGTCAGCAGACAATTCAAGACAAGCAACAGTTGTTTTGAAAACTGCGGACAACAGTTGGGCCACAACAGCAAGAAAAAATGGTTACACATCTAATTCAGATACAGAAGTTACTGTAACTGCAATTATTGGTAAAAACGCCGCAGGTGCTGAACAAGTACTATGTGTTTATTCACCGGCCGCATTTAACATTTCATCTGCTACTGCCAACTTATCAAATTCAGCATCACTAGAATATGATATCTATAACAACTTTAGTGTTACAACAGCAGGTGCTGGTACACAATCAGTACAAGCAGGTGTAAACATTAGAGATGGTTTCTTAGATGCTAGTGCAACTGCACCATTATCAGAAAAAACAGATGCTATAAGAGATATTAGTTCTCCAGCAACAACTTATGATTCAAGTAAGATAATGATTTTAACAAAAACTACAGCACAATCACACGCAGGTGACTTAAAGCCTACGTCAAATGCTTCAATTAACTTAGGTTCAAGTACTTTAAGGTACGCAACAATTTACGGTCTATCAACTTCGGCTCAATACGCCGACATAGCTGAAAGATTTGCGGCTGATACGGCAATGGACTACGGTACAGTTGTTGCACTAGGTGGTGCTGAAGAAATAACAAAGACTGCCGAGAGGGCAGATGAAAAAGTATTTGGTGTTATCTCAAACAAACCGGCGTTTAGAATGAACGATGGAGCAGGAGATGATGCTACACATCCTTTTGTAGCTTTTTCTGGAAGGGTCGACTGTAAAGTCAAAGGCCCAGTGACAAAAGGAGATAGATTAGTCAGCAGTGACGTTCCAGGCGTGGCTGTTAAAGCTAATCAAAACGATGACTGGAAAGCGACTTTTGGTCGGGCTTTAGTCGATAAAACTTCACAAGAAGTCGAAAAAATAACTATTGCAATAGGAGTAAAATAACATGGCTTATACACAAGGAGATACGATTACAGCATCGGACTATAACACGTTCGCAACAAATGTCAACGCTGTCATCGGAACAGGGAGTGGTACGTCTGGTTACGGTTTAACAGAGATTACATCGATTTCCGCAGGTGATACAATATCAGCGGCACAATGGAATTCATTATTATCGGGACTACAGAAAGCGGCTACTCACCAAGGGACAAGCGTAACAAACGCATCAAACACAGTTTCAACAGGTGGTAACATATTACCATTATCAAATTTAGAAGCTGATATCACAGCAATCACAACAAACAAAGCAAACGCGGCTGGCGCCAATATGTCAACAGGACAAGCAGGTACTTCTTCATCAAGAACAAGTGCATGGACTAGTAATGTTAACCATATTTTCACAGTAACATTTGCTTCTGCAAACGCGGCTAGATTCTTTTTCAACTCAGGTGGAAAAATCAAGTTTGCTTTTAGTAGATCAGGTGGTTCATCAACAGACCAAAATACATCATGGACAAACTTATTGTCAGGTGTAGGTACAGTTACTTTTGCTAACACAGCCTCAGGTTCATCAGGGTCAGTAGGCTTTGAAAACTTGACTGGTTCAGATCAAGCAATTTTCAACTCAGCTGTTGGTTCAGGTGATTATTCAGCTAATGACGTAAACATCAATGCTAAAATGTCAGGTGCAGTGATTACAATGGAAGTTGATTTCAATGATGATCACGTTGCAGAAACTGGTACTTTTACAGGTGGTGGTTTAGGTAATGCACCAAATGAAGGTCAGGCTTACACAGGATCAGACTCAGTAGATGGTACTTTATCATCAACTATTACGTTTGATAAGGCAGATAATGCCTCAGCTGTACAAGTAGCTTCACCATCATTTGCTACTACGACAAACTTATAAGATTAATTGATTAATTAATTAATTGACAAATTAACCCTTTGATGTTATATTAACTATAACATTGGAGGGTTTTTTTATGACCGACATAAGACTAGAAAAAGCACTAGAGTTCGCTAATTACAGATCAACTCTATCTGTGCAACAAAAACAATTAAAAGAAAGATGTGAAGCAAGATTAAACTTTGCATATAATGGTGGATTATTTAGGATTGACCAAACATTAATTGCTTTTGTTGGCAACTTTTTAAAAGAGGATAAACAAGCAATGGTTATCCTAGATGCAAATCAAACACCCATTGATATTGAAAATCTACAACAGTTCTATGAAGATATTACTACTAGATGGATGGAATCAGTAAATGATTATCATAGACAATATCAAGAATTAAGCACAAAAAGAAAAGTTAGTAAACTGGTAGAATAAAAATGAGCAGAGGAAATTTAATATTTTCCCACAATAACCGTAGCATTGATTATGGTAAGATTGCTTTGGCCAATGCCTGTTTAATTAAGAAGCACATGAAAAATAATCATGTAACACTAATTACAGATACCGGAACAGTCAATTGGTTATATAAAACATTTGATAAAGATTTTGTTGATAGTAAAATTGAAAATATAAAAGTTATAAAAAGAAGAAATACAAGTAATACTAAAAGATATTACGATACCAGTTATTCAAAAACACTTGAAAAATTTTATAATATTAATAGACACGAAGCATATAATTTAAGTCCGTACGATGAAACTCTATTAATAGATGCTGATTACCTAATTGGTAATAATGATTTAGATCAATGCTGGGAACTAAAATATGATTTACAAATTAATAATGAATCACGTGATATTATGCCTAGCAGGATTGATAAACAGTTTAATAGACTCGATGATAGGTCAATTGATTTTTATTGGGCCACAGCAGTATTTTTTAGAAAAACAGAAGACAATCAAATATTCTTTGATACAATCAAACACATTTATCTGAACTGGAATTACTATGCAATGTTATATGACTTTGTTGTTCCTAATTTTAGAAACGATCATGCATTTAGTATTGCTGTACATATAATGAATGGTATGAAAAATGAGAAATTTGTAAAATCATTACCAGTACCTTTTTTACAACATTCAATTGGTGCTGATGATTTAATAGAATGTACTAATGGAAATCACTTTAAATTTTTAATAGAAAAACCAAGTCAACGTGGAAACTATGTGGCTTGTAAAATTAAAGACACAAATATTCATGTGCTTAATAAATTTGCACTAAACAGAATGGCAGAAGGAATAATAGAACAAAACAAATGAGTTACGAATTAATTGAACTAGATTGGATTGATTGTAAACAAGATCCTGTAAGACCTGAATTAGATTTAGAATTTAGAAAAACTTACGGTAGAAAAATTTATGGTTTAAAAGATAGCGAAGGAGATATTGCGGCTGTCATGTGTTTTGCATTTACAAATGAAGTACCTACTTCTGTTGAAGAACTAGATGCTTTCAGTAAAGATGCACATAGTCAAGCAATACATAGAGCAGGAGTACAAGGTACAATTGCTATTGCATATACTGTTTGGGCGAATAAAAGAGGCGGCGGAAAAGAAATAGTAAATGAAGTTTATAAAATGGTTAGTGCTTCTAAACACTTAACAAGATTAGTTACACTGTCACCATTAACTGATATGGCTAGAAAATTTCATTTAAAGAATGGTGCTAAAGAACTACAAGTAAATGAAACTACACAAAACTTTGAATATGATATTACATTAGAACAATGGGAATCATATCTAGAACGTGCAAAGTCATGGATAACAAAGAAAACTGGAAAGAATTTATTTTAATATGAAAAAAGGTTACTTGGTAATAGCACAAAACAGCAACTATGATTATGTAAGAATGGCGTATGCCTTAGCTTTGAGTATTGCACAAACACAAAAGAAAGTTAGAAGAATATCTATTGCTGTTGATAAAAATACTATAGTACCTGACAAATATAAAACAGTATTTGATAATATTATAGATATTCCTTTTAACGATGATGCAGAACTAGAAAATTGGAAAATACATAATAAATGGAAATACTATCATATGACTCCGTACGATCATACAGTTATTTTAGATACTGATATGTTGTTTACAGATGACGTGAGTCACTGGTGGGAATATTTCTCTGCAAGAGATGTAACTGCTTGTTGTGATGTTTCCAGTTTTAGAAATGAAAAAGCAGACAATAGTTATTATAGACAAACATTTGTATCAAACAATTTACCAAATGTATATACAGCATTTTTTCATTTTAATAAAAACAGTGACTTTACATTTGAATATTTTAAATTAGTTGAAAATATTTTTAGAGATTGGGAAATATACAAAGAAGATTTTTTAATACCACCTAGACAAAGTTTTCTTAGTGCAGATGTAGTATATGCTTTAGCAGGAAAAATACTTGGTGTGGAAGATGAAATATGTAATAAACATATATCGTATCCTAACTTTGTTCATATGAAATCAAGAGCACAAGGTTTCAGCAGAGAGTATTCGGAGAAATGGACAAACTTCTTACCTTACTATTATTCAAAAGATTGTAAATTGAAAGTTGGTAACTACGTACAAACGTTACCATTTCATTATCACGACAAAGAATTTTTAACTGATGAGATTATTGTTAAACTAGAAAAAAAGTTAGGATTATAATGGACAACATATTTTTATTACCAGCGGCTTTATTTCCTGCTATACCATTAATGATGATATCATTTGGTAACAGATATACCACTCTTGCTACATTGATTAGAAAAATACACGACGATGTTATTGCAAAAAAGTTAACACGTAAAGATAAAGCAACCAATAGATATCTAAAACAAATTAGTATATTAAGAAAAAGATTGGTACTTAATCGTGCTACATCGACTTTGGCCGCTTTAGCATTTATTATTAATTTAGTAGCTATATACTTTGCATTTAGAGAACAGTATTGGCACTTTGGTGCAACATTCACAACAAGTTTAGTTGCATTTGGAATTTCGTTGGCGTTATATATTATTGAATTACAAGTGGCAGTCAAGGCATTAGATACGCACCTACAAGATCTTGAGGATTTATAATGGAAGAAAATTTAGTTAGATACGTATTATTTGATTTAGAATCTCGAGACATTAATGGCATAATGAGAAACAAACCAGCATTTGGAGAAACATGGTTTGAAATTCCTTATACTGAAGCACTAGAGTTTATTGAAGGACGTAAAAACACAGCCAACTACACAGTCATAAAAGATGTTGAAAACGGTTCATGGGCTTTAAAGCTAAAAAGAACCAATATAGCATTACATTTTTTAGATGATAGACTTTATAAGGTACCGCGTAAAGACCTAGGAGAAATAAGGATAATTAATAGTATAAAAGAAAACAAAATAACATTTATGATGGAAAAGAACTTTCAAGATTATCTAATTAAGAAATACGGTATTGATAGTACAACGCCCGTTGAAAATATAGAAGTTGAAGGAGCAAAGGTATTAGACTTTGTGCTATGCTACGACAATGATCCGCACAACTTAATAAGCTATTGTAAAATACCAACACTACAATTATTGTTACAAGAGAAAGTTACTATTTCATATAGTACAGAACAAAGTGATCATTGTGTATATACAAAAAGAATTTACAACGATTACGCCTACAGTGAGATAACAGATGAATGATATAGAAGAATTATTAGAAGAATTAAAAGAGTATAGGGCCGAGCTTGTACACAAAAATTATCCTATGGGTAAGATTAATGAAATGATTATGAAATGGGAAGAAAAACTTTTAGAAAGAAAACTTTTACAAAAGAAGCAAGAGGCAGATCATGAGTAAAAATATTATTGATGTTACGGAAATAGATACTTTTTATATTAGTTTTGATGAACCTAATATGGAAGAAAACTGGGCTAATTTAAAACAAGTATGTCCATGGGCAAAACGTGTGCATGGAGTTTTAGGTTCTGATGCGGCCCATAAAGAATGTGCTAGACAAAGTGATACCGATAGATTTATTAGTATCGATGGAGATAACATTGTTAAACCAGAATTTTTTGATACAGTAATAGACTTTTCTGAAAGTGATGTTGACTTAGATAATTCTGTTATTAGCTGGTGTGGTGTTAACAGCATTAATGGACTAGTGTATGGTAATGGTGGAATTAAAAATTGGCCAGTACAGTACGTACTTGATATGAAGACACACGAGATTGCAGAAGATGAAGGTTCGAAAGTTGACTTCTGTTGGGATTTAAATTATATACAGTTTAACGAAGCATTTAGTTATGTAATAAACAATTCAACACCTTATCAGGCTTACAGAGCAGGATTTAGAGAAGGTGTTAAAATGTCATTAGACAGAGGACACAAAGTAGAAGCAGATAATTTTGAAAAGAGTTTGCATAATAAAAACTTTCAAAGATTATTAGTTTGGAGCAATATTGGTAGAGACGTTGAAAATGGTCTGTGGGCAATGTATGGAACAAGATTAGGATGTTACTTAACAAATTTAGATCCAAATTTTGATTTTGTGAACGTTGCTGATTTTAAATGGCATACTGAATATTGGACAAATGAAATTATGCCAAAGTTTGCTGGTGGCAATGAACATTGTATTAAATCAAAATACAGCTGGGACAAAGATAAACTGTTAAATGCAAGTATAGATTTAGGAGACAGTTTAAGAAAAAAACTTAATATTCCTGTAGCTGAAATTGACGAAAGTGGAAGTAAATTTTTTAAAAAAGTTTATTACAATCCACCTAGAAGTACACTAATAACTGAAAAAGATTCGCAAGGCAGAATCAAATACAGATCTATATAGAGGACAAATTAATGATTAACAATTATGAAAAATGTTTAGAAATTATTTTACACCACGAAGGTGGTTATGTAAATCACCCAAAAGATCCAGGTGGAGAAACTAACATGGGTGTTACAAAAAGAGTTTATGAAGAATGGGGCGGAACTAAAGATATGAAAGACTTAACGTTTGAAGATGTTGCTCCCATTTACAAAAAGAATTATTGGGATCGTGTCAAAGGCGATGATTTAGCAAGTGGGCTAGACTTATGTATATTTGACTTTGGTGTAAATGCTGGAACAGGCAGAGCGGCCAAGTTTATACAAGAAATGATTGGTGTTACAGCTGATGGTGGTATTGGTCCGCAAACATTGAAAGCACTAGGCTTATATGAAGAAGAAGTAGGTGGAGTCGCAGAAGTTATAAAAGAATATCAAAAAAGACGACAAGAATATTACGAATCACTATCCACTTTTAAAACATTCGGAAGGGGATGGACTAGAAGAGTTAATGAGACTACGCAGTCAGCTCTAAAACTAATCTAAATTTGTAATGACAGATGAAGTTATTAAAATTAAACAAACCAGGGATAGGTTAAACAAAGTTTCACCTAGTTTTTGTTTAGCTAAATGGTATCAATCTACAATTCATCTGCAATACGGACACACTCATAGTTGTCATCATCCAAGAACACATCAAGTACCACTTGAAGAATTAAAAAACAATCCTTCGGCCCTACACAACACAGAATATAAAAAATCACAAAGAGAATTAATGTTGAAAGGTGTACGTCCACCTGAATGTCAATACTGCTGGAACGTAGAAGACTTAGGTCCAGAACACTACAGCGATAGAAGTTCTAAGTCACATGAATCTTGGGCCGAACCTTTTCTAAAAGAAACTTCTGAAATGGTTGGCGTAGAAAATGTGAATCCAACTTATGTCGAAGTTAGTTTTTCAAATGTTTGTAATTTAAAATGTGCTTATTGTAGTCCTGCTTTTAGTAGCTCATGGATGGAAGAAATACAATCAGAAGGAGCATATCCAACTAGCGATAATTTTAATAATTTACATTGGCTTCGAAAAGAAGGCAAGTTACCGATTCCACACCGTGAACATAATCCTTATGTTGAGGCATGGTGGAAGTGGTTTCCCGACCTGTACAAAACCCTCCAAGTTTTAAGAATTACAGGCGGGGAACCTTTACTATCAAAAGATACATTTAAAGTTTTAGATTATGTCAACAACAATCCAAGACCAGAACTAGAATTAAGCATAAACTCAAATGGTTGTGTACCAGATAAACTTTTTGATCAATACATTGAAAAAATGAAACGTATTACATTAGATAATAAAATTGGAGTTACAAGACTGTATACTTCAGTTGATACTTTTGGAGAACAAGCAGAATATATAAGAGATGGGTTGAACTTTAAACAGTGGTATGATAATATATGTCGTATATTAACAGAACTACCAAGAACAAAAGTAACAATAATGTGTACGACTGGATTATTAAGTTTACCTAACTTTCATAAACTTGTGGATATAATACATCCATTAAAAAGAGAATTTTACAGCGATGAACGTAGAGTACCAATAACATTAGACACAGCAATACTAAGACATCCTAGTTATCTAAGTGGTGTTGTTGCTGATCCTAGTTATTCTAAAATGCTTGATCCTTCTGTGCAAATTATGTTAGATAATGCAGAAACACATACTAACGCATATAAGGGCTTTTTTGACTTTGAAATAGCTAAATTAAAACGATTTCAAGAGTATATTGCCGCTGGGCCTAACCCACAAGAGCAGTTAAATATAAAACAAGTAAGAAAAGATTTTGTATCATATGTTGATGAGTATGACAAAAGAAGAAACAAAAGTTTCAGTAAAACTTTTCCAGAATTGGAAGAATTTTACAATGAATGTAAAGGTAGTATATGAAAACTTATAACGTAAAAATCAGTGTCGGCGATAAGATTGCTGTTGGTAAATTTCGTAATAGTGTTAAAACAATTAAAAGCATAGAGTTAGACGAAAATAAACAACCAGTAATAGTAACTAGTGCTGGCAAAAGAAAACTTTTAAATTTTAAAGTAGTTTCTAAAGCAAAGCCAAAAGTTAAAAAAGAAAAAGAACTTGGTCCTTGGAACGGTATTGTTTAATGGCTAAATTATTTGATGGCATGGATGAAGAATCATTTGCTAAAATAAAGAAAATATTAACTGATGGTCGAAGAGAAAATAAAAAACAGAAACACCAGAAGAAACGTAAGAGAAAATTTGATTCGCGGACTGGCAAAGTTGGCAAAGCAAAGTAGTATAATAGTTTTGTTAGCTTTTAGTTTTTTAATTAATGGTTGTGGCGTGAAACAAAAATTTTCTTGTGAATTCTACAACAAAGATACAGAAATAAAAACAGAAAATATGTTAGAAACATTAGATGGTTTTAAAGAAGATTGTGTTGAGAATCCTCAAGTACAATTTTATTGGAGTTTTTAATATGGGAATTAGTAAGAAAAAAGACGAGTCATATCAACAGTGGAGAGATAGAACTATCAATAAAATATCTCCAAGTTTCTGTGGTGCCAAGTGGTACAATGCTACTGTATGGTTGAACTCAGGATCGACTGCTAGTTGTCATCATCCGCCTGCACACAAAATACCTGTAGAAGAAGTGTTAGCCAATCCAAAAGCCATACACAATACTAGCTATAAAAAAATGGTACGTAAGCAAATGCTCGATGGAGAGCGTCCTAAAGAATGTGATTATTGCTGGAAAGTAGAAGACTTAGGTCAAGATTATGTTTCAGATAGAACTTATAAAAGTGTAATATACACAGAAGATGAATTAAACGAAGCCAAAAATACATTTGGTTATACAGATGACGTGCCTTTAAAAACATTAGAAATTGCCTTTGATGCCAATTGTAATTTCGCTTGTAGTTATTGCAATGCAAGTTTTTCTACACAATGGCAAAACGATATTAAGAAAAACGGTGCATATCAAAATTTAGTTAGTGACGGTGCAAGAGCATTTCAGCAAGATGGTTCGTGGGCAATGAAGTACGGTAAAAAGAATGAAGGTAATCCATATATTGAAGCTTTCTTTAAATGGTGGGATATGGAACTAAAAGATACATTAGAAGAACTAAGAGTAACCGGTGGTGAAGCAACTATGTCACAAGACTTTTGGAGATTAATTGATTGGTGGAATAAAAATCCAGATTGTAATGTAAGGTTTAGTGTTAACTCTAATCTAGGTGCCAAGCCAGAACTAATGAAAAGACTGGTTGATGCTACGCACAGTTTTAAACAATTTGATTTGTATACTAGTAACGAAGCATACGGAGTACAAGCAGAATACGTAAGAGATGGTATGGTATGGGATACATGGTTAAAAAATATTCATATGTTTTTACAAGAAGGAAATGTACGTGAGTTTCATATGATGATGACCATTAATGCATTGTCATTGTTTAGTATGCCGGAGTTTATGGACGAAATGGTTACTTTGAAAGAAACGTATGGAAAACATTTTCCAACTATGAGCTTTAATATATTAAGATTTCCAAGTTTTCAAAGTATAGTTACATTACCAAATCATATTAGAAATGAGAGAGCAGATGCTTTAGAAAAATGGATTGCTGACAACAAAGATAATGCATTAGTGCATGACATGGAAATTGACGGCATAAGAAGATTGATAGAGTATACAAGAGTAATGGAAAGTGGTCATGCAAATACATCAAGTGAAATATCTAGATGGAGAGATTTTAAAACGTTTTACTTACAGTACGATACAAGAAGAAATAAGAATTTTTTAGAAACATTCAAACATAAAGAATTACAAAAATGGTTTGTTAGTATTCCAGAAACAGAAACCAAACAGGTAGGACTGTTTGACGGAGACGCAACCAAAGGAGCAATACATAAAGACGAGCTAGAACAGAGAGCAAAAAAAGAAGGATGGGTATTAAAACCACAAGGAGCAAATCCAGGATCACAAGAATATAAGGAGGAATAAAATGAAAAAAAGAGAAAGCAGACCTTATCCGGACCCTAAACAACTGGAACAAATAAATCAATTAATTAACAAGTATGCAGACAAGATACTTTTTTCTATGCTACGTGAAGGTATTACTAAAAAAGAGTTAATATCGTACTCTACAAGACTATGTGCTAGAAAGCATTTACAAGACCTATTAACTAATCCATGTCCAATGAGACTCATTAGTGAAATTGAAGATTTAGCCAACTTTAAACGAATGTGTATACATCAACAAAGAATGCATGATCATGAAAAATATGGTAGTTCGGATTTTGATGCTATGCCAAATAGAGGTTGGTCTGAAGGCCTAATATAGTATATAATATCAATAAAAAAGGAACTTAAATGTCAGAAGAAGATAACAGAACTGAAGATAAAAGACTAATTGAAGAATGGCTAGCCAAAGGCAATAAAATTACAATTTGTCCTCCTGGCCAAAAAAGCGACCCAGACAAAATAAAAAACGTATGGGTAAGAAGACAAGGAAGACCAAAAGCAAAGTAATGACAAATACAGACCAAATCATTGACAGTATAAAAAGTAGCAAACCAGATCATAATAATATGAGAGTATGGAATGGTTTCTTCTTTGATAGTGACTTTAAGTTGCCTGAACAAATGCCGGAAGGTATTACCAACGAGCAACGTACTCAATGGTTTTTAAAAGGAAATGTTTTTGAAAAATATGCTATTGATATAAATGCAATTGGTGAGTGTATGCAACTGATATACCCTGAACAAAAATTTGGCTCAATGACTCCGCAGATTGCTTATTCAGAACAAACACAAGGTTGGGACTTGGGTGCTCATACACACAACAACGAAGTAGCAGTTCATATGACAGTATTCTTAAACAAAGAACCAAATGAAGGAATATACGTGCATGATACAGATAAAGACTTTTATCAAAATGCAACCTATGTTGCAAATATATTTGATCAGTGTTGTGTGTTTCCTTTTACAGGTAAAGAGTGGCACGGAGTTGATGGTAGAGGAATAAAAGATACAAGAAAACTATTATATATCGATTGGATGAAATAATGAAATATATTATAACTTCAGGCTGTAGCTTTACAATAGGCTGGAGACAATATTTCGAAAGACAATTACAAGATGGTTACACTCATGTACCAACAGGACAGTCTGCATCTGGCAACGATATTATAACTAGAAGTGCAATCTATAAAATGATACAAACAAGAAAACATCATGCAAATAAAAATATAAGTTGTATTGTTATGTTTTCTGGTTTACAAAGAGCAGAACTACGTATAGAACAAGATCATCCTTTTTATAATGACATAGTTAAACATTCAGATCATGAATATTTTCTTGGTATGAATCCAGCTGAATATAATCATACTGATATAAAAGGAAACCCTAATTGGAAGCCTAAAAACGTTTGGCTAAAGTCCGGTGGATATGGCGGGCAAGGGTGTGAGTCAGATATGGCTAAAAAGATATGGGAAATATATTATAAAAATATACATTCAAAAGAAGAACGATATATTAAACTACTTGAAAATATTTTATTACTGCAAGAAACAGCAACAAAACTAAACATAAATTTAGTGTTAACTACGTTTCAAAATATATTTTATGAAACAGAAAAAGAAAGTAGCAACTTTGAAAATGCTATAGCATTAGGATTTATTCCAAAGAAGACAAAGCCATTATGGGAAATATATCCAGAACATAATTATCTTTGGTGGAATGTTGATAAAGATAACTGGTGTTTTATTAACAACGAATATGACAGTCTGGGAGAGTATCATGTACTAAACAATTTTGTATCTCCAGACAATGGTCATCCAAGTGCAGAAGCATATGACAAATGGGTAAAAGAAATATTGATACCAAATATGAAAGATAGAGAATTATTATGACGCTTGTAATCGGTGGTTGTAGCTTTACATACAACGAGGAAATGACTTGGGTAGGCAAAGTAGCAGAACAATACAATGTAGTAAATGTAGGGTCTTGTGCCGCGGGCAATGACTATATTGCACGTTCGGTACTGCATGAATTAGACAATCATATGAGACCAACTCTTATTTGTCAATGGTCTGGAATACACAGAAAAAGTTATGTTATCGATGATAACAGTGCATTCTATAATCATTTTAAAAGATATGAATGGCCAGACTGGGCAGGCGATTATCATAATATTAATACTGATGCTGTTACACAAGATTTGTTTTGGATTAAAACAGGTGGTAATAATATGTACCATCAAGGATCTTCTGAAATAATACACAAAAATTTTGTTGAGCCTTACTTAAAACATTTTTACAATGACGAACAAGCATTAGTTGAAACATTTGAAAATATTTTAAGAGTACAATATTACTGTCAAATGAATGATATTGAAAATTATATGTTTTGGTGGAAAGACGAACTAGTAAATTACAAAATGTCAAAGTACAGTAAAAAGTTATATGAACAGATTCAAAAAATGAATACAACATGGTTACCTAACTTAGGTGATTGGTGTGTGTTTAATACAGATTTAAAACAAGAAGATTTAAACAAAGGATATCATCCAACTAAAGCACAGCATGACGCTTTCGGTGAAGAAGTTTTAAGACATATAAAATGAAAAAAATAAAAGTAAAAAAACTATACGTCGATACCGGGCAGTATTTAGAAATGGAATCTGTTACTAGATTTTTAGATAATGTTGAGTATATTACTGAAGAACCAGAAAAAGAAGAGTTCTGGTATGAAGTTGCATTCTATGGAAACAACATCAAAGACTTTTGGACGTATCAAAACAAACAAACAGGTTTTAAAACCAAAGACATTTTTCCTTACTTGTTAAAAAAACAAGCTAGGTTGGCTGTTTGTTATATGAGAGAATATCCTTTTGAACACAATGACTGGGTGCAGATGCAAAGTAAAATTGGCTTAGATGCATGGAGTAAGTTTGGTGTAGACCCAGATCAAATATATTACTTTTATGGTAATGCTCCACAAGAATTAGATAGTATCAAAAAAAGAAATGTCAATGTAATTGAAGTACCATACTTTGAAATGGATTTTGTACACAGGGTCAATAAAGGTGAAATAGATTATGTTACACCATATGAAGCTGGAAGAAAAAATCCTAGCAGAACATTCCTAGATCTAAACGGCAAACCTATCAAGTTTAACAGATTAAGACACGTTGTACATTTATGGAATAGACGTCTTATAGATCAAGGTATCATTAACTTGTTTGAAACCGACGAAGACAAACGTTTATATAAAAAATACGATTATTATCAAAAAGTAAAAGATATAATTCAAGGTAAAGACTGGGATAAACTATTCGACTGGTGGCCTCAGTCACATGATAATACTGTAGGATTATACGGTAAACATCATAGTGGATATCCATATGATAAAAAACTATTTGAAGATACATTTATGAGTTTAGTAGCAGAAACACATTGTGGACATAGCAGTTGTAATCCTCAATTTTTTATTAGTGAAAAAATTGTAAAAGCTATTGGAAATGCTCATCCATTTGTTGTGTTAAGCACACAAGGATTTCTTGAAGAATTAAAAGCAAGAGGATATAAAACTTTTGCTCCTTACATTAATGAAGAATATGACAATGAACCAGATACAGAACTAAGAATGGTTAAAGCAATTGATCAAATAGCACATTTAAGCAAAAATGGTGTTCCTGTCAAAGCACTTGAAATAGCCATAAAGAATCAAGAAAAACTTTTTAAAAAACATGGTACTTGGATACGCAAATTAAAAAAAATAATGAGAACTAAAAAATATGACCCACGATGATTTTGGACCCCCGGCAAAGTTATTAGCTGGTGGTGATAGTTTTACTGCACATTTGATAGAACCTAATATCGCATGGCCTAATCATGTTAAAGTTTGGTTTGCCAAAACAACTAGTGTTGCTGAAATGGCCAGTGATAACGAACTAATAGCCAGAAATGTAATTAAAGGAATTTCAGATAACGAACCAAGTCACGTTGCGGTTGGGTGGAGTGATCCAAATAGGTTTAGCTTATATATTAATCAAGAACATCCTTTGTATAACGAAATACATGAAGTTATGAAAGATCATCCTGGATTTACTAATCAAATACTAACGGGTAAATGGCATTGTAGTACTCATGGTAGTTTTATAAAACCAGGCGGCGGTTATGACACATGGAATACAAAAAGCGAAATTGTCAACAAGTTAGTTAAAGAATATATAATGAATTATCATACTAGAGAAAATCAGATGCTAAAAACATTTGAAAGTATTTTCATGGTTCAAGAACATTGTAAAAATTTAGGAATAGAACTGCTTAACTTTAAAGCATGGGATCATGATTTATTTAGAACGTCATACAAAATGACAAAACATATACAACCGCTTATTGATTTAGACACATGGTGGTTTTATAATCGCAAGGCAGGACTAAAAGAATGGTGTGAAGACAAAGGTGATGATGTTATGCCGGGTGGTCATCCACAAACTGAATATCAATATCTGTTTTGTATAAGTGTAATCGAGCCATGGCTATCAGAAGACATAGTTATATAATATGACATGGTTATTACTAGGAATATTAATAGGAATTGCAATAAGATTTTCAGCAAAGCCTTACAAAAAAGAAAAAGACAAATTTGAGGATCCATGGAACTGGACAGGATTTGGATAAAATGATATTTGAAAACCCATATTACAAAGCAACACCAAGCAACAACTGTCCAGATCTATTTTGCGATGATCCTCTCCCTGGTCTTGATAATGTAGATAATCAAGATATTATTATATTTGAACCATGGGAAGCAGATATACCAGGACCTGTAATGAACAATGGTAAAACTGTTATTGATACTATTACAGAAAAATTACAACATATAAACAAAGATAAAGTAACATTTATCACAGCAAATTTAGATTGTAAACAAGTGCAATTTGCTAATACTGTTAAGCATTATCCTTTTCATTTTTTGGAAATACAAAGAAAACAAGACAACACTGCTGGAGTAAAATACCATAGAAATAAACACTTTTGTAGTTTCAATGGAGCAATAAAGTATAAACGTATTGATTTTGTAAATTTTTGTAAAGAAAACTTTTTATTAGATAAAGGTTATGTTAGTCTAGTTGGCAACTACGATCATGGATATCGTACACAAACAAAAGAATATGAAAACTACTATATAGACAAAACAGCAGATGAATTAAACAAAGACGATAAATCTATTCCATTAAAAATATATGAAGACAGTTATCTTAATATAATAAACGAAACACATGAAGATGAACACGTATTCTTTACTGAAAAAACATGGAAGCCAATATTAAATTGCCAACTATTTTTGTATTACGGAGTTGGTGACAAATCAAAGTATTATAAACATTTACAGGATTTAGGATTTAAATTGTATACAGAATTTTTTGATTATGAAAATGACACACTAGATGAATTACAAAAGTTTTGTCAGTTGGATCTTAAAACTATAAGTGAAAAGTTATCATCTATTTTTCGTAAAGTATTGTACAACAGAAGTCATGCTATGAATATTGATATTGATAAAGTAAAGAGAGGATTAGGTGTTAAAAGTATATAGACATCCAAAGTATTGTTACGACTTAGAATCGGTCATGCGTTTTATTCCTGTTGAATATGTGACTGATATGGAACAAGCTGACTATGTTGACATTGCAACAAGTGAACCGGCACCTGTCTTTGAAGGAATAACAAAACCAATTGTCTATTCATATATAAGAGAACATCCTTATACACATGACGAATATTTGAAAACACAATTCGACAGTCTACAATCAACACAAGAAATTACTATTTTTAGTTTAGGTAGCTTTAAACATTTTGCACCAAATAGAAAAAATATTATAATTGATCAATTTGAATTAGATGCTTATCATAGACTATTTGTTAAAGAAGAATGCGAAATACAAGAAACAAATCTTAGTAAATTAAGATTTTTATTACTAGGAGGTAAAGCTAATAAAGGAAATAGAAAACCATTACTAGATAAACTTATAGCAAATGAAAACTTTAATGCTAGATTTGCCTGGACCATGTTTGGTGTCGACGGTGGGGATCAACTAGATACAATTAAAATTGAAGATAATCATTATATAGGTTATCCATATGATCGAATGGTATATCAACTAACGAACTTTAGTATTATTTCAGAAACACATTTTGATGGCAATCAAGAGTTTCATCCAACAGAAAAAACTTATAGAGCAATAGCTAATATGCACCCTTTCGCAGTTTTATCAACACCATTCTTTATGAACAAGTTAAGAGAAAAAGGTTACAAAACTTTTAGTAATTTAGTCGACGAGAACTATGATATGATTACTAATCATAAAGAAAGATTGCAAAAGTTTGTTAATTGTATGTTTAAATTAAACAATCAAGATTTATATTATGATAGCTTTGAAAAGCTGTGTAAACATAATGTTAATACGTTAAAGAAAAATGCATTAAATACTAGAAAAAAAATAATTAAGAGTTTAGAAAAATGAAAATAGTAACATCAGGTTGTAGTTTTACAGAAGCAGAAGATAGTTGGGCTAATTATCTAAAAGAAAAATATAAAGATCAGCATGACATAATCAACGTTGCCGAAGGGGGTGGTGGTAACGAAATGAATATTAGAAACATTACTAGAGCAATTATTGAAAACAATCCAGACTTTGCTATACTGCAAATTTCAGGTGTTAGTAGATATGAATTAATTACAGATGAAGTTATTAGTAATTGGACTAGTGAAACACATAACGTGGCTGTACAGGCTAAAGAAACTTACACATGGTTAAAAAGTACAGGCACATTTGAATGGCTTGAAGATGCAGAACCAAGAATAGGTGCACCATTAAAAAATTATCGTAAGTATTGTTACAGCGAAGTATATCAACTTCTAAAAACACTTTATCTGATTAAGAACTTTCAAACATTGTGCGAAAACATGAATGTCAAGTATAAAATATTTTTATGGAAAAGAGAATTTAAAAAACACATCGAAGGCAAACTACTTAATGAAAATGAAGAATTAAAGTTTTGGTTTGATTCAATCGATTGGAAAACATGGTGGCTATATGATCACAAAGGCGGAAGACCCGGATATCCTGGTTGTATAGAAAAAGGCGGTATTGCCGAATGGGGCATTGATAATGGTTATGCTGGAGTTTTATCAGACGATCATACAAACACTCCTCCGCAAGGTTGGATTATGAAAGAAGGTACTAAAAGAATGCTGGGCCACCCGTCATCAGAATGTCATCAAGCATTTGCAGAACAAGTAGTAAGGAGATGGATTACAGATGCAAGTTAAAATACTAGAACATATTAGAACAGTGCCAGATTATCCTAAAGAAGGAATTAATTTTTACGATTTGAATAGTTTATTTGCTAGTGAAGTATTTGGAATAGTTATTGACGAATTAGCTAAAAAAATTACTAGCGATTCAAACTTTAGTTACCCAACTCATGTTGCTGGTGTTGAAAGTCGTGGGTTTGTTATTGGTAGTGCATTAGCTAAAGAGTTAATGATTCCATTTGTAATGATTAGGAAAGAAGACTCAAAATATCCAGGCGAACTATACAAAGAAAGCTATAATTTAGAATATGGATCGAATACATTAGTCCTACAAAAAGGTATACTAGGTCATACTAGTCGTGTTATAATAGCGGACGATCTTGTTGCAACTGGCGGAAGTTTATTAGCAAGTAAAAAACTTTGTGAAAGCTCCGGAGCAAAAGTACTAGGTGTAACAGCATTATTAGATTTAGCATACATTGAAACTTATAACAAAACACAATTAGAAAACACAATAGTACACACCACAGTATACAATGATTAATTTATTATATCAAACACATGACAAAGATAAAGGTTACTTGCCAAACAGTATTCCTTATTGGAAAAGAAATGACAAGTATTATAAAAATTACGGCAATGTAAAATTTCAATACTTAGAAGAATTACTAGATTATGCTGGTGTAAAGTATAACAAGTGTAACTTAGATCATTCAATAAAAAGCAGTCAAACATTTTGGTATCATATACAACCCGAATGGATTGATCTAAGTTTCTTTTATGAAAATGTGTTTCATTACATTGACGAAGACTTTCTAAGAGCAATACGAATAGAAGATAATGTAAAAATATTATTATGGTTTCCAAGCGAAGGCTTTCATCTAGATATGCCAAGATTTATTGATGACATACTATACACCTTAGGTGATAAAGGTATACCTGAAGAGAAAGTTCATTTAGTATTTGGTGATTTAAGAATTGAAGAAAACTTCAAATACTATTGTAAAAAGAAAAAGATTGATTGCAAAATAAAAACATTTGGATTGAATATATTTGAGCTAAACTATTGGCTCGAAACTGATAGAATGTATTTTAATACAAAAAGAATGCGTGAAATAAAAGTAGAAGATGAATTAGTCGACGAAAAGTTAATCGACAAGGATAGACACAGACCATTAAAGTTTGTTTGTAGAAATGCAAATCCAAGACCACACAGAATATATCTAACTAGTCAATTATACAAAGAAGGTCTAGATGAGTTTGGTTACATAAGTTTTTTAAATAGGTATTTTACACCAGGTGTTCCAACCAATACTGAAACATTCACTCAACGAGAAGACAAGGAAAACGTACTAAAAGAAATGGAAGAGTTTTTACAAAAAACTCCTATTGTTCTTGATCATGATGGATCATCAATAAACGAAAGTTTAAATCAAAGAAGAATGAAAGCTAAACATTACTATAATACATACTTCAGTATTGTTAACGAAACAGTAAGTAATAGTCAACCAGGAGATCCTTTGTTTATTACTGAAAAGGTATATCAACCTATATTACAACTACATCCTTTTGTAGTTTTAGGATCTCGAGGCACATTAGATTATTTGCAAGATTGCGGATACAGAACTTTCAATAATTGGGCATTTTTAAACGAAAGCTACGATAGAGAAACAGATAGTGCTAAAAGAACCGATATGGTTTTAGAAAATATTAAACGGTTATGTCATTGGCCCATCGATGGATTGCATAGAGAATACTACAAAATATTTGATACTTTGTTGTACAATAGAGAGCATTTTTTAAAGTTAAATAGAAGTGAGTACTTAAATAAGTTATTATTATGGCTAGAAAAATAGAACAAAATAGTGTTTCCATAGGAAGTGATCACAGAGGCGTAAACCTTAAAGATTACGTTTATAAATTTATGGTTCCAGATACAGATGAAGAAATTACAAAATTTAATATCTGTGTAATACAAGATGTAGGTGCATACGATAAAAAAAAGTCAGTTGATTATCCAGACATTGTAAAAGAAGTAGCAAATGATTTAGAATATCAATCACATGGTATTTTGATATGTGGCTCGGGATTTGGTGTAACTATTGCGGCTAATAGATATCCTCATATTAGAGCGGCAAACTGTAGAACAGTAAAAGATGTTGTAATGGCCCGTAAGCATAACAACATTAACGTTCTATGTATGGGTGCAGACTTTGTAACTAAAGATATGGCTTGGCAATTAGTACAAGCATTTTTTACTACCAAATTTGAAGGTGGAAGACACACCAAAAGATTAGACAAGTTAAAATCAGTAAATACTAGTGACATCTCAGAACAATGGAAAACAATATGATTAGAGAAAATCAGATATTTGATATAGACAGTGAAAGTCTAGTTTCTGAAGGACTAGCTAAAGTAAGATGGTGGATACAAAACAATCAAGATAAAATAGACACACATAATATTATTATCAAAAGAGAATTAGAAGGTGAGGTTCATTTTTTACAAAAAGATAACTTTTTAACCGAACTGCATGATTCAATTCGTAACTGGCCAAAAGAACAAACATTTCTAGTCATGGCAGATGTTAATTTAGTAGACAATATCAATACTTGGTTTAAAGGTACAGCAGAAAGAGTAGTTCCAATAACAGCATTATCATATCCATTGAGCTTGTTAATAAGAACTAGAGATGTTATACAAAACAAAACAGTAAAACAACCAAAGAGTGTAGATGAAAAAGTTAAAAAGTTTATTTGTTTAAATGGTGCATCTAAACCACACAGAGCTAAAATAGTTAATAGATTATATGAAAACAATTTACAAGATGATGGATGGATAAGTTGGGTTAATCGTTATGGTAAACTACCTAAAAAATATTTTAGTAATGGTGTTTGGCAGGGAGAAGATCTAGTACTGGATTTTGACAATGAATCAATTGATGCAGGACAGAACCAAGAAATATTACCAACGCAATATCCTTATGCTGGATTTGAAATTGTTAACGAAAGTATTGATAGTGATACAAGCATATTTTTAACAGAGAAAGTTTGGAAACCAATTTTATACAATAAAATTTTTATATTACATGGTACAAAAAACAGTTATCAGTTTTTAATAGATCACGGATTCGAACCATACACAGAATTATATGATCACAGCTTTGACAGTTTAGATAAAGAATTAAGATTTGAAGCAATGTACTCAGAAGTAGAAAAGCTAATGAATTATACACCTACTGAATGGCAAGAAATATATCATGACAAAATTATTCTTGATAAAATTAAACACAACAGCAATACATTTAGAAACTTACATATTGACAGTTGGTTAAACAATTTAAATGAATAAAAAAGAAACCCTAGAATCAAAAACATTTTGTATGATTCCGTGGACGCATTTACACACGTGGCCAGATGGAAGAATACTAACTTGCTGTATGAGTCCAAGTGATATGCCAATGGGTAACTTAAAAAACGTTAGCCTAGAACAAGCATGGAACAGTGAACAGCAAAAAAAATTAAGGAAAGATTTACTTGCTGGTAAAGTTAATAAGATATGTACTAGATGTATGGAAATGGAAAGAAATAATATTTCTACAACTAGACAATGGTCAAATAAACATCTAGCTAATCATTGGGATGTTGTTGAGTCAACGAAAGAAGATGGATCTGTTGACAAAGTTAATTTACCTTATATTGATTTTAGATTCTCAAATATTTGTAACTTCAAATGTAGAACGTGCGGCCCGGAGTTAAGTTCAAGCTGGTATGAGGATCATACTAAAGTGTATGGTAAACCTGATCATAAAAAAATTATTAGACCTTACAAAGACGAAAAAACATTCTGGGAAAAAGTAGAGCCTTACATGGATGGTCTGGAAGAAATTTATTTTGCAGGTGGTGAACCATTAATAATGGAAGAACACTATAGAATACTAAAACGTCTTGTTGAGAAAAAAATGTTTCATGTTAAGTTAAAATACAATACTAACTTTAGTCAAATGACTTACAAAGATATTGATGTAATGAAGGAATGGGATAAATTTGAGTTTATAGAAATTGGTGGTAGTTTAGACGCTAGTCATAAACGAGGAGAATTCTTGCGTTCAGGACAAAACTGGGAGCAAGTAGAAGCAAATAGAAAAAGAATGTTTGAAGTTTGTCCTAGAGCTTACTTCTTTTTAGCAACTTGTTTAGATGTATTCAACAGTTATCACGTGCCTGATTTTCATATTGATTGGTACAAAAAAGGTTGGATACAAGATGAAGGTAGTTTGATCAATCCATTGTTAACACCAGCACATTTAAGAATACAAATATTACCAGAACACATGAAAGATCAAGTAAGAGAAAAATATCGTAAAGCTCAAGAATGGATGAATGCAAATACTAAAAACAAAAGTAAAAGATATGAGGCATTAATTAACTTCTTAGATGAAGCAGACTATACACATAAAATTAAAGAGTGGTATCAAACAACTGAAAGATTGGATCAGTTAAGAAATGAAAAATGGCGTGATATATTTCCAGAATTACACGACCTGCCAAATTACATAAAGTAATCTACAGTATTAGAAACTTTCCATCTAGCATCAGCACAACTCTTCCAACATCTGTTTAACTCACGTTTACGAGTAGTCCAAGCATCTGTTATTTCTTTCCATGCAGGTTCATTAAATATTTCTTGCAAAGAACGTGTATTAAAATTGTTAAAATCATTTTTGTAGTGTTCAGCTAACCATGGTTCTTTCTTTTCTAGTCGCTGTATTGTTAAATCATAATCTTCTGACATATAACAACAAGGCCAAATTCTACCTTTAGAATTTAGATACATATTGTGAGCTTCAATACCTTTACAAGAAATACAAGACTGTTCTGATTTTGTTTGATTTATTTCTTTAGCTTTTTGAATTTGTATTTCGGTTTTCTTTTTAGCAACTGCACTAACTTCTTTGTATTCTTCATTAGGTAAAACTTCTCTAGTGCTTATTTCCGGAGAGAAGTCATGAAAGCCTAAACTGTTTGATAATGCTTTGGCTTCTTCAACCTGATGCTTATTATGATCAAATACTATCATTTTCCAATTGGCATATCCACCGTTACTAATAAAGGCTTTAACATTAGACATTAATGTTTTCCATTTTACTTTTCTTCTGTATAAATGATTTGTATCTTCAAGTCCATCTATACAAAATGTTATTGATGCATTACCATACTGTTTACAAACTTTGCCTAAGTTTTCCCAAAAGTTAGTTGCACGAGCTCCGCCATTAGTATGTACACCTACTGCTTTAAAGTTTTCAGCTGAGTACTTGAATAGCTGTTCAAATTCTGGATGCATTAATGAATCACCATAGTTACCACAATACCATACTCCAACATTTTTTGCTCCTTGGTACAAATCAAATTGTTCTTTTATTTTTTGTAATAGGTGTACTGGTAAATGTTCAGTTGACAAATCTTTAATAACATCACTAGTGCCTTGAACGTGCCTACCACAGTACGGACAACCTGCATTGCAAGATGTAGTTGGCTCTATTTCAAGTGTATGAATGTAAGGTATGTTGATTAATGAAAACATTTGCTATTATTTACTGAACTAGCAAATTTATTAAAAACAAGCAAAAAAAGATTCATTTTAAGCGTCATACAGTGGGGTCAAAGCCACCACCTGGGGTGTTAGTACCCCCGTATTTTAGGGGTTTTTACAGACAAGCTACTTTAAACATGAAAGCTTCTTTTTTGTTCGAGAAACTTAAAAAGGAACGTGATTCCATTCCGTGGTTCTCTAATGATACTCTTGGTAGAGGCAAACTATCATGATACCAGCCCCATTTGTGTTTACAATTATCAATACACCAATCGATGCATCTTCCTAATTGTTCAGGGTGCTGTACTTCAACATCGTGTTTGAATTTTTTATTGTATCCGTATGTCTGAGGAATAATACCATTGTTCTCTAAACGACAGTCATCATATGCCCAACTGTCGCCCCACATTAGATCCTCATCATATGGTGGGATCTTCATGTTACTTGTTCAAAACGCAATAAGGCATTCCTGGTACAACTATACAACTCGCTGTTCTTAACAATGTATTGTTTGTAGTTTGTGTCCATTTGCCTTCTTGTTTTGGTTTTGCACAATTAGTTAACGTTATAGATATTAAGAGTATTAAAAATAAACGTATCATCTATTATTCAGTTGGGTAAGGTTTACGAATCATTCTAAGTGCTTCTTCCATTAAAGCTTCACACTCATCTGGTTTTGCGGCTAGTTTTTTACCTAATGCTTTTTCAAACTGCCTTTTGCTTTGTTCGTGTAATGGTGCATCAGTTCTTTTATGCTCCATATTTTTCCAGTGTTTGATATCATCTGTACAAGTACCATTACCTCTAACGTGACCTGCATTGGTGTTAGTAGCTACTGCTACAAAACCAAATAAAAATAAAATTGTAATTAATAGTTTCATAATGCTTTATTTATTAGGCCGAGTGCTTTGGCATTTTCTTTTCTACAAACCAAACGTGTTTTCTAATTACAGGATCGTATTTTCTTTGTCTTATTTTCATTGTTCTTTTTTCACCTTTAGTAGGCTTACGAACATAGTATCTTGTTCCTGTATCTGGTTTGTTTTCTTCTGGTACTAACATTTTTAATTCAAATGTTTTCTTTGAGCTTTTTGCCATAAATTATCCTATTTGTAAATAAAAGGATCTCTTTTTTTGAGTTCTTTTATTTTCTTCTTATATGCTCTATGTACTTTATACTCATACCATAAATTTTTCAACCATTTAATCATCTTTTTTTCCTTCAACTTGTTTCCGAAAGTATTTACAAACTTCAATCATTACTGGTTTATTTTCTCCATCCAACATTTGTTCCCATAAAGGATTACTATGTTCTGGGCGTCCACAATTGGCACAATAGCTGTCAGATTCTTTATGCATATTAGCTGAATTTAATTCTGCTGATTTCATGCTATTACTCCTTGAAACATTGTTGATAACTCAGGAAAGACTTTGTCAAATGTTTCGTGTCTAACGATATCAGTTCTCGTAGTATGATGTTGGAACTGTTTGAAATGTTGTACATTATCGCCAGACATCATGAAGTTGACTACATTGCTTAAATTCATTCCTTTGTATTCTTCAAGTTTCTGTTTAATCATTAATTTAACACCATATGGTAGGCAAGTGATGTTGTAGTGTTTTGGTTCATGTAAATTGTTAAGATAAACTTTCATGCCAAACTTTTTAGTCCAATCTAAAAATTCCGGAAGATAAAAAACATTAAAAATATTAACAGTGTGACATATACATAAATCAAAAGTTGGTGTTTGATATTCTTTAAACACACTCATATTAGATATAGCATCTGTCCATTTAGCTGGATGTCTTTGATATTCAAACTGTTTGTTTATACCATCAATTGAGAAATGCACATCAACATATTTGAAATTAGGCCAAATGTTTTTAAGTGCCGGTAATGGTAACTGTGTTCCGTTTGAGTTATAATGCAATGAAATATTTTTTGCATATCCTCTATCTATAATTTTTTCAAGCAATGCAAAATGTTCTTTTATCATAAACGGTTCACCACCTGTAAAATCTAAATGTTCTAGGTGTGGCATAACACTTTCAATTGTTTCCCAAAAATGTTCTGATTTTTCTGGCCAATCAAGTCTTGAATAATCGTTTTCAATCCCGTCGATCTTATCATATCTTTTTTGTTCAGTTATCCATCTGGAACTATATTGTGGAGAACATATTCTGCATTTCAAATTGCATATATTACCTAGCTTTAAATCTAAGTATCTTGGTTTTTGTTGTTCTGCAAATATTACTTTATCTTTTATATGATGTTGATATTTTTGATTATCTCTAACTCTTTTGGATTTTTTACCAGATAGTTCTTCCATCCAGCATCTATGGCAACCACGTGGTTGTGTTCCTGCTAGAAAACGTTTACGTATTGTTTGCATTTCATCACTATTAGTGATATCATCAATATCATCTTTTTGTATTAAATACTCTTGACCATTTGGTTTTTTTAATGTACTGTTATACATACAACATGGTTTTACAGTTCCATTTGGTTGAACTTCTAAAGAAGTCCATGGTAGAATACAAAAATTTTGAGGTAATTTATCGTTCATGTTAAAAATATCGTTTATAGGTTGCAGTTGGACTCATGGTCATAATCTTTCTCACACTAATACTTATCCGTATATAGTACACTATAATTTATCTGAAAACAACACTGAAAATCAAGTTATTAATGCAGGCCGTGAAGGTGCTAGTTGGGTCAACTACCCAGACACATTAAAATATATACATGGCAAATACGATCCTGATGTGTATGTCATACAACACACTACACCGGACAGAGGAATGTTAATGTGGTGTTCTGATAAAGCAAAGTATCAAAAAATTACCAGAGACCATGACGTGTATGACAACTATATTCAGTTATGGGACAACACACAAAGTTATTATCATTTAACAGTAGGAATGGCAGAAAGACTAGCAAACGATGAACAGTCAGATCTGATAGATCATATGTTTGGTGAAATACAAAGGAAAAGTAATCTTAAAAAAGACCAAATAATTGCCAGAGTAAAATATTGGTTAGAGCATGAAAGACTTCATCCGCTGATGTTCAACAAGTATAATCAAACTATTGAATATTGTGATATGTATGTTAAATCAATTAACAAAAAAGTATTGCATATTTTTTGGCTTAACGATCTTTTTGTGCCTGACAATCTAGATAACAAATTAGTTATTGAAAAAGAAATAGATCTTAAAAAATATATTATCGATGAAGGTTACCATGTTGATAAAAAAGGTAACTCTGTTATTGCTGATTTAATTATTAGGTCTCTAAAGATTTAATTATAAAAGCTATTTTTCCTGGCCAGTTTTCTGAAACACTATACTTAACATTGATCGATCTTAAAATTTCTATCCATGGTAAATGATCTTTATCACTGTTCTTGATTATATTCATTGCTTCGGCATAGTGTCCACTGCCAATCATAAGATCAATAAATGCAAAAGTGCTATTGCAATTGTGTAGATATTTTGCTACCTTGACGTTTGGTGCATACTTAGGTACCATGTACTCATCTGGATCATTGCTTGATGATCTGATGCCATAGTAGTTGTAGCCTTCTTGTGCAAATCTTGAATTACCCCAATCGCTTTCGTGTATAGCAACACCGACCGCAAGTTGTACTGGTAATACAAATTCAGAGTTAGGATGAAGTTGGTTGTAATAATAAGCATGACAACTCTTTATGTGTTTTACAAAATCTTCTTTGTATTGCTGTTCGTTTGCACTGCCTTTGCCGGCAAATAACAATATGAATAAAAATCCTACGACAGCAAGTAAATCAGTAAATTTCTGCATAGCTTAATTATTTAGAGCTGTAAATGTCCATTTATATTACGTTTTAACTTATTCAGCATCTTCCTCAATATTAGACGGCTTTTCTATGGGCATACCACTATTGTTAAACCATCTGCCATCTGCCGTGACAGTTACATACTGTTTCATGTTACCGGTGCCATCTCTTTTTGGTACCAATATCTGTTTTCTGGTCAACTTGCCTTGATAGTCTGTGCCATCTTTGTTTATTAATTTTTGTCCTCCTAGGCCTCCGTACACTCTGTCATACGCAATCCACTCATCAACATCACCATCTTCTTCTACTTTGGTCCATGTGTCGTTGTCATAGCTTTTGGGCAATGTGTAAGTTTCAGGATTAATGGTAGATCTCCACATTCTGTTTGTGTCAGGTATGCTTGGTGGAGGTGGTTGCCATTTGGGCTTGTCAGGATCTTCGGTTATCTTGTTTAATTTGTCCAACAGTGCTTTTGTTTTTTCACTCATTTTGGTTGTTTGTAAACAAATTCATATCCATTGCTGTTAGCAATCCATGTGCCGGGCTTTCTGTCGTGTTCATGAAAAGACAATCTAACAGTTTTTTGTATTATCATCACAATGTTTTTTTGATTTTGACTGAGTATCTCTGCTTCAACCCACTGATCGTTATCTGTGCAGTGAACTTTTGCAGTGGTCGGACGTTCATCTATGTCTATTGAATATGCCATTTTTTCCTTTTATGTAAATTAAGTCTTTATAATAACACTGAAATTGCATTCTGTCAACAGACTTTGACCCAAATATACCGGTTTGACCGGTGTTTATAAGCTGTTTTATAGTGTATTTGCACCTTTTTTTTACTGTTTTGTATGTGTATTAGCACGTTTTTTTACTAAAAATAGCTGTTTTAGTGGGTTTTTTAGGGGTTTTTATGCTATTTTGTATGTGTATTAGTACTTTTTTTAGTGTATTTGCACAATTTTTTAGTAAAAATAGCTGTTTTTTAGTGGTTTTTTAGCAAAATGTATGTGTTTTTTTATAAAAATAGCTGTTTTTTAGCGGGTTTTATAGTGTTTTGTATGTGTATTAGTACATTTTTTTTATAAAATACAGTGTTTTAGCGGGTTTTTGCTAGTATTAGTATGTGTCAAATTTTTTTTAAGGGGTATAAACAGGGTGTTTTTATAGTATTGTATGTGTATTAGTACTTTTTTTACGGGGTGTTTATAGCTATATGTATGTGTATTAGTACATTTTTTTGTACTATGTTAGTAATAAGGCGGGTATTAGACGTATTTTTGTATGCGACTGATAAAATTCAGACAGTTATTGTTACTGTTATTATTTTACACGGGCTTACTGTTCGCTATCGCTCACAGAACAACCAACGTGCCACAGTAGAGAAGGTGTCAAAGAGCCTGGTTAAACTGCTTTTAAGCGTCATACATGGTGGTCAATCTGGAATCTAGTGTTTTGATATGCACACAATTGGACCGCCTGTGTACTAGCTTGTAATAGCATGATGTACTGTTGGTGTTCTGTTGGTGCTAATGTAGACAGCATAGCAATTGACACACCCTGTACGTGTGTTATTTTAGCTTTAAAGTGCATAAATTTAGGGCAATGTGCATCAGTGTTCGCTGTGCTCACAGCATTGGCTAGGCCGGCGATCCATTATAAATATTCATTATGATTAAAAATGTGTTGATAGCCACAGCATTCATAGGGTGGTGGTACATATTCTTCCATATGTTCGCCCAGTATCCTGACATCTTTCGTTTAGCCGCCGGGGCATGATGGCACACATGGTAGGTTTTCATACACCTTTGCTTTAGTATTAACCACACCACCTCTATACGTTTGCCCACATTTTTCTACTGCGTAATTTTTTTCAATACCAAGTTTCCGTACCGCAATTGTTTTTGTGTTCTAAACCAAGTCTACGCCTTAGTTTAATATAATGCTTCGCATTTATCCTCTCTTGCATATCAACTGTGTTTACCGCCCCGCCTATATAATAGCCCATTATTTTTTATTTTTGCGTTAGCCCACTTCCCAGGTTTCCAAGCCCAGATCTATATACACGGTCGGTGGTGGAAATTATTTTTTCTTAAGTCTCAGATGGGATGTCAGCTGTTACCTCTTTGGGCTTCAGCTGTAGGTATGCTAGTTTGTATAGCCAAAGTGCTAGTACTAGGAACACAATGCTCACACAGTAGTTGAATACAGGTAGTGTGCTAACTGCGGTGCCCAAGTGTACAGCAAATGTTAGTACAATTGTAGCAAAGAATATCAGTCCTAGACTGCATATGATTCGACCTAGTAAACGCATTGTATTGTTACCTCATGAATGTGTGGTTGCCCAGTACACCCATGTAATCAAAATGATCTACCCAATATGGTGTGACTAGGTTATGGTTGTAATAGTATAAGCTACCTTTGGTATTGTCTTTGATCTGTAGTTCAGTAGCACCAGCAATCATTATTGCCAACTGTACACTGTCTGTCCAAGCCTTTGCATTCATTTCAATGGTCTGTCCTGTCTTCTCATAGTTGGCCCAGATGACATCTTTCTCTCCATCACAGTACCAACTGAAGTGACACTTGTGCTTGATGGGATAGTAAACAGGAGTTAGGTCTGGATTGCTTTTGGTCTTCCAGCTTTCTCTAACCGGACCCTGTTGCACAACTTCACAATATGTATTTGGGAAGCTACCACTTTCAACTCTGTTTCTAGTCACATTACCTACTGCGGCTTTACCACTGTAGCTTTCTGCTCTAGCTTCAAAGTATATGTTCTCTGCTAGACAAGTAACTGCATCATGTAGCTTACTGTTGACCTTGTTACTGTCCAACTGTTGATTTAGGATAACTGTAGCTTTGGTCGTTAACTTGGCTACAGGTTCATTTGCACTCGCAACAGTGTAACCCAACACTACCAGGAATACAGTTAGAGTCATTAAGACTCTAACTATAGGATTTGGATTGGGCATCATTAGTCAGCCCTGCTTTCCATGTGTGCCCTCATACCGTACTTCTCCAGTACTTCAGCAAATGCTTGACATCCGTGTTCTTTGATGTCCATCGACTGTGTATGGCTGTAAGGTTGATCTTGCATCATAGAGTAGTAACTGATCGACCAACCGCCGTTCCATGCATTGTCACCAATGCCATGTGCTTTAAGGAACTTTACAAAAGCACCCCTAGCCGGTCTGATCTTCACTGAAGCAAAGCCACAGTACATAGGCTCACCGTGCTTGTCTGTGAACTCTTTTACTGCTGACCTACAAGCCAATACAGCTTCTTGCCATATGTCTTTTGCAGGGATCTTTGCTGATGCGAACTGCTTTAGTTTTACTGCTTCGTCTGTGTACATATTAACCCTCTCTGTTAATTGTTTATATAAGTTTAGTGTATATTACTTCTGGTCTTTGTCAACCACTTTGTCTGCTACCACTTGGCCCAATTTACATCCAGCCAATATACCAGTTGCTGTCGCAATAGTTTTACCAGAACCGGATCCTACTTGATTACCAGCTACTCCGCCAGCAACACATCCACCCAGTACCGTAAGGTCTTTCTTCACTTGACCAGTAGTCGCATAACATCCAGATAGCATAAGTCCTGCTACTAGGATTAAAACAAGTTTGTGCATTTTTGCCTCTCCTTTAAGTTGTTTCATTTATACTATTATAATAGCACAATTACCCAATCCGTCAACCATAAAAAAAGGGCGTAAACCTTATTAGATCTACGCCCAGGCTTTGTGTTCCCTCTAAGTTTTGAGAGGTTGAGAGGTTTAGAAGGAACCTGTTGAGCCTGCGTAAGCAGGACTCGAACCTCGTTTCATGCAAGTCACTCTTGCAAGTTTTTTCCAATCATTGCTCATCTTCTTTAGATCAGCAAGTTTGGTTATCATTCTTAAACTAATTTCGTTAAGACCTTTTTGGTTCTCTACCATGAAGTTCATAACATCTTCCTGTTCTTCTTTGGAGAAGTTGTAGTCCCTCATCATGTCACCTTCAGCCAACACCTGCTTACATCTAAGCATTCTGTCTCTGACTGTGTCCATTGTAAGATCCAGGTAGTGACATCTACTCATGATGGCCGCTAAATGGTCTTGTAGCTTTTTGGATTTCACATAATCAAATTTGATGTTTGTGATCATTATCACCGAACCGTTGAACTCGAAACGATCTGGCACACCTTCATTTGCCAACACTCTGGACTCAGTGTTCCAACTGATATATCTTTTCTTGGAACTGTCCAATGCCGCTTTCAAAATGTTAAGTGCAACATCATCAAACAAGATCGAATCACAATCATCTAGCACAAGGATATTTCCTTTGTTAGATAGTTTGAAAAGTTTTTGATACAATCCTATAGCTGACATAGAACCTCTGCACACTTCAAACTTGGGAGCAACATCTGCCATCTTGTTGAAGATGTCTGACTTGTTTAGTTGTTCCTCAACACCGTAGGATTTACCTACACCTGGAGGGCCACTAACTATCATTGCTCTCACTGTGCCTTCTTGTGTGGCTTCAGTCATTTCAGTTAGGATATCAAATCTTTCTTTGATCCTAACCATCGCCTGCTCATCTGTTTCTACAGGCTCTTTGGATTTCTTGATCTTGATGATTGGCTCATCGCTCAGTTCAGCATCACTAGGTGCTTTTACTTTGATACGAATTGGCTTTGCAGGAAACTCACCTGTATCAGCCGACCTACCATCTACTAGGAAGAAACCCCCACCAGCTTTGTATGGGTGGTAGTCTTTGATCAACTTAAAAGATACATCGTTGATTGAAGCATCTTCAAAGGATCCTTTTCTTATTGTTACTGTTTGCATTTAATTACCTCTCAGTTAAATGTTTAATTATTATTATATTAACATGGTTCTTAGATCTGTCAACCCCTAAAGTTCTTCCAGTATTCCTAGTATTTCTGCTATGGCCAAAAATATTCCTACTGCTTGTAGCATCATATCTCCGGTTAACCATAATCCATAACAGGCTCCTAATCTGAATATACTTTTAAAGATTGAAAACCAAAAGTGTTTCTTAGAATTGGATTCTTGTGGTTCCATCATTCATCCTCCTCATCATCATCTGGCATATTGTTTCCTAGTTCTTCTTCTGCGAACTCTGACCAAATGCCTTTATCTTCTTCTATCATGCCGCCTCCTCTGCCAATGGATCATCTTCAAATATCTCCCATGGCAGTTCACCATCTTCATATAGCTGGAACCATTTATCATTGGCTCCATCTAGCCATTCTGCTTTTAGTTGATCAGCTGTGAACTTGTGATAACCTCTGAAGCCACCTTCGAGTATATAGATAAGTGTATCTGATACTCCATCTAAATTTATTTCTGTGTGAATCTGTTTAGCTTCTACCTGCATCAATCTTTCAGCTAGTACATAGTGCGTGAGTGCATAACCTCTTTCATCTTTGATGATATGAAATTCATCACTGACATCTTTAAGAGACTTTGGTAGATTGTCTTGCGGATCCATTACTCAGCCTCCTTCTTCCATTCATACTCATCTGTTGACCATTCATAGTCATCATATGCAATACTGTCTGAATCTTCATATGGAATACATTCAGCTACTTTAACTGCTTCAAATGATTCTGTTGGATCACAGTTGTAGTCTTGTGCATAAACTTCTACAGGTTCATCTTTGTGATAACCTTCTTCCCATTCAATTCTTTCAATGCCACCTTGTTCGATAACTGCATCGATGGCTTCATCTTTTGAATCAGCTACAACATCATATTCAACCCAAGCCGTGTAAGCCTTTCTCACTCTGAACTTTTGCTTACCAATATCTTTGTGTGGATTGTCTTTACCGTATTCTTTTTTCATTAACCTCTCCTTTGTTATTAATTAATAGTAGCACAAAGTTGTATATTGTCAACCCCTAGTCTACTGCTTTATTTTGCATTACTTCTTCCAAACTCTTACCATATCTAATTTCATCAAAGTACAAAGTCAAAGTCGGTACTTCATGTCCCCAGTCCATCTTAAAAGGATACATGATTGAAGTTAAACCATTTGGTTGTTTGTGACCTTTCATCTTTTCTTTGTTTGCTTTACGAATCTCTGAAGAAGCATTACGATACAAGTAGTCACCTACATTCCATCTGTAGATACCATATCTTGTTGAGATCTGTTGTGTGTTGCTACTCCATCCGTGACTCTTAGATTCTTTGATAACTTTCTTTGTCACAACCTGTGACTTATGTGTACACTCAGGTTTGTGTTCACCATTGATCCACAATTCAAAATACTTGTAGTCTTTTACATATTCTCTACCATAGTCAACTTTAACTACGATATCATGCCACTCACCTTTGTTGAATAGTCCACAAAACATCTTGCCGTTAGTTGCAGGAACCTTTACATGGAACCCCATACCGTTAGTGTACATTTGCCAAAGTGGCATATCAACACCTTTCATCTTAGCCTGGAACAAACTCAATTTACCTCCAGAAGTATTACCATCCATTTCTTCTGGAATGAAAATACTTACTGAATAGAAAAGTGTGTTTCCTACTTTAGACTTAGACCTATCAGTGATTTTAATTTCTCTTTCAGATCTTTGTGCAGACCATTTACAATCTTGTCCTTTGCATTGTCCATGTGCTAGTACAAACATCTGTGCTTTGTCACCTGCTTTAGTAAAGTCCTCGACTACAAAGAAAGTGTCTTTAGTGTTTGCTGACAGAGGACCTGTCTTAGTGTGTTTGACTGTGATATCTTTTGCACCTGCAATACCCGGAAACAATATTAGAACTAATAGTATCGGTACTACAATTGTCATTGGCCAAAAGTGAAAGAATGTTTTAAGGTTCCAATTCATTAGTAGTCCTCCCCATAGTAGCCATAGTCTTCATCAGTACCATAACCTGCGGAAGCAAGTGCGTCCCCATCCATGTCCCAATTGTCATCTTCATAGTTGTCATCGTAGTCTT